GGAATGCCCCGGTTAAGTGGCAGAGCAGAGTGGAGTGGAGTGCCCCGGTTAAGAGGCAGAGTGGAGTGGAGTGCCCCGGTTAAGAGGCAGTGTGGAGTGTGTAAAAGTATGGGGTTGGATGAATTGGGTTTGACTAATAATGCACACGATTATAAGGTTGTTGTTTAAATAATCGTTGCACAAAAATATTTTAATATTGAATAAATTAAAAATAAATAGCATGAACTAATTATTTTTATTTGAAACAAAAAAGGACGTTATGTCCAATTTTATTTTTATATATATATTTTTTAAAAACTTACCGTGTGTGTATGGTTAAATAGATCCGGAAGTATCTTCAAGCGGCCACGAATCAGATGCTTTTTCTCCAAACAAATCCTTGGGAGATAGTTTTCTAACAGTATGACCAGTTGATTGAGTACGAAGAATCGAACTAAGGTCAGACGGCGAAGTCTCTTGTTGTCTCCAATCAATGCCATTCCCAGTTACACTGCGTGTCAATGCTGGAGGTGCGAGACAGTGTTCATTTGCCAGTCGCGTCAATTCTGGAGGAGTCAACATTTGTGTGGGTGGAAGATGAAGAGGACCATCATCTTGGTTGAGCACCGGATAATTATCCAGCGACATGGAAGGTGGATCGAAGGTGTCTTCATTCATGTGAGTGAGTTCATCATTCCACATATATCCAAACCCTTTTTGCGCGGTTTCCAAAAGTGCCGGCTCAGCAATATGAGATTCGACATTCTTCATGTTGCGAAGGTAAACTACTGCTTGTTCAAGCATGCCAATCTGCTTTGCCTGATCGTAGATGGTTTTATGAAGAGCAGCTTCGGTCTTAGTAAGAGGAGTCTTGTTCTCGTTGACAATCCAATACCAATTCTCGTGAAACTGAAGCTTAGCTTTGATTCCATCTGTAGAGATCTGGACCTGAAGATCTTTTGCCTGCTGAGTGTCATACCAGTGTTCGAAGTGTACGAATGCAATGAAGTAGTCAAAACCTTGTGCGGTTTGCTTTTTGAGGACATCAATTCTTTCAACCTTTCCGATGCGTTGGAAATGGAATTGCTTTGCGATAAACTCCTCTGCCATGGCCTGATATTGAGCTTCAGCATGGCGATTTCCTCGAGGAAGTGAACGAGTGTCCACGCGAGGGATATAAACGGACATGTTATGATCGACGCCGAACATGTTGATTGCGGGTGCTTTGTTGTTAAATGCTGCCATTATTGTATGTGTGTTAATTGTTTTGCTTGAGCGAAGTTTGTATTATAAGATTGAATACTATTAGTGAATAGAAAAGGATTTCAATTTTTTGAAATATGAATAAGAATGAAAGGTTACATCTAAAAGTATTGTGGTATTTTTTTAGTAGCTACCATTCCCCCTCCAAACCCTATAAGCAAATATAAGAAATTATATAATAATACACTTACAATGAACCCTGTAAAAAATGTATAAACCATTTTTCTAAAGTCAGTTCTAAATGGATTAGGGTCAAATGTCTGCACAAGAGAATCTATAAATTGAGACACAGCTGTTTTTTCATTATCCAAATCTCTCCTGACTTCTACAATGATTGTGGAGAGAAGAGCAGCAACAAACGCGTTGATTAAAAATGCTTTCAATATCTTAGTTGCTCGTTCACCTTTAAAAAATGGTTTGATTCTCATTATTAATTAGACGTTAGATAAAAATGCTTAAAGCGTGATATGTAAATTGACTAGTTAGTAATGACCAGTACACGTATCACCTCAGAAGCTATTGCCACAACTGTCAATAAGGGATTCCTTCAAGTCGCAGAGACATTTATATCCAACGGATGGAGTATTAAAACAAATACAGCAAATACAATTTCTTTTGAATGCAATGAAGATCCTCGACTAGTCTATGACGAGTTTAAAGTATCAGTCGAACTTGATAAGATTAATGTTTTGATTCCAATGCCAAATAGTAATGTTGCGTATTGTACTTGGTTCAAAGACTATTTCAGTGCATCCGAATATATGTCTAATCGACTGGAAGACTACATTAATGCGACAACTCTAACTGATCTTCCGACTGAAAAAGAGAATATGGAGGATTAGCTTATAACAATATCTTTATAAAATTGATTATTATAAAGATATCAAATAATTATGTAAATCAAAGACAATAATGATGGAAATCAGACGACTACGTAATGCATTAAACGATAATCATGATGACTCAAACACAGGATTCAGTATACTTAAGTTTGATGCACCAGAAAGAGATATAATTAGTGTTGATCCAATGCGATGGGTATTCTGCGTTGATAGATCAGGGTCGATGTCTCTTATTAGCGAAAAGGATAATAAAAGTAGATTAGATCATGTAAAATCAACATTGATTAAGATTGTTGAATACTTAAAAGATCTATGTATTCAAGACGAGAGGCGATTATATCTAATTGACGTAATTTGGTTCAATGGAAGCATAACAACATCACATATAAAAATCAATAGTTCAAGAGATATTACAGCATTTATCAAAGAAATAAATGATGTTACATCAAGCGGTATGACTAACATGTGTGAAGCAATCAGAAAAGCATCTCAAATAATTACTAGATCTCCTCGTATGAAATCAAATATGGTTGTTTTAAGTGATGGCGAGATTACATCAGGAATAAGTGAACCTGAATATATTCTTAAATCTGTAAATGAGTCTAATCAATATCTAGTTCAAGACTTCACTGCAGTATTTGTTGGATACGGGACGGAGCAAAGTTCTAATTTGTTATCAATTCTTGCAAAAACCCCAAATGGAGAATACCATTGTGTAGAAAGTGCAGAGGGCGCAGGGATAGTTTATGGAGAGATAGTTCATAGTTCATTATACCAATCGATTAAAGACATGAATCTTGAAGTTATAGGTGGACAAATATATGATTATGATAAAAATATTTGGAGTAATTCATTGTTGATTGGAAAAATAGCTGGTGGTTTGTCAAGAGTATGGCATTTGCATCATGACTTAGAACCAGAAACATCATTATCAGTGAAAGCAACATACAATAGTTATTGTATTAGTGATGAAGGAGATTCTTGGATTAAAATAGAAAGTGTATCACCCGCTGTTATAAGTCCAGATGTAGGTAGTATTGATAAAGAATGTTATCAATATTATCTTAGACAACAGGTGTTAGAACTTTTGGCAGAGTCAAAAGAATATACAACAAATGTAAATGACTTTGCAATGCGAATTACCCCTCCTCCTGCACCAAGAATTAGAAGGCAGAATGCTAACACCTTACCGTTTTATGAATCAGTGGAAATAAATACACATCAGCTTTATTCAGATCATCAAAGTACTGGAGAGGATTTATTTGAACCTCCTCCAATTCTAGGTAGTGTTCGAGTTGGAGCAGTGAAAGCGAATAATTCACCAACTGTTTCCCCTCCCGAATCACCTGGACAAATACTAAGAAAGAAATTACTTTGTAAAATGGAAGAAATTAAGTCCTATATAAATGAAGAAGGAGATGATTCCGGAATGCTAGGAACATTGTGTGATGACTTATATGTATGTGCTCTTGCATTAAAAAGTACCAGAGGATTAACATACATTCTTGCCAGGCAGGCTTCGCAAGGAAATCAGCGAGCATATAATGCCACTGGTACTGATTATTTAGAAGATGATACTAATACTGGTCATGAAATGTCATGTAATATGGTATCGCCTTATGCATCTCAACAAGCAGAAAAAATAATTCGAGAAGTCAGTGCACCGTTCTAATTGGTAGAAAATAAGTTATAATTTTCTTTGTTTATCATATTATGTCAGAAATAAAAGAGATTATTGAAAAGGTGGAGAAACCTGAAGAAATTGAGGCAACCGCTAATGTTGTTGACAAAACAGAAGTGTTGATTAATATTGCTGATGAGGAGACACAGCCAATTATTAAAAATGCTGAGGATAAGACAGAGGAAGTTGAGGATAAGACAGAGGAAGTCGAGGATAAGACAGAGGAAGTCGAGGATAAGACAGAGGAAGTCGAGGATAAGACAGAGGAAGTCATTAATGATGTTGACGAAGAGACAGAAGCAATGATAAAAAAGGCAGATGATATGATAGATAATGCTATTAATGATGTAATGGAAGAAACAATGAATAAGATGGAGATGAAAACGAATGATATTGAGAATGAGGATGCTAAAATAGCAACTCAAATAGCTATAACTATAGTAAATGAGGCCATTGATAAGAATGAGGAGACTATCGATAATGTGACAGACAAAGTATTTGAAGCACTTGTGGAAAAAACAAAGGAGATGGGTGTAAAGAAATCTACACTTGCGCTTATTATTAAGTTTGTAATGGAAGCAGTTGAAGACACCCCAATGAAAGGCTCTGAGCAAAAAGAATATTCATTGAGATTGATTAAATCACTTGTAATAGAATTAGCAGAAGGCGAGGATAAAGAGTATTTGTTGATTGCAATTGATAGTGGTAGTGTTGGAGATACAATTGATTTGATTGTTGCAGCATCAAAAGGAGAACTAAATGTTAATATGGTGATAGATACTGCAGCCAGCAGTTGTCTACCATGCTTCATGGGTATATTGGCAAAGCGTGGAAAAAAATCTGCGTAAGTAAGTTAAACAAAAATACTGTATGTAATATAAAAATGAGTTACAGTATTTTTTTAGATAAGCAAATGTGGTCGTGTGATATACATTCCGGATGTTTGTATTCTATACCGTGTGATTGTTCAAATTGTCAGTTGTATTCGAATTATCTTGAGATGCAGGAGGATCATAAACATCTTGTTCAAGAACAACTTCAGAAACACCCTGGATTACAGGTAAAAACGGATTATTCTGATAAGAGCCCTCAGAATCATAAAATTGAGCGTGACTATTAGCATTTGTGCTAAGATTAGTATTGCTGTTATATATAAAATTGGACATATACGAGATATTATCATTCCCAGCGTGATTAGATATAATATTATTAATCAAAGATGTACCATTAACTGTAAGTGCCAAAGCCCGCTGTATATCAGTACTATTATCATCTTCATGTATTACATTTGCAATTCTATGAGACTCTGGTCCAAAGGGATGTGATTCAATTCTTGGAAAAGTAAGTCTTCTAAGATTTCTAGCTAACTCGGCGCGAGAATGAGATAATTCATTTACGTCAGATGCGAATTGTTCAATACCGGGCGTATCTTGACAGATTTCTTTTGAATGAAGTTTAAAACGACACACCGGACATTCAGCTTTTTCTTCTTTTAACCATTGATCAATAGCTTCTGGTGTAAAAATATGTCCACATGGTAGTTCTTTAATATTATCGCCAATATCAAAAGTTATATGAAAAATAGGACATAACGTGGATTCATCATCTTCCGTAAACAATCTAGTTTTTAATTGTTTTTCTCCATCTTCTGATAAGACAGTTTTAACAGGAGACTCGTCGTTTAGACTAGTTGCCAATACACGATCAAAATCATTATCAATGCCAATAATTTCTCTAATAAGCCTATTTTGTTCAATATTATTACTATCTCTTAGAAATGTGGCTAAGACATTTGATGGTATACCGTTCATGTTATTTAACTATACTCAAAATATGTTTTTAGCTAGATTTACATAATAATTAACAAATTATCATGTAGAAATTAGTTCCATGCCCAAGAGTATCTATCTTTTGACAACATTTTTTCAAGATTATCCCATGCAGTTAGTTGTTTTAAAGAATCAATTCCACTTTCCATAACATCGGAAAGCACGGCAACATCATAACCGGACATCATAAGATGATTTTTTGTGGTAGTAGAACAAGGAGAACCATTGGTAGTACGCATATTCCACCAAACCATGGTTGGAGGCGAATAAGGTCGCTTATGGCTTGTAGTCAATCCTGCTGAGAAAAACATTTTGTTAACAATTTCTTCAAAAATATCATGACCTATAGAGTTATCTCCTTTGTCTGCCTGCATATCTGAAAGAACTACGAGAACAATATCTTCTACTTCTTCTGGCGCCATATCTTTACTAACACAAGCATCACATACAAGTTTAAATGCAGCTTGCATATTGGTTGACATACCTACATTAGAAGAGTTAATTAGAGTAGTGACCATTGAATCAAGTGTATCTGCTTGTTCTAGATTAACCCATTTTGGCGAACTAGAAAACGTCATAACTCGTTTACCAATACTTGAGGCTTCAGCAATTTTGAGAGCAATAGCTGCGGCATCATATAGAGGACAATTTTCCCATGTCATTGAGCCTGATGTATCAAGAATTGGGACACAATTTCTAAGACAAAGATTTGAATCTTCAGATTGTTGTTTCCACATTAAATTGTATGTATCCTTATCAGTATCTGACATATGATGGCACCCATGTGAGTGATTAAACCAAAACTCTTTTACCATATCTCCTGGGCTCGTTCTCGCAGATTTAATTTTCTTTTTGCCGCTTCTACAATCATTAATATATTCAGTGTAATTAATACTGCACTTTTGTCGATCAATTCTATGACGTGCTTCGGTATTTGACCCTTGACACATAAAGGCTTTTTTTTGCCTAGCCATAGTAATACTAGTACAATCTTTATCAAAATTAATATTAGCCCAATTATTGGAACACTGGTCGATTTGAACAGTTCTTAGTTTTTTGTTTAAACCTGCAATGGTGCGCCTATATTTCTTAAGAGTGCTTTCTTTTGAGGAACTGGGTGTTAGGTATGGAGCTAAAACATGTGCTTGCCAACCATATTTAGATTTTTCTCGCGGGAGCCAGCGGGCTAGTAGTGACAGAGTAGTTGTATTATCATCAGTCATAATATCAAATTGTTCACTTACTAGTTCAATGATAAATGCAGGGATCGAATAAGTAGGAACAACCGCAATAGCTTGACTATCAGTTAGTGAATTATTGTTCTTGAAAACCTCGAGAATCTTTTTAAAATCTTTCCATGATCCATAACTATGAACCTGTCTGATACCACATCGCCTATATGCCAATTCTACATCAAAGAGCAATACAAGCATAGACGTTAGAGTCTTATGAACAGATGGGTGAAGAAAATGAGCGTCCCATACAGGAAGGAAATTATAGAAGAGTTGATATTCACCTTTACCTCCACAGATATCACGTGTCTGAAAAAGAAGTGAAATTAAAAAGTTAATTTGGTTATTATTTGAATGATGTACAGCATTATTAACAAGGGTGTGATATAATTTATATAATGCATTTAATGTGGATCGTTGATCGTTTTTATTCACACGTACAAGTTGATAAAATAGTTTGGTAATTCCTTCTTCAAATGAACGGGAACTCCATCCCTCTTGGAACTGTCCATTTTCTCCGTTATTTCTAATACTGAGATTATCGAGTGCTTGTGTAAAAGTTGACATGTTATAATTATTAATTATAATTGCTTTAAGTTTATTCAATTATAATTTGCGCCGCCTTGTGTTTCTTTTTTTGTGTGTAATCTTTACACGTTTGGTAAACATACGAGATTTAGGTTTTAAAACAATGTACAAATGGTTAACAGATTCTAACTCTTTTATAGTTTTTTGAAAAATGATATCTTGTACGTTAGAAATAACATCAAAATGATCGCCCATTAAATCATCATTTAATATAGATTCAGCTGATGAAATAAAATTAAACTTCAACAATGCATATAATGAATGGTTAACTCCATTAAGTTTTCTATTATCTCTGATAATATTTACTAATTCTCTTCTATTAAGAATCGACTTATTAAGTTTTACTTGCTGTTTTCTTGTTATACATATTTCGTTATCAGTATTGATGTAAATAAATGTGATACCTAATTTTTCTACGTCACTACGATAAAATCTGTCATATTTTTCCTCTATTTTTTCTTGAGAATTGAACCAAGTAAGATCTAGTGTTTCCATACTAATGAAAAGCTATATTGTAATATCAAGAACACACCGAATATAATCATTAGTAAGAATCATATTCATCTTCTTCATATTCCTCTTCCTCGTATTCCTCGTATTCTTCCTCGTCATAATCATCCTCATATTGTGGATAGTGATAATCATAATATGGATCCATTTCTCTATTATAAGCACTATTTCGCTCCAATGTTTCAATAAGATTTTTATGAGCTAAATATTGGTCGTATTCTCTCATACGTGCAAAAAACTCTGGTTCAGGGACTAATGGACCATATTCTCGCATAAACTCTCCATTAGGACCTCTAAATAGTTTAACCCATCCTGGTTTAATCTCGTCATTGATAATCTTAGGTGGAATTGGAGCAGATTCTTTTTCTGCAGCAATATTTGAAAAACTCACAGTTAAATTACTCTTTTGATCTTGAAGTATATTATTATCATTTCCATTTTCATTTTCATTTTCATTTAATGATGGAAAGAGTTCACAATTTTCTGTATCAGGGACTATAATTTTTATTTCTTTTTTTCTTGACAGAAACATACCTCCCTCGCGAGGTCGATTTAATGTACCTCTTTTATCAGGTGCCAAATAGGTACCACGGCTTTCACCAGTACCATGATTATCAGGTGTATTATTTCGCTTAGGTCGTTTAGATGATTTAAATGAGTTTTTTCTGTCATCATCGGTGACTAAATTATTGAATCGAGTATTTCGTGACTTATTGAAATCCATATAGCTGTCGTATATATATTTTGATATACATTATATCATTCGAGGTTTTAAGCAGTTTGAAATAATCATTTCCTTAGTAAACCAATATAAACGTGAATGAATATATTTTATTGGGAGAAAGGATACTAACAGCGAATATTGTGTTTCCCAATTCTGTACGTTATAGTTCAACTGATAAACTTTTACAGTATCCTGTCCCCATATAGATAAACCAAGAACTAAAGATACTTCTTGGTTTATAAAAAAATTGATTTGATTGAATGTCTTGATTCTAGATACATCAAAGATGAAGTCAACTCTACCCAGTATATGTATTCCCAGAGTATTCTCGAATATTACAAAGAAAGATGTAGTAGATGCATTTGAAAAAATCCTTGGACGTAATTGTATCGATAGAATTGATATGATTTACAAACGAGACGGTATAAACGGTTATCAAAGAGTATTTGTTCATTTCAAAAAAATAAACCAGTCTGATAATTATGACATTATGATTGATCGTTTTACAAATGAGCAAGATGTCAAAGTAGTTTATTCAGAACCTTGGTTTTGGAAATGTTCTGTGAGCCGCGTTGCTAAACCAACAAGATATTAAGTTCATAGGATAATTTTTATTTTGGCAATTGATATTAATGGAATCAATAAATCAAATACTTGTATCCACCGTAAATGACAGTGGGTCAACTGTCGGTGATAAAATTGGTAATCTCTCTAAAAAAACAATATCATACGATCAATGTGTAAGAATGATTCTTGATATAGGTGCTCAAATTGAGAGTTTAAAAGAGTCAGGGTATGGGACACTTAGTATTGATCCTAGTCAAGTTATAGAAACCTCATCTGGAGCATTTATTTTGAATATACAGAGAGATTCTTATTATAAATGTACTCCTTCTGGAATGTTAGATCTTACCCGCCCATTTAAAAAAAGTGATAACATGGCACCTGAAGTTCTAGAGATTGATAGTCTTCCATATGAAACTTCTTATACAGCCGCATTTTATTCATTAGGGCATCTTGCATGTGATGTTTTAGGTATAGAACGAGATATTTCTCTGCTTAATCCGACAAAATTGTATTTTCTATTAGAGAGATGTATGCATATTGATCCCTCCTTACGGACCTTCCTATTCATTTAATTTCTACAGATACTCTATATGAACTCTCGCAAGTATCAACGTTATGCAAAACCTATTTCCGCTACGCCCTTTTCAACTGCAGGTACAACCCGTAATCAAGGCCGTGTTGGACAAACATCACTTTCAAGATCTATTGTTCATACACCATTCAAGGGGGCAAATCCAGTTGGGCATGGTGCAAATCCAACAACCGGTTATCCAGTGAATATTGTTAATCTATGCAATAATAGTTCTAAATCAAACGGACAAACAAATATGACCAATAAAGGAGTGATTCTCTCAAGAATTACAAATCCAACCAGTGTTTATAATAATAGTTGTATTGAAAACCCGTGCAATAATCCTACATTTAAAAATACTTCTGCTGAGTATCATAGTCAGGGATCTTTAACTCGTCGAAATGTTAATCAGCTTATGGCACTCCAATATAACAAATTAGATGGTTCTACAGCAAAAGAAAAAGGTACAAGAGCAGTAAATCTCAAAGGACCTTTCCCATTTGCAAAGAATGTGTCTTCTATGTCATCTAGTGAATATATGCGAACCGGTCTTCCATTTAAAACCTGTATTGAAAATGCGAAAAAAGATAATTGTGAATAAATCATCAGTTATGTTACATTAATTAATAATTATTGTAACAAGTAATCACCCGAATATAAACAATATTATTGTATGATATACAAGAAATGTCCATCGTTATGATGAAAAGAAAAGTTAAAGCAAAACAAAATATATCCAATCCAGATGTTGGATTTTCTCTCAAGGGAAATAGAAGAAACCTTGGAAGAATTGGATCTGATAGTAAAAACTCTGTTGTAAGAACTATTTTTAGAGGTGCTCATCCAGTTGGACATGGTGCAAACAGCTCATCTGGTTATCCAGTTGAAATACTTTGTAACAATGGAGGTAATAGTACAGGATCAACATGCGAACAAAAATCAACACTAACAAATAAAGGCTATATTGAAAGTCATTTGGTAAATAACACTGACTGTCAAGATAAATGTATTGCAAATTGGGTAAAAAGTTTTAATCCTCTTGAACACTCTCAAGGATCATATATTCGACGCATTAAAGTACACAGATCCGGGTGTGAAAATGAGAATGACCAAACAATTGTTGAATGCAATCCTGATCATAAAGAAACATATTACATTGGTAGTATAAAAAAGAGCAGATCGTCTATACATAAAGATGTTAATAAAGGTGCAATAACATCAGGACAATATACTGAAGTCGAGTTACTTAGAAATAATTGCTTGCCTGATGCTGCATGTAAATCAGCGTTTCCATTTGTTCTTTCAAGAGATGGATGTATGACAGAGTATTATACACCTAAGCAAGCAATTGATGCTGGACTTTTGCCAGAAGATTGGATGAACTGTAAAACAAAATATCCTACAAGTCATCATTGGGAAAACCCCTATTTATAATACGCCTAATCTACCTAGGCTTTTAAACCCGCTAGAACAATGCTCTGATTCATAATCACATGAGTTAATACATTCAAACCCACCTTCATTGTTGCTATAAACTATTTTTTTAATTCCATAATGTTTTATTAATTCAGTACATCGTTGACAGGGATCTGATCTTTTTATATCTCCTGATACTCCTACTCTAACAACGTAGAGTGTGCAATTTCTACCGGCAAGATAGTTTACACTGGGAAGTTCCCTTTTGACGAGGAACCTCCCATTTCTTATTCTTGATAACACTGCGAATCGCAGCCATTTCTGCATGACACGTCATACATTTGTCTATAATTTTATCCGATGAACGTGTCCTCGAATTATTAAACCCCCTTCCTATAACGCGACCAGAACCGAATATAACACATCCATGTTTGTGATAACATGGTGATTTCATTGCCTCATCATATGCCTGAGAAACAAGTTTTGTTTGTGATTGAGATAGCATTGTTTATAATATAGTAATGAAATCTCTATATCATTTCAATTATTTGAAAAATGCATAAAGATAAATTATGATACATAGTATTAATCATGTCTGCACCTATTCGCGTAATGAAGCTTTCTGAAACAGCAACAATTCCCACACGAGGTTCTGAAACAGCTGCTGGATGGGATCTATATGCATCCCAAGAGTGCATCGTACCTGCTCGAGGAAAAGCAATAATTTCTACAGAAATTGCTATTGCAGTTCCCATAGGTTATTATGGTAGAGTTGCACCTCGCTCTGGTATGGCCTGGAAAAAACATACTGATATCGGAGCAGGAGTTATTGATTCAGATTATAGGGGACCAATCGGTGTAGTAATGTTCAATCATTCTGAGGAAGATTTGAAGATTACTATTGGAGATAGAGTTGCTCAACTAGTAATTGAGCAAATTAGTATGGCACCTCTTACACAGGTAAATAGCCTTGATGATACTGAGCGTGGCGAAAAAGGCTATGGGTCTACTGGATGATAAGTAAAGTTTCTATCTATATATGCATTGATGGAGGTATTGTATTCATTAAATAATAATTCATTTTCCAATTTTAATTTTTTACACCTAGGACATATATAAACAACAAATCTATGATTTTCCCATAATTCATGTAACTTATGATCAATTGTATTACCAGTTATTTCAGAACAAATATAACATCCCTGTAACCATCCATCTTCAGGAAGATGCGTATTTTTATATATGTTAATAATTCTAATTTTAACCATCTTACTCTATTATCTGATTTTAAATACTTTATTAAAACCAGATATTTATTTACGTTTATTACGCTTCCTCGTCGAAGTACCAACTTTATAACCACGTTTTTGGAGTGCCTTCTTAGATTTTCTTATAATTCGAGTGTATACCGATTTCTTGTGACGTGGTCGCGATCTACCTTTATAACTACGCTTAGGTTTGCCCCATTCTTTGGCGCGTATATAAGCCGCCCATAACCCCTTATCACTTATTTTGCATGTATTTTTTTTACATACAGGAAAACTTACATTTGGACCTAGAAAACATTTTTTACCACAACGTTTTTTCATTGTTTTTCGCTGACGAGAATTAGGAGACTGTTTAGACCACCCCTTCCACGGAACGCTCTTACGAGTTTTTTTTCCACCTACCATTTTTTTAACCACACGATGGTTATATTTTTTTTCACCAGGCATGGTAGAACTAGGTGGTAGCGGAAACTTATTCAAACACTTGCGCATTGCATAACCATCACTATCACATGTCATAATTAATTCTCTATCACTATCTTTTTCCACACCATCTCTTTTGCCTTTATGAGTTTCATCACACTCAACTGCATATCCTTCTCTCCTAAGATTATCTATAAAGTTAGCTGTACCTGTATCATTTAATTTTAATAGTTTCATTAATCTTTTATCAATTTCTCCTTTGCGATTTAACGCAATAATCTTGTTATCTTCGATCCTAAATAAGATATCCCTCGCAGAAAATAATTCATTTAGTCGGGCCATCATATATTGCATTTTTTCTTTCTTAGTTCCCAAAAAGTTAGAACTTTTCGCAACTTCAATCAAATATACTTCTTCAAGCTCATCGTCAGAAGCGAATCTATTTTTATAAAAGATTTCTGCATTTTTCAATATAGTCTTGTCGTATTCTTTTACGGATTCGTCTTGGATTATATCGCCAGACTTGTTCCGCTTGCTACTTTTTCTTGCAATACCCTTTTTTCCTGTTTTACAATGTTCAATATGACGAAATCCAATACGTCTATAATAATTTATTACATATCCCAAAGCTGAAAGTTTTAAAATTGTAAATCCTAATTGTCTAGCCATCCACTCAATTTGAGTCATTAATATTTTACCTGCACTTACTTTTTGTTCAACTTTATTTCGTACATCAGTATTGCCGCATAGCGCATTTAAATATATTTCTTTTGGATAATCAGAATCATAATCTAATACAGCAAATCCGATCATGGTATGTTTTTTAGGATGAGTTCTAGTTGGTGTTTTCATTGATAAGATAAGAATAACAAATGCATCATCCAAGGTTTCCTGTTCAAGAAATCCTTTTGGAATCATTGAGTGACACATTCTTACTTGACTTGTTCTAATTCTAGTTCCAATTCTTTTCCATAAAGTATTATCTGTTAAATTGGTTTTTGGATTAAAGTATGACTCTAATACAATTTTATAATCGCTTTCACTAGTTAAATTACCATTTGAAGAGAGATAAGTAGTTATTGTCATCTATTAATCTATATTAATATTAAATGTCTGAGAAAAATGATAATCCTATGCCAGATTCAAACGAAATAGTTAATATTAATGAGATGATAGATAAAAGCTCAGAAAATGGTAGACATTTTGTAAGTTTAGATGGAGTTGAACTTACTACAAAAGAATTAAATGTAACACCGCCTAGTGACTCGGGAAGTTCAGATAATGATGTAAATGGTAATGAAAGTTCGAGCGTGGGAACACCAGAATCATATGATTTAGAACATAATAGACCAGTTAGATACAGAAAATTATCTTATGAAACAGTGCGACAGAGGGTAACAGCAACATATGATCAAGATATAGTTCATCGTTATTCATCTGCATTAGATGTATTGGCTAGCTTCATAAAAGGTCATAAAATTATTTATATGGAGTCTCAAAGCCATACAGTTGGAAAATTACATTATCTTATGTTTCCAGCTATATTCTTGTCGGGATTAGTTTCTGTATTACAATCACCATTGCAATGTAGTAATAATGGAGAGATTGCATTAGCATCAATTTCAGCAATCGTTGCTTTTATGCTTGCAATAATAAACTATATGAAACTAGATGCTAAATCGGAAGCACATAAAATATCAGCACATCAGTATGATAAACTTCAATCATTTGTTGAGTTTCAATCTGGGCAAGTTTTATTATTCAGCGACCCAGTTTTGTCAAAACATAGTATTCCTCAGGAGATTGCCCGCGAAAAACGTGATGCAGATGCATTCTATTATATGAACTCCTCCAGCGATGAAGAAGAAAATATTAAACATCAGCAAGCAACAACCACTAGAATAGCTGCAAAAGTAAAGCTTATATCAAAAAATAGAAGTGAAGCCGAAACAGATTTAACTAAGAATATGAAAAATCTGGTAAAATCAGTTGAAGAAAAAATATGTGATATAAAAGAGACCAATCATTTTGTTATTCCAAGAAAAATTAGATATAGATATCCAATAATTTATAACACAAATGTATTTTCCATTATCAAAAAAATCGATGACTATAGAACTAAGACTATAACTACAATGAAAAATGTTAAAAATGAACTACGGTTTTTAAAGGGTCTTCAAAAATATAGACAACGTGATTTTACTGATAAACATCAATTGAGATCTGAGACCTTATTTAAACAAAAAAGAAATCTAGTTAACACTGTTTTATTTTTGAATACTGCTTGCTCCCTAATTGACAAAATGTTTCAACAAGAAATTACTAATGCTGAATTGGATAAAAAACATTGGGTGCGTAGTATATGTCGAGATATCGCAGCTGTGTTCGGATGCGACATTACACACCCTGACCATAAAGACCCAGAATCATGTGGTGGCCATATGTTAAATAAAATACTTGGCAGTGATTGTCATAAAGAGCTAACAGATAGTGATATTGAAAATCTGCGGTTTTCAACTGCTTCTGGAAGTGATAAAAACGTTTAAAACTCTTTTTATAATTTCAAACGTTTATTTTTTTAATTTGCGAGACTTCTTTGCTTTCTTAGATTTCTTAGATTTCTTTGCTTTCTTGGTTTTACGAGCTTTCTTTGAAATCTTTCGTCGCGTTTTACGCTGTTTCTTAGAAGCTTTTGACTTTCTTCGTCGAGTTCTGCGCTTATTACGTCCACCAGTAGAATCGTTAGGTGAATTAGCATTATCAAAATGCGCCACTCTGGCTGCTCTTAATTCCTGTTCACTCATCTGATTCTGTGCTACTCCATTGGTAGTCCCAGTAGTTCGCCCTATAGGAGTGGATGCTGTAGGAGCAGGAGTAGGAGCAGAAGTAGGAGCAGAAGTAGGAGCAGGAGCAGCAACAGATGTAATTGCTTGCGGTTGATTAGTAGGTTCGGCCACGAGTAGCTCAGGATTACTACGGAATAATCCACCAGCTGCTCTAAACAACCGTCCTGATAGATTTGCTATTCCATTAATTGGACTTATTAATATTTGCATTATCGAACTGCGTTCTTCAATAGGAGGTGATACCTCGCCTCTTTCACAACCACGCAATTGATTTGAGACAACTGTTACACCAGTCATACTCAATTCCATAATTTGTTTCGTTGGGGACGAGTTTCTTGTACTAGAAGCTATGCGTCTCGAAGATCTTGCAGAAAGAATGATAAGAATTGTACTAGTCATCACCGCCATCCCCATTATCAACACTTCCCATTGTCCTTGAGCTACTTGACATTCTGGACCAACTGATAACCATCCTGCAACATGTCTTCTTGCTGCATTGGAACCAATGCCACAAACATCTGCTAGTGGTGTAAGACCTATCATCCAACCAGCGGTACCTACAGTATAATCAATTGTGGCAGCTATAAGACCTGTAGTGTGAAGTGTACCGGTTACAAGTGTAAGATACATCAGGGACATAAAATCATAATTATCTAAAGCTGCAACTGCTTCCATTGCGCCATCCACCAATTGTTGATCAAGTGGCGCGACAGCATTAACTGCAGCAGGACGTCTAACTAGCCGGGTACGGCTAGCTGGGTATGGTTGCGCACGACTGTCAAACCCACTACGTGGCCCTTCATTATCAGTAGAAGGTTGTTGGGTATTAGTAGAAGGTTGTTGGGTATTAGTAGAAGGTTGTTGGGTATTAGTAGAAGGTGTTTGGGTATTAGAAAATGGATTTTGACCAGCATTTGGATTCGTGTTGCCAAATCCAGTTCCTGTGTTGCCAAATCCAGTTCCTGTGTTGCCAAATCCAGTTCCAGTAGATTGACCATTTCCAGGAAACAGTTGAGGTGTTTGTGGTGGTCCATCTTCCTCTTCAGTTCCTGACTCATCCTCAGATTCTTCTTCTTCGCTGGGCGGTCTCGTGGTCCGCCGTCGGCTTGCCCTCGGCATCCCGCCTCGTGCTCCTCCACTTTTAGATGATTTATTCTCTCCAACAAAGAAAAAGTCACTTGGAGAGACATTATCTCCTCCTTTTTTTGAACGAGACTTTGCTCCACCCTTTTTCATGTCACATTTAATATCATCAGCAGCCTTACTCATAAGTTTGATATTATGATTAAACATATCGGCAATTTTTTTAATGTCACCATCACTTGCACTAGCAGCAGCTTTTTCTAATCCGGAATTATTAATAATTTTTAAAACCTTCGCATTTACTTGACATGTAATGCTTCCGGGCCCTTTTTCAGAAAATGTATCTTTTAATACATCCTGAACTTTATGCTGGATTTCATTTAGTACTTCAATAACAGACATATAAACTATAAACAGAAATAAATTATACACGAATCAGATCTTTATTTCGCCTAGACTTTTTGCGAATCGTGAATCTTGCAATTTACTTACCCATTCTTCTGCAGTTTGACAAACGCATATGCTATGTAAACTTTTCATTTGTGTTTCATAGCTTTGTTCATCAAAGTCCATTGCATTATCATCATCATAAAATGCTTCAAGATGATCATCATCTAACCATTTAATTGTTTTTTTTTCATGATCGAGTTCACCTTTGTATATACTAAATCTTTTGCTCCACTCTAATGATGAATATGCATAATATTCCCAATTATACCAGCATGATGTTTTTAAATCTGATACCGAAAATCGTGAATAATCTCCGGGAGGAAGTAGAGAATGCGTTGGATAAAGTCGTCGCTCAGTTAATTTCAAATAATATTTGTTGGATTTTTTAGTGAAATGATTATCTATATTCTGAACTAGTGTTTTATCTGATCTAAGAAAGTGTCCTTTTGGAGATCGATCGCCTGCTGAAATAAGTCTACTTACTATTGATGAAATATCTAACATATCATTTGATTGCAATTCTATATCAATGCCGTCTGTTATATCTATTCCGTTAGACAATCCAAAATCTTTAAGTGCCAAACAAGTTTTATCATAGCCATTTATATTTAATGATTGTGCTAGGTAATAACCAAGATTTTTATAATCAGCAATCTTTAATGCACCAAATACATTATTCATATTTTTTGGATATGGTTCCATCCATTTTTTGGTTTTGTATATTACTGTTGGATGTTGATAAACTGTACCGTAATAATTTACCATATACGATAGATAATTTGGTTCAAGATTTCTAAGATTTATTACAATATCAGCGAGCAATCGTTTGTTATCAGTCTTTTTATACTCAATTATTTTGCGAGACATATACCTCCCTATATTACTATTGTTTGTTGAGTAGAACATTTTATAAATACACACCAAGCCATCATCTACATTAGGGATTGAGTATAACAATTCCCATAACCAGAATAATGTCTCATGAACATCTTCTCTGCAAACGATACATTGCAAGAATGTACCTATAACTTCATCTGTTGGATATAGATTTTCTGATAGTTGTAACATGTTTGTCATACTATTGACACGGTTATAAAAAATCAATTTTATCTTTTTATCGAATGCTAGTATATAAGATGTCTAAAAAGGAAATCTCATATGTCGGACTTGTTAAAGTTATGTTAGATAAAGCGCGTAAAGAAGCAGATGGGGCTGGTAAAGATTTTGTACCAAAGAGTGCATTTAAATCTGCAGGTGAAAGATGGAAGGCAGTTAAGGCCGGAAATGATAATGAGTTTATTCAAGGAAAATCTCAACCTGGAACACGCAAAGCCAAAAAAGGTAAGAAAGCAAAGAAGTCTCGTAAAAATACTGATTTAGATGATTCGGATGATGAAGAGGAACCTAGACCTGGTCATAAGGGAGCTCCATCAAAAACCCGCCCAGGACACGTTGATTACAGAACACACAAAGGAGATAAATATTACAATCGTGATGGCCATCGCCAAACTTTCAATGAAGATGGAGTAGAAGGCAAACCATATAGTCATTATAACCGTCATCCAAAAAGTGTAAAGGATGTTCTTAAGATGATGGATAAATGTATTGAAGATGATATGACTCTACAACAATGCAGAGATAAGGTCGCCTCTTCATTCAAACCTGGTAAGAGTAAAAAGAAGTCAAAGGGTAAAAAGCGCCGCACACGTAAAGCAAAGCGTACAAAGAAATAAATATTATGATTTAGTCTTAGGCAATACTAAATGATTGATATCTTCTTGAATGCGTTTAGTTGTATTAATTTTTGATAATTCAAATGTTTTTGCTAGATTCAAGTAACCAGACACATCGCCATCCATCATAAATATATCGTTAAACTTGTTTTGTGTTTCTTTTATTGATAATCTACGGTTAGGATTGGGATGAATGTTCATAAGCAAAATCTGACTAAACAAAATAACAAACTTGTTTTTATGGTCATCATTTGGAAAAAGTAGGGTTATAATTCTTAAAAACATTACAGATAGTGAATAATTGTCCCATGTTTCATGTGAATCCATCATAGTTTTAATGACTTTCTCTCTTTTAACGCCAACATATTCTCGTAATTCCATTAATAAAAGCTCTTTGAAGTTATCCTTAAACTCGGATGAGAATGCATCTAATGCTCGATTTCCTTCTGTGTGAAGTTCTGCTATTTCTTCTACATCATCACTTGTTAAATCTTTATCGGTTTCATTTAATAAAAATGCAATAACACATATTTGTGGACACCATACATAGTAATCTGGTGCATAAATATAAAAATAATTATTCATGTTATCATCGTTTAATTTATCAAGTGGAATTGATATACCAAAATCTATTATTCTTGGATTTGTTGTTTCTTTTTTAAACATGATGTTTTCTAGTTTCAAATCAAAATGAATTATTTTTGCATTTGCGAGTTTATCTAATGCCATAAGTAGATATCTATATGATTCTACAATGGTTAAAATCATATTTTTGGAACTTAGAGTTTTTAACATTTCTGGAAACTCGATTTGTTTAATAAAAGGCATGTCCATCGCGACATATTCGTTCTCTAGATCTTCAATTACCTCACATTTTTGGAGAGATTGATTGTTAGACTGGCGTATGTTAACTGAACACTCGTCAATTACTGGTATAAAAAACATGTCATATCCTGTTATTTTTGATATAATATCACCAATTTCACTCTCATTTTGCGAGTTAAAATCTCTCTTTTGTACTTTTGTTGCTATACTTGGGTCATTACTCGAAGAACCATCACAATTAATTCCTGGGTAAAATACACATCCAAAACCACCTTGGCTTAGTAACTTGCTCATACTATTCGAGGACAATATAAAAAATTAAAGCTCCAATCGAAACCATAATTTTGTATATTATTAATTTTGTGCACTTGCGAATATATAGTAACGATTCTTATATGTTTTCTTAATCTTGTTACTTATATAATTAGACTGCAGTTCAGGCTCCTCCTCAATCAATCTTTTAATTTCATTCATTAAAAGGATCTTATAATGATTTACAAACCAGTCGTATCCATTTGCCGGAGTGAAACAATCACTATCATAATTAGACGTAATATGCTCATCCATTGCATCAAGAATGCTTGAATCCATGCTAACATAATGTCTACGTTTTTTGGGCTTCTTGTCATCATTTGTTTTTTTTGTTCTGAAATAGTAACGTCCTGCTTTGTACATTTTATCAAGAACATCGCCTTCATACCCAAGCACTGCAAGGCGATTAACTTCTCTTTCTATCATTCCATCTTCTTCATTGCACCACAATGCCCAGGCCTCTTTATAATCAGCCCGCTTATCAAACTGGTGAACTTTGGCAAATCGAGATACAGCCTCGACAATATGTGGCTCTAGTTTATATCTGTAAACAGAATGCGTATTGTTTTCTTCAAGTTTAAGATCCTTAACCATTTCACCTGTTGTTATGTTTAAAATCGTGCTATCTTGCATATGTATTTAGTATTTGATGTCAACCAAAAGTTACATAAAACTGATTTCAATTTTTCTTGTCTGTTACTATTAAAACAATGGAAACTTATTCGTTACTTTCAATACCTTTTTACAAAAGTGTTAACCAGTGTTATATAAAAGCGATTTCATTAGATAGAATGCCTGGTATAAATGAACCTATTAATCAAATAGTCAAACGTGTAAGATATGAGAAATTATCACCATTTCAAGAAGGAACAGAATGCAATCCACTCAAGACATGTGGTAATATAATTATAAAACCTGGATCTAGTTGCGGAGAAATGGCCACTTTAGATGACATACCTCTTATTTTTACATGGTTAATTCAAAATGGTTATCTTATTGATACGTCAATCACTCAAATGATTAATCAGGGAGAGGTCCGAATGTCTAATCCTATTATTGGATTTATCTCAAAGAAAATACAGTAAAATTGAAATAATTTAAACTCGATATGACAATTATACTATATTACCATGGAACCAACTAAAGCTGATGAAGATGCATATATTGCTCAACTCACGCCTCAAGAGAAAATTGTATTGAAAATCGCTCAAGAACACTTAGAATCCTCATTTGATCTAGTTAGATCAATTGGTTTTAATAATTGGTTTTCTAAAAAAACTAAGGATGATAAATAATAGGTTTATCCAATGAATAATCATATTATTAACGTTTTTTTTGAGTAAATCTCTTTATTGTTCTTAGAACACGACTAGATGTATTAGCGGCCTTTAATGTTTTTCTTTTGTCTTTTTTACCACCAAACATGAATGGTGTACTATGGCCGCCTTTCTTTTGTCCTTTACTTGCTTTATTTACAGCTCTTACCGCACCAATTCCTTTATAACCTAACTTTGCTGAATCCCAGCCTAATCCTGCACTATGTTTTGCTGCAGTAAGATAGTTTCCATCTGCAACTGCCATTCCCAATTTAGCACTGCGTAAACCTGTTTTTCCCAATTGCTTACCATAATCACCTGTTGCCATAGCAGCTTTTCCATAGTTGGAAGTTTTTGCTTGATTCAACATAGCTTTACCTTGTGACATTCCTTGACTCAACATAGCTTTACCTTGTTCTATTCCTTGATTCATCATAGCTTTACCTTGACCTGTTGCATTTCCTACGCTATTTGTTTCATTCATTCTCTCAGAAACATTAGATGAAGAAGGCTTACTACTTCTGGCACTGGCACCGGTATTAGAACTTGTAGACTGTTGTGTATTATTAGATACGTTTGATATAGCATTTTTAAGATCACTTGTGCTTTCACTGAGCTCAGGACCATATTTTTCTCCGAATGCTATCCCTTGTCTCCCAGTATAAATAGCTTTACCTGTTACATCGCCAGAACTTGTAATTGCAGGTGCTATAAACCCTGATGCAATTGCATTAAACCATTTGCCTCCTGCTATGAATATGTCAACCAGTCCTCCGGCAACAGGTATTTCGGCTACTGCAGCTGCTACCGTATCGATTGTTGCGTTTGTAGCACCTCTAGCGCTTTTTACACCAATATCATTTATGGTTAACCAAAACTTGTCTGTTAATTCAGTTACAGTTGGTTCTGCCATTCCATATACAGTTTTTAATGCTTCGCCGTAAACTGCTATTGCTTTTTTTAGTGCTTTTCTCACTTCTGGATCTTTCACAGCATTTGACACTAGCTCACCACTTTGATTTATATTATTTACAAGATTCGGTGCTATATCGCTCCATTCTCCATTAACTAAGTCTGGGTTGAAATAATCAGCTATAATACTATTTGGAATAAAAGAATCTATCGCCTTTAAACTTCCATTAAAAATACTTTTTGCTGAATCGATTAACTCTGCACCTTGACTGTTAGGAGCAGTTACTTTATTATATTCCGGGACTTTATTACTACCGCCAATATGATTGAAACTCCCAAATAAAGTTTTTGATAAATCTTCTAACTTATTAAATGTTTCTAATTGTCGCTGCATGTATATGTATTATAACTCTATTTATTTTTCTTTCTTTTCTCCCTCACTATCATCATCGTCTGAAGGGGGAATTAGTGGCTTTAGCTGCTGACACATTTGCATAAATACCTTGAACTCATCATAAGACATTTTTGCCTCTTTTGGTTCCTCACTTGGTTCCTGTTTATCTTCCCACTCTTTGATGTTTCCTACTCGCCTAAAATGGTTACATTTCTCAGTAATAATTTTGTTTACGGTTGATTTTCCTTTCTCGCTTGCTGTGTTATAAGACTTAAAAGTAGCAAATACGTCATCCTCTTTTTTCACAACAGGTTCCTCTTCCTTACTATCATCATTGCTCTCCTGCATGCTCTTCATTTTTAATATAGCTAGTTCATATTCCTCTTTATAATTGACACAAATTGACTTTGCGTCATGTTTAATTGCATACTGCTGAGCCACTGCATCTAGAATCATAAATGGAATATTTCTATCATCATGCCATACGTCAAATGAATCATGATCTTTATTATAACAAATAATAACATCACCATTCGGGGTTGTTTCCCTCAAATATGTTTCCTTTAACTTAGCCGTCTCATCATCATCTAACTCTCGGTCAATTAACTCACAAAAATCATCATAAAACTGCTGCTCATAAGGAATCTTAGGCTCCTTTTTAGGTGGACTATAAACAAGTGTTGCTACTGCAACAAAACCAACAAAAAATCCGGTTACTAAAATACCAATACTAGTAAAAAATACATCAAGTCTTCCTGGAGAATCCATATCTTCGTTTGTACAATTCATTCTATTAATTAATACTTGCAACATTTGTTTAAGCCTCTTATAACTGAGTTTTTCTCAACTCAAATAACATATTTATCTCCTCTGTCATATCAGGAACCTCAAATAATTTATATGTTTTTTGATCTGGATATAAGCACACTAAGCACAATTTGGTTACCTTTTTATTATAATTTCTCTCTAGAATTGCCTTATATGTATTGAGTTGTAATGAATAATGCCAGAAGTTAGTATCGGGTAGATGTTTAATACACTCTGTTGTAGAATATTCCTCCCATTGTTTGTTTCTTACAATACCCTTTGATCTCTTCCAATCATAAATCATCAATGTTCCATCATCATTTTCATAAACCATGTCAATAGAACCAGCTAGCTTGAGCGACTTATCCCAAACTGTCCACTCCGTGCGATAAGGTTTAAATGGATGGTCTTTCAAATATGCTTCAAATTGTTTGTACTCTAGAGAATCATTACTCACTTCAAGGCCATTATAATGACATTCTATGTCGTAATGCATCTTCGTACCTGCACTTGCTGCCTCATCTCTATTTTTCTCCCAACCTGCTTTTATTTCTTCTCTCGTTTGTCCGTAGTATTTACTATTATACCAATTCCGACCAGACATCATGTTACTTATTACTTTGTCAGCATCAAACTGCTTGAAGTGAGTATGATTCCAGGTAGTTACCGAAGTATAATCACTGTCGCCGTCGATAGTATAAGTGTGAGTCGGTTCATCAAATAAGATGTGAGAATCTCTTGGATGTGGATTACGTTTTGCAAGAGTGTCCATTGTTATTAGTTATTTACTCTAATCTAGAGAGAATAACTAATCAATTTTATAATTTATTCAAAGTTGTTTTTATTAAATCCTATTTAGTGGCCTGTCAAACTAATCCACTGTAGAGTAGAAAATCCCGAAAAAAAGATAAAGATTAATCTCTAATTAGCATCACAAATGAATATCCAAGAGTTCTCATATAAAATACATAAAAAAACATTTGATGAGTTAAAAGTTCAAGTAACAGATCTAGTTAATTGTGGAGATTCAACCGTCATACTTTCTGCAAATGAAACAGCCTTATCCAAATATGTACATGCTATTGCACAACAGTTGGAGCTCAGTGAACATAAATACGAAATATGGGCAAAGGACAATCATAGTGGTACCAGTTTTCATATTGATTGTGATGAAGAAATGAAAAAAACTGATAAACTTAGATATCCTGACTTAGCAAGTATAACATATTTAACAGAAGCAAATGCTCCTACTGTAATCACAAACATTAATGATGAAGTTTTGAATTATAAAGAGTTTGATAATGAAAATCTCCTATTTGTTTCATTTCCAAAAGTAGGAAAAATCATAACATTTAACCCTCAAGTTTATCATAGTGCGGTCTCGACAGAAAATGTGTCAAATAGACTCATCCTACTTATTAATTTTTGGAGAAATCCACCGACCACATGTAAAGACTATATTCCAACTGGACTTGTTTCAGAAGGTAATATTGAAATTAATGCAATTGACACCGATATACCAAGTAAATATAGCGATCTAATTAATTTTGGATCGCTTAGAACTTTACTAGACAATAAGGTACCATTAGATTTATGCCAACGCCTAATGGATTGTAGTACAGATATTTACTTAACAGGCAATGAAAAAACTAAATGGAAAGAACAACATCTTGATAGAGCAGATTCATTGAATCAAAAACTACTTCACGATTTCAATAGCATTAATAAAAAACATATTGACATTTCAAATCGTTTTCTACAAAGAAGTGTTACTGAAGGATTTTTCTCACACGATGTATGTGATATTATAGTCAATCACGCAAATAAAATTGGACAAGATAACGGGTGGACAACAAAGCGGCATGATAATTTTCCAACTACTGATTTACCAATGCATATGTTTTCAGAAACGGTGAAAGCTATTATATTATGTCGCGTAAGCGAGATTCTTGATAAAGCCAAGGTTTTGTATTGTTTCCCGAAAGCCTACAATATGAATGTAAAGGACATATTTATAGTAAAATACTCACCCTCACAACAGTCCATTTTGGGTATGCATTGCGACGGACATATTTTAACATTCCAGATTACATTGAGCTCTCTAAAAGATTATGAAGGTGGTGGCACAGAATACTGTGACGGGTGTATACTTAAACCAAACAAAGGGGCATTAACAATTCAATCCGGATTTGTAAAACATGCCGGCGTACCTATTACAAAAGGATTGCGGTATGTTTTAGTTGGGTTTGTTGAAGTGTTAATCATATAAAAATACTACTACTGCTGAACCTGACAATTGTTGTGTGTTATTACCGGTAAGATTGTTATTCTGGACGCCATTCGCGTGTTGGTATCCACCACCGCCATATTTTTGAAATACATCACCTTGGTTACCCGTCCATTTAGGGTAAGTGTTATTGTAATTGTAATCAACACCTGTTCCATGAGATGGAGTGCCATCTGCAAGTGGACTACCTTGGTCACCAGGACTACCTGGGTCACTATTCACTTTCAGGCTACTATGGAAATGGGCAGTAGCGCCTTTTCCGCCTTTTCCGCCTAATCCGCCAGCAGCCGTCGTAATGACAGTAGCAGTGTCAATAGTGTCAATTAATGTAGTAGCACCGCCGGCGTTGCCGGCCACGCCGTCAACTCCATGATTGGTGTGGGAGCCGCTGCTGTAATTACGACTTTTGTCTGCACCTTTATCGCCACTCACGCCGTGCGCACCAATAGTAATTGATAAATTAGCAAAATCAACAGTTGAGTCATTTCTACTTAATTTATGAACTATACGTGCTCCTTGTCCTCCGAAACCACCAGTTCCCCCATAACCTTTTGCGCTCTGGCTGGACGCATATTTCACTTTTGCATTACCGCCATTTCCACCGAATCCACCGCCACCACCAACTAACAAATAGTGTATTCCGTTAACATTAGTCATTTCGCCTTGTGGAGGAGCCACTGCTGTGGAGGTCGTGTTGACGTCGTGAGTTTTATAACTCATCATAAGGTTTTTATCTATTGAAGTGCCTTGAATAAAAAATGGAACTGGCACATAATCACTACTACCTATCACAATTTCCCTAAGATAATCACCACATAGGTCCTCATTCACCTCCTTTGATCCCTCCATCGCAATCGCAACTCCATTATTACGAAATGGTGCATCGGAAGTGTTTGGGCCGACTACATCAAAGAAGACTCCAGTACTAGACTTTGGTGGAGGACCTGTCATGGAAAAAAGATCAAAAAGATCAACACCTTTGTATTTATAATTAGAAGTACTCATAGTTGTTATATATGTATAAGGTTTAAAAGTTTTTGGAAAGAATATATTATATGGATGCTTTTGTGAAAACAATTCCAAAATCGTTGTCAAAAAAGTTATGTGAAGATGTTATTGAGACGTACCATGGTGATCCGTTTAAACATGAAGGTGTATGTGGTGATGGAGGAGTACATAAAGAAATTAAAAAAACAATAGATTCGCAAATAAATACAACAGAAAGATGGAATCGTATAAGAACTGCATTGGGGAAAGAGATTAGCTATCAGCTAAAAACATATTTTAATCAAATTGAACAATACAACGAAACCGTATGGAAACCATCAATTCAAAATATTTCAACTTTACATTGTGATACATTTCAAATACAGCGTTATCAAAAAGGAGAAGGTAGTTTTACATACCATTCTGACAATGACTCAAGAATGATAAATAATAATTTGAGAACACGAGTTGTTACATACCTTTGGTATTTAAATGATGTTGATGAAGGAGGGGAAACCGTTGTATTCGATAATATCAAAATAAAACCTGAAGCTGGAAAACTGTTAATTTTCCCTGCCAGCTGGATGTACCCTCATAAAGGAAGTATGCCTATCTCAAATGACAAATATATTGTTACAGGATGGGCATGTACATAATGGATTCCTACATTAGAACTTATGGTAATAAATAACCTATCCTTGAATTAATGTTTTAAATGTAGCGATATTCCTCGTATTTTATATGGATTACTCATTCTCTATACAAAATACTATTATTTATTCTCTAGTTCTTCAACACGTGTTTTCAAATCTTTTACAGCTTCAATTAACACACCTATAATTTCCATATAAGCAACTGATTTATTACCTTCTGTGCCGGCAACCATATCAGGAAAAATCTGCTCTATTTCTTGAGCTATAACACCATGATGAGTCTTTTGGGTTTCATCTGCTTTAAGGTTATAGGTCACTCCTCTTAGATGATCAATTGATTCAAGTGCACCACTAATTGTTCTAATATTTTCTTTCTTCACTGCGTCTGATGTAGCATTAAAACTAAGTCCATGCACAGTCGTTATTGTACTATCTTTAGGCTGAATCGCATTGGACGCATCAGGAACATTTTCCCAGTATGTTGCATTCCCCGATACATGGTTCAAAACAAAACTTAAATCCACAAGACTATTCCTAGGATCGGATTCTTGTGAATAAGTGCTTTTATAAATATGACCACTACTACTTAGATTAAATGAAACGTCAGCGGCGGACATCTGAATAGTTCCAGAAGAAATATCTATGTTGTTAGTGGACTGCATATTGATGTTTTGTCCAGAAGAAATATCTAACTTGTTATTACATCCATCATATTCCATAAAAACATAATTACTAGTACCATCGTTTGAACCAAAAAGTTGTACGTTACCTATATTACTTAGGTCACTCGTGTCTGGATAGTATCCGCGTATACCTCCGAGTAAATACGTACCGGAATTATCGCCAATAGGGGGATGAGGATTATTCCCGGGAGCGGCGTCGTTATAATTACCAAGATATACAACTGCACCAGCATGCGTGCTGGGGTCTGCAATATTTCTACTACTTATAACTGCTATAGTGCCATCATTTGTATTTGATTGATCAGGTTTAACAGTTAATCCAAAGATTTGGTTACTCCAGATTTGGGCCGTTTGATCGTGGTAATTTATAAGGACCGGTTTACTGGTTGATTTTGTTTCTATATAGGACAAGTTCGGGTTACTAGTACTAGATTTGCTTACCCAGTATGTTGCATTATCCGATACATGGTTCAAAACAAAACTTAAATCTACAAGACTATTCGAAGGATCGGTCTCAGTTGTGTACGTAGACTTTGTAATTACCCCCCCATCTAGAGTAATTGACACATTTCCAGCACTTATATCAAGCATATTGCTTGTATCACCACCTAGATAGCTCATGAAGTTTACTAGATTGCTTGAGGCATCGCTTCCATAAAATCGCATGTTCCTATTTGATCCAGATCCATCAATCTCACCTCGTATAGCACCTATGTTGGTGTCACTCATAAGACTACTTTGTGAACCTAAGGCATCGCCAAAAAATATAGTTGCAGTTGCCGCATCCGAAGCTTGTAATCTGTGGCTTATAACCGACATTCCAGCTGATCCTTCATCCTGTGGAAAGACAGCTAGACCTCCTTTAGTTAGAGAGGTTTCCCCACTCGGTGTCGTGTATAACATGCTGGCTACACCATGGACAAAAATATTACTACTGAAGTCAGTTATTTGTGTAGTATTTGGTTCTGCTACTGTCACACAATCTACATGAGTAACTTCTTCACCAATAAATCCAAAGAAGTACCAAGGGTAAGTAATTGTGGTAACCTCTACACAAATAGTAACAAAATGTTCAGGCACAGAAAGAGTATTGCACGCTAATGTGTTGCAGCCAACATTTCCCGGCACGTATATGTTACTTATATCAGGATTCACATCATTATTCAGAGTTGCCGTTTCACTGTCGTATTCCTTCCAATAATGTCTACTTTTTACAAAATTAACAGTTGGTATTGCCATACTAGAATCTGGCTCGTTAAGAAGATCGGTATACGCTCCTGGAGTATTGCCCTGACCTACATTGATAATCGCTAATGCCATACTAGCATCGGTCGCCGAATAAGAATAAGTTATACTATTTGAAATAGGCTGTGTATTCGCTGTGCCATCGTCACTTGGTTGTGGTGGCTGAGAGCTTACAATCAGTTGAATATTTTCAGAAGAAATATCTATGTTGTTAATGGACTGCATTGAAATGTCAGTACCGTACATCTGAATAGTTCCAGAAGAAATATCTATGTTGTTAATGGACTGCATTGAAATGTCAGTACCGTACATCTGAATAGTTCCAGAAGAAATATCTATGTTGTTAATGGACTGCATTGAAATGTCAGTACCGTACATCTGAATAGTTCCAGAAGAAATATCTATCTTGTCAGTACCGTACATCTGAATAGTTCCAGAAGAAATATCTATGTTGTTAATTGACTGCATTGAAATGTCAGTACCGTACATCTGAATAGTTCCAGAAGAAATATCTATCTTGTCAGTACCGTACATCTGAATATTTGCAGAAGAAATATCTATGTTGTTAGCGGAGTGCATATTGATGTTGTCAGAACCACTAATATCAAGTAGTTTATCATCATTAAATGCTGAAATTGAGCATATCGTCTCACCGCTCGGGTCATGAAATTGAATTGAACCTGTAATTTTATCAGTACTGTTGCTTACATCAGATGTTGGAAATATAAGATCACTGTATAAGTAAGTATTATTTGCAACCATTAAATACCCTTGCTTCTTTGTAATGTCTTCTTTACTAGATAATGTCTTTTCAAGGTCGGGTACTACTGCACTAATATCATTTACCATTCCGGTCGGCTCCAATCTATTTCCCATAATTGCAACACTTTCACCCACAAGTATATCATCAACAATATATTTATCAATTTGTACCCCAGATCCATCTACAACTATATCACCTTTAACATACAATTGTGCCTGTTTATTACCTTTTACTAGGTAGTCGAGTTTATCAGAGGTCAAGTCTTCTCCTGAGATACCCATAAATATTCTGTTGGATTTATCTATAAAAATACCAGTTTTCGTATAAGATAAAGAGGATTTGCTGTCAGAACCATCAATATAATTGCTGTTAGAACCATCAATATAATCGAATATTCCATTGTCTTGAGCTACAGTTAATATAAGGTTTTCGTTTGGAGCAGAAAATAATCCAAATGCGCTAAGTGATATATCTGAATCTGTGTCAATTTCAGAAAGATGTGCTAATGCGCCACGTGCCTTGATAGTAGATATACCAGCTTTATTTTCAAAAATTAATGGTTGAATATATTGTTCGTACGGTTTGCCACCAACCGTAATATTCTCTGGTTTCCCTCCTCCTTGGTATTGAATTGCTTCTGCTGAAATGGTTAAAGCCGAATATTTTGACGTATTATATGACGTATCGTTAATATTTGTAGATACTCCAATTGAGTTTGAACCATGAATAGTAGATACATCAATATCTGTACTTCGCAATTTTTTTATTGTTCCAGTCTTTGCAGATAAACTAGTGTCCTTAACTTGAATGCTAGAATAACTTGCTTTTTTCCATTTTGGTTGCGACATTTAATATAACTACATAAATTAATATATTAATGTGTAGAACGCAATCGCAATATTTTTATTACCTACATATGTAGGCAACTTATAAAAATATTTAAATCTTTAGTGTATGTATAATGGGGTACGCGGTAGAATTGTCTTTTGATATCTCTAAATCGGGGTCTTATACTAGTAAACAAGAGTTAATCGCATTAAAAGCTCGTGAATATAACTCTTCTACGCAATATTCTATGCACGAAATGGAAGGATGTGGAAGAAAAACGGTTCGAAATGAAAGTATTAATGTTGTACTGTTCGAAGACAGTGATTTTGACAATATGCTTGCTTTTATTAGAGAGATTAAAACAGATAAGATCTCATGTATAGATTGTATTTATACAGATGAGATATCGTGTAATTTGCTTTATGCATCCCCCAAATATTTGCGCCGACTTGATAAACCGATGTCATTGGATATACGTAGATCAATGAAAAACACAAAACATCCTGCAATACTAGCAGTAAAAAAAGCGCTAAGATTAAACAGTTGAATATAAATGTAACGTTGCAATTATTTATTAAATCATACAAATAATTGCATTAATCTCTCTTATAGGCGGGTGTCTTTGTGACAGTAGGCGGTGTTTTACTACTAGACGATTTTCTTTTTGATCTTGTTCTTTTACTTGAAGCTGATTTAGCTTTTTTACTACGTGATCGTGATCGTGATCTAGATTTTTTTGATTGAGGTTTAACTACTATTTTTTTCCCAAAGTCCATCTGTAATCTATCTTCAATAGGTCTAGGATCAGCTTTTCTTGATAGTAGTTCCATTATTTCATCATTTGTCATTGACATAATGACTAATTGGTTGTTTTTAACACCAGTCATATTAAAGTCTTCTCCATCATATTCCATTTGGAAATATGCTTTATCAACAACATTATCATTATCTGTAACTTTATAAGCGGCAATACCTTCGATTATAGTGCTCATCTAATATATCACGATATAATATTACCTTATGTCTAATCGTAAACAACCATCTCCACTAGATAAGTTTTATAGTGAATCTTTTATGAAGAATTACTTTTCTTTAGTGAAACCAGAATCTAAATGATCTTATCTATCTATATACAATCGATAAGATGAGCAAACCATTGAAACTAAAGCAAGGTGGCAGTAATCTATCCAAAAAAAAGAAGCGCTGTCCAAATGGTACTAGAAAAAACAAGAAAACCGGCAATTGTGATCCTATAAATAGGTCTTCTACTTCTAAATCTAAGGTGAAAACAACGTCACCTTTAGCGATTGCCCGAAAGAGATGTCCAAAAGGCAGTCGAAAAAATAAGAAAACTGGCAATTGTGATCCTACTAAGAAGTCATCTACAAATATCAAAAACCCTAAGAAACTTTATAAAAAATTAAAACTAGTTGATGAAAAATTGAAAAAAACTTCCCCTTCTCCGATGAAGGCAACTAAGAAAACAAAAATGTCAAAATCAAGAAAACTTACACGTAAACTTAAAATCGTAAAGGTTTTAAAGCCTGAGACTGAGGCTAAACAAATGGATGAACCGGAAATCATTAACGGCAAAAAAGTTTATAATGAGGAGTTTGTAGATATCCTTGGTCAACTTGAAGATATTATGCAGAGACAAGGCGAACCATTTCGAGCAAGAGCATACCATAAGGCCGCAGAAGCTATTATGACCTATGGCGGTGAAATTACTGAGGTCAAACAAGTTGAAAAATTACCAGGCATTGGCAAAACTATTATGAACAAACTCCAGGAGTACATCGACACTGGAAAATTAAATGCGATTGAAAAGATGAAGAATAATCCACTGAATGTCTTGACCAAAGTTTATGGTATTGGTCCTAAAAAAGCCAAGCAATTTATTGCAGATGGATTAGATACTATTGAAAAGTTGAAGGAACATCCAGAGAAACTCACTGCTGCTCAGAAGGTCGGAGTTGAGTATTTTGATGACATTGAAAAGAAAATCCCTCGATCTGAAATTGACGAATACAAAGTTGTCTTTGAAAAGATCTTTAAAGAAAGTACTCCTCCTGGATCAAAGTTCGAAATCGTTGGATCATATCGCCGCGGAAAACAGCAATCGGGTGATATTGATATGATCATTACTAACACAGAAAATAACAAGAAGGCATTTGAAGATTTCCTTGATGCGTTGTTAGAGAAAGGTGTTATTACACACCTCTTATCTAGAGGTAGAACAAAAAGTCTCACTCTTGCAAAACTTCCTGGAAAGCCAGCTCGTCGTGTTGACTTGATGTACACGCCTCCAATTGAATATGCATTCGCGATATTGTACTTTACCGGATCAAAAGCGTTTAACACAATGCAGAGACAGCGAGCTCTTGATCTTGGTTATACATTGAATGAGCATGGCATGCATGCAATGAAGAATGGTAACAAAGGTGCCAAGGTTGAAGGCGACTTTCCTGATGAAAAATCTATCTTCAAGTTCCTAGGTATGAAATATCGGGAACCAAATGAGAGACGGGATGGTCGATCTGTTGGACTTGAAGAAAACCATTCAGCTCCTGATACCCAGAATCTTGCGAAACCTACCCTCCAAGACATGAAACAACAATCACCTGCTATAAAAGAAGCAGTCGTTGAAAAGAAAAAAATCAGAAAGGTTAGTAAACCGATTAAAAAAGAAGAAGTGGAAATTGTACCTGATATGCAGGATCTTGGAAAAGCAGAAGCCTATGCTATCAAGGCACAAACCCCTGTTATAGAGGAACCAATTGTTGAGAAGAAAAAAATAACCAAAGTTCGTACAACGATAAAGAAGCCACCTACTAGTTCACCAAAAAATCTGATTGAACAATTCAAAAAAGAAGGTCTCGGGCTTTTAAAAACGCTAACAGAAGATGAGCTAAGTGGAATGATTGATAAGGCAAATCAATCTTACTATGGTAGCGATAAAGAAATTATGTCCGATGACCAATATGATCTTCTTAGAGAATACGTATTAGAGAGATTTCCTCAAAACGAAATCGCAAAAGATGGCCATGTTAACCTGCAGATGGAGGCAGTTAAAAATAAAGTAAAACTGCCTTATGAAATGTGGTCTATGGACAAAATCAAACCTGACACAGGTGCTCTTGCAAAATGGGTAGCTAAATATAGTGGACCATATGTTCTTTCATGCAAACTTGACGGAGTAAGTGGAATGTATAGTACTGAGGGCAGTGAACCCAAACTATATACTCGCGGCAATGGGGTTGTTGGACAAGATGTTAGCCATATGATTCCATATCTTCGACTACCTAAGGAAAAAGGTATTGTTATTCGTGGCGAGTTTATCATCCCTAAGGATATATTTGAGAAAAAGTATGCATCTGACTTCTCAAACCCAAGAAACTTTGTGGCAGGAGTTGTTAATCAAAAGAAAATAATGCCTGATCGGATTAGAGATCTGGATTTTGTAGCATATGAAGTAATTAAACCCGAATATAAGGCTTCTGTGCAGATGAAAACATTAACTGACATGGATGTTGAGGTTGTAAGATTCTTAATTGAATCTTCGGTTTCAAATGAACTCCTATCAGAATTACTTGTTGAATGGAGGGATGGTTATAAGTATGAAATTGATGGAGTTATCTGCTGTAACGATCAAATATATGACCGGAAGCGTGGAAATCCTGATCATGCATTTGCATTTAAAATGGTTCTTGGCGATCAGATCGCTGAAGCTAAGGTAGTTGATGTCATCTGGTCAGCCAGTAAAGATGGCTATCTAAAACCGAGGGTTCAGATTGAACCAGTTGTTCTAGGAGGTGCTAAAATTGAATATGCTACAGGTTTCAATGCAAAGTTCATCGTTGATAACAAAATTGGTGTTGGTGCTGTAATCTCATTGGTTAGATCAGGTGATGTTATTCCTCATATCCTTAGTGTAGTTAGACCTTCACCTGAGCCTATGATGCCAACTATGGAATATAAGTGGAACGCTACACATGTAGATATTGTTCTTGTTGATAAGAAAGCCGACAGCACTGTAAATCATAAGGTTGTAACGGCGTTCTTCAAAACAATTGGGGTTGATGGCCTTGGTCCTGGTAATGTTAAAAAAATTATTGCAGCAGGTTATTCTTCTATCCCACAAATCATTGCAATGACTGAAGAACAATTTATGGAGGTTGACGGTTTCAAAAAAAAGTTATCAGATAAAATCTATAATGGTATACGCGAAAAATTGTCTGCTGCTGATCTACCTACAATCATGGATGCAACAAATATATTTGGTAGAGGATTTGGTACAAAAAAGTTCAAAACTATCCTTGATGAACAACCCAATATCATTACTAGTAAGCTAAGCGAATCAGAAAAAGTAGATCTTGTTAAGAGTATTAGTGGTATGGCTAAGAAGACCGCAGAAAAGTTTGTTTCCAAACTTCCTGAGTTTATAGAATGGTGCACTGAAGCAGGAGTTACAGATAAATTGAATTATGTTGTTGAATCTGGACCTAAAATAAATGAATCTAACCCACTTTATGGAAAAAAAATCGTTATTACTGGTTTCCGCGATAAAGAGTTGGTCGCATCATTTGAGGCTCTCGGTGCTACTAGTGGGTCTAGTGTATCTAAAAATACATTTGTTGTGCTAGTGAAAGATAAAGATGATGATACTGGTAAAGCTGATCAGGCAAGAAAACTTGGAATAACTCTTATGACTCCCGAAGAGTTCAAAGTAAAGTATAATATTTAAAATACAAAATAAAACAAATAAAAATGAACTATTTTTAGTATTTATATGTAAAAAATAGATAGTATGTATTATGTAGTTACTCTCAAGATCAATCTCAAAAAATTGATGTTGAGATTTGTATCCTTTTAGATGACACAAGTAAATTAAATATGTGGTCAAAGCAGCCTATGCCCTCACAATCTTTATTCTCACTGTCATCATTCTTAATCGGAATAACAATATTCATAACGTTGTGGATATTGGTAATGTCAATAATTAATTGGTATGAAGGTTATGGACCATATGGCCATCGACAGATTGAATACCAAAATAAAATTAAAAAAATCAAACAAGACAAAAAAGACAGACAAGACAAAAAACGCAGACGTGCAACTACTCCTCCCAGAGGGAGTCGATCCCGACAGCGAAGGGCATATGTAGATGGTAATGGGGAGCTTATATTCGAAGATATTTAAATCAGTTATAATCTATATCTGCCTGGTTGAAGATGAGTTAGAAAATTGAATTGCTTTTCTTTTGCTACTACAGATTTACCAAATTAAACAAACAAATATGTCTTCTAATTCGCCGAGAGAGTATGCCTTGTACATTCAGCCCGAGATTGGCGATGAAAACAAGAATATCGAAGAAAATGTTAATCATTTCCACAATAAGATAGCCGACATTGTCGAATCTAAGTTTGCCAAAGCATTCATTCAATTTACCGAAGACATTGCTTCTTCCTTTCTAGAGCTCCCGTCCACTGTACATGATGTAAATGAGACTGATATTCTTCAGCCTACTAATAAAAAACAAAGCATATGTGTAGACAACAAATTGTCATTGGCTGAGTTGGGGTTGGCTGGATTTAAAGCACCAAAGATTGAAACTCCTGTAAGTAATATCAGAATAGAAACCAGGACTATGTCTGAACTATCTATAGTATAAAATATAAATATATTCGAATTGACTTCGGTCTTTTCTTATTTTTAATAATTTAAATATATATTGTATCATTAGACTATATGTCATCAATCAAAAAAGAACATGAGGGATCGCCGTCTAAAAAAACATGCATAGAAAATCAAGATAATAAAGAACAGAGAGAGAAAATGTTTGCAAGTAATTTCAAAAAAAATATTTTATATTCTTACATGGATAGTGAAAACAAAAAAATACTCGATGTAATGGCAGATGAAGGTGGAAAAAAATCAGTCAAACAGATGTTCACTGATAGTGAGACTGGTCGAGAACTTTCCTATTCTGAAATGAGATCTAGATATGGTTAACAGACATATCTACACATATCGGGCCGAGTATAAATAGATTGTGCACCCCAGAAGTCTTTTTCTATCATATGTGTTTGACCATCTTCCCATTTCAATCTACACATACACGATGAAGAGATTGATGTAGCCAATGAGAGGATGCCTACTGCCAATATCAGGAAGATAAGCATAACAATAGTTTCTCCTGCTGACATATCTCTTGATCCAATACCACGCTGTAATACATTGTTATAAGATGCACCGTGATAGGTAGGAGATATAATAGACCTAGACCTAAGTATATTATTTGTTACATGTTCTACTTGTTCTGTTCCATCTTCGCGTATTACATCAGTTGATTGCGCTCGGCAATTAGGACATGTAACCGGGCGACTAGATGTTTGAGCCCATCTATTATAGCATTTGCGATGAAAACTATGTCCACAGCTTAATTTATGGATATTTTCAGTTGCTGATTCTAAGCATATACTACATTCGTTTTTTGGTTGTTTATTATTTGGCATTGTAGTAGTTTCACTTTTCATATTTGATTGTTAAATTAATTTATATAATGTTGTAAATAAAGCAATCAATTTTTTAATGATATCGCATTTAAGTCTAAAAAAATGAATCATATGTTTCAATACTACAGTTTGTATTGAAACAAATAAAATGACATCTATGAAAGATCCGTTGCTTATTAAACAGCCTTGTGAGGTATGTGATGAGCCAAATCAACTATTAACATGTGATAGATGTGCTGCCACAATATGTAATAATGATACTTGTAGGCAAGTATTTGATATTACAGAGAGAATTAGAGTCTACCACTGTATGGATTGTATTAAAAAGGTATATGATAAGTTTGAGGACTACTATTCTTCAGACAGTGATTGGGAGGATGTCGATGATAATACGAATTGCGAAAAAGAAAAATAATAGCTCTTGATAAGTCTAGGTTTATATGGTTGTATTTTTATTTATTTATATGTATTATCTAGTAAAAACAGGATTTAACGTTTTTTTAACTTTTTCAAAGACCCTCAGATATATAAGATTCTACTAAGAAAACACCCAAATATTTTAGAGAATTGAAAACAGGGTAAAAAACATGATTTATTTAGAGAGCCTAGAGAAGAAAAACCAAAGTTTTTAAAAATCATGTAAGAAAGTTATGTAGGAAGCAAAAAAGACACCAAATTGATTTTCGTTTAAAGATTCAGCTCTTTTTCTATGTAGCCTATAATGCTACATAATGCTACATATTTAGGAGCTGAAAAGAGCCAGAAAGAGCCAGAGGAATATCATTGCGAAAAGTGTGACTTCTTTACGTCTAAACTTGGAAATTGGAAAAGACATATTAAGACGAAGAAACACAATGCTACAGAAATGCTACATAATGCTACAGATTTATGGGAAAAAAAGAGCCAAAAAGAGCCAGAACTGAGTTATGAGACGTATTTCTGCGATTGTGGTAAAAGTTACAAACATCATAGCAGTTACTATCGTCATAAGACAAAATGTAATTGGATTCCACATATAAAAGATAAAGTAATTGAAAATAATGATAATGCTGAAGAAGATGTAGTTGATAATAGTGAAACACACGGGGAAACAACTCCTTACATCTCCTTTGGAACAAAAGAGGCTTTTGATAGTTTTACAAATATAATATCATCTAATTCTGGAAATACCACTACAATTGGTGGGCATAACAACAATAGTTTCAATAACAATTTTAATATCAACCTTTTCCTCAACGATAAATGTGCGAATGCGTTGTCTATTCAAGATTTTGCAGAGAAGCTTAGAATAACAATGAATGATCTCTCTTCAATGAAATCCAATGAACCTCAGGCAATCACTAATATTATTGAAAAAAATCTGAGTGGATTAGCATTGACCGAAAGACCTATGCATAATCATGAGAAGAAGTGGTATGTAAAAGACAAAGAAGAAGGTTGGGAAGATAAATCTGGAGAGAAAATAGTAGAAAATGTCAAGTCAAGTATTGCTAAGAAAAGTGGTCCTGTTTTTGTAAAAAATAATCCAGATTGGGGACATAGTGATAAAAAAGGCGCAGAATACGCCGAGATAGTAAGTATCGCTATGGGAGATATGTCTGGAAATAAAGGTGATAAAATCCTTAAAAATATAGAAGAATCATGCAGCATAAATGCTGTAATTGAGTGAATATAATTTATATTACTTACTATGAATTATAAATAATAGATATAAACCACTCTTATTATATCTGGTTATAACAATGAGAGCCGGAATCGTAGCACTTATCTTTGCACTTGCAGCTAGCACAGTATCATGTTTCACACCTAAGGGTGAGCACTGGAATGACTTTGTTGGGTTTATTAAGGATCACAACAGAACTTATATTGGGGAGGAAATGAACGAGCGTTTTAACGTTTTCTCCACTAATATGGAGCTTATTAAGCAGCACAAGGGTACTTGGAAAATGGCTATTAACAAGTTTGCTGATATGACACCACAGGAGTTTCGCTGTGCAACCAGTCACGGATGTTTTGTTGGTGCTGAGTCAGCCCGCTATTTCCGCGGATCTAGTTCTTGTAATAAATATGAGGGGATCACCGATACTCCTGCAGATAGTTATGATTGGCGTGATCATAAGGCTGTTACTCCTGTAAAGGATCAGGGCCAATGTGGAAGCTGCTGGAGTTTCTCTGCAACTGGTGCCATGGAAGGTGCTTGGTCTATTGCCACAGGAGATTTGGTGAGTCTTTCTGAGCAGCAGTTGGTTGACTGTTCAGTTAAATATGGTAATCTTGCTTGCAACGGAGGTCTTATGGATAATGCTTTCCAATATGCCATCGATACCGGTATGTGCACTGAAGAGTCTGAGCCTTATGAGGCTAAGCGTGGCACATGCGAAACTTGCAATCCTGTTGTTTTTATGAAGGGATGCGAAGATGTTCCTGCGAATAATCAGCAACTACTACTTCAAGCAGTTTCTCAGGGCCCAGTATCTATTGCTATTGAGGCTGACACTCGCATTTTCCAACTTTACAGTGGTGGTGTGATCGACAGTGATTCATGTGGAACAAATCTTGATCACGGAGTTCTAATTGTAGGATATGGTACAGAGGACGACAAGCCATATTGGCTTGTAAAGAACTCATGGGGAGAGTCTTGGGGAGATAATGGATATATCAAGATTCTTCGCTCTGATAGTACTAATGATCCAGGTGTTTGCGGCATTGCTATGCAGGCAAGCCTCCCTGTAGCTGATCCTGACACTCGCAGATTTTTAATGCTATAAATCGGATGATCAAATAAAAATTAAGATATAATATAACCCGGACATTAGGGTTTATATTATATGAAACTTCGACATAATATAAGTTCTATTCTTTTTGGTGGAAGTAAATGAAAAGATTGAAATACTTTTATATCCGCATTAAAATATTCACTGATGAAAAGTTAAATTGTTGATTTGAATATTTTAAAGCTCTCATCCATTGCATTTTCAATCAATAATTGTCTTTTCTTGTTATGTTCTACCATTTTCAAATGTATTTGTTTACAATCTATTTCTTGTAATATTAATTGCAAATGCTCTTGATTATCATAATAAGTAATGAATGGCATATTTTCTTTATCATAAAAATCTGCATTTTCAATCCATTCATTGATATCACCTTTCATTCCGTAGGCAGAAAATGTCTGTAAAGAGTAAGCGGTTTCTTTTAGTAATCGTTTTGTAGGAATAATTAATGGAATGCATGATGTATAATGCTCAAATAATGACATCGTACTGATTTCATATGGTACGTGTATAATAGCTTTAAACTCACAAATAAGAGACCATGAATATCCAAACCCTAACGAATGTTTATGTACAATATTTTCATTATTTATTATTTCACCACTCCATTGAATGAATTGATTTTTTTTGCCTGTATATAAAACCTTCGTATAATTACACAAACTTGGAATGTGTATAGATTGAATGCCTGTTTCTTTTAATAAATAGGATTGATCTGCTTTGTTATTTGATATAATTTTTAATAATCCATTTTTACTCATTATTTGCATTTGTTCAATATAATAATTTCTGAACTCTATATTTTTTGTTCTACATAATGGTTGATCAAATCTGCAACTATTTACAATATAAATAGGTTTATTAAAACCTTGATATAATAAAGCAAAAATAGGTGAATGTGTAACAACAAAACCATCAAACTCAGAGAGAAAATCCTTATATTCGGTTACAAAATTATTAATTGCTTGCTTATCTATACGTTGCCAATTAGATGCATTCACCCAATTAGGATTAGCTTTTGGTTTTTTCATTATAAAATGATGCCCAGACATACACCATTCTGTAATTTTTATATTTTCGTTAAAATGTCTTTCTAAGTGACTCTTGACGTCTGAAATTACTGAAATATGTAGATCAAGGTTGAATAATTTTATGCAATTCGCCATTATTAATTAGTTTAATATCAGTTTAAGCTATAATATCATAAATTATATTCAATCTTCTTCAATGATCTCATCTTCTGCTTCATCAAAATTGCGCAGACACTTAGGAGTGTTTAATAACTCTTCCTTGGACATCGTGCCATTTGCAATCTTTTCGTTGAAGAGTTGCTGTGCTGTCTTCTGCATTCTAGATTCAATGCGCGAAGAACGTCTATGTTGTGGAGTAAGTAACATGTTGTTATATTTTTATGTATTGTGTTAATGGTGATTATAGAAGTCTTACATAAGCTTTTCAATTTTAAATAACATTAATGATGTGTATATGATAGTTAATTACACATCAAAAAAATATATATATATCACTATTTTTGGTTAGAACATAAACTCAAATTGAATGACATTTTTGAGATTCATTTTGAGATATTTATAAAGTCCTCTTCGTATACGAGTAAACGATTGTTCTCGCGTATAGTTTCCACCGATCACCTTCTGTAATGTACTTGTATATACTTCAGTATAACTATCTTCATGCAGCCTATGTTTATTCTTAGTTTGCCAGTTTACAAACTTAGTCATTAGTGATTTTCCAATAATAGATATCATGTTTTCCAGTTCAGATGTTGATAATACACTCCAATTATCTTCCTTTTTAACAAAGAACGTATTATCTTTTTGATCAAATGCTTTTATTGATAATGATGACTCGTCGTCTAGAGGGAATATAGTTTTTAGTATCATAATAATACCTTCGATGTAATCATATTTGCATACAAACTCGTATTGTTCATCTGTTAATTCGGTAGCAGCAATAACCGCATCGAATGCAACTGCGTCTGTATAATGCTGATCTAACCATTCTTTTACATGAAGTCGCTTCTTTTTGATGTTTGCCCATTTAGTTAATTCATCTATCTTAGCTTCAAGTGTGTTATTTTTTTCTGCAAGAGCCAGAATCATCTCATACAGTTCTCTAACTTGAGGTGTATCTGCTTTTATTTCAATAATATCTGCTCTTTCTTTTTTAGTTTGATGCAAAAGTTTGCATGCTGAAACATGTCTATCATAATAGACTTTCATTTTGTATTTTCTAAAACAGCATGGGCATGATAGCTCAGATTTCGACATTATTACTAGGTTGAGAGCATAAGCAGGGGAGAGTTTATCACTCAATTTTCTGGAATATTTAATATGTAAGGTCTATATATATGCCAGAACCTTATTATGGATGCGATTGTATTGTAGATGAACATATGTCACTTGTATCTCAATGTGTGGGTTGCAGCGGGAATGTCAGCAACCCTGAAGAAGAGCAAAAGATTAATCAGAAACGACAATGGGGTCTAGTAAGAACATCATCTAGTATGTTTATTTCAAATCTCTCTGCTGTAACAGTACGTGGAACATCTAAGAATGACACTAAGTCGCTATATTACGGCGTTAATTGGAATCAAATGAGCGATCGCGCAGTGCCATCAGTAATTCCAACAACAATGAATGTGCCAAGAAATAGAACAAGACATAGACCTGGAGCATCAGGCTCAGGAGGAGTTAATGCAAATGGAGTAGATGTAAAGCATGATTCATATGCACGATATTTAGCTAGAAAAAAGTCCAAGGTCTTATACACATATAACCCATCATCACTGCCAACACCACTTCAGGGGAATAAACAATATTCGCTCGGAATGATTGCAAACTGTCAATGTCCTGATTCGTTATAAATAATTTTATTTGGTTATTTTAAAGATGCCTAAGATAGGAATGATGTTTACGACAACTTCAACAGTTACTAAGCCTGTCCCAAGTGGTTACAATCCCGTTACTATGTCTATGCCTTCAGTGCCCTCTACATCTAAGAAGGGGCCGGCAACAATGACATTTAGTGGATTGTCTAGCTACAAAAAAACTCGCGGATGTGGATCATGTGGAGGTAGATAAATAAAAAAATTGATTTAAACTACAACGATTAAATCAAATACATTATAACATGACGACTCGCAATCAACAATTTGAAACTGTTCAAAAAGAATGCTTGGAACTATTCCAACGCAAAAACAAAGACTATGGTGATGCATTTGCAGATTATGGTGTAGTTGGAGTATTGGTAAGAATGGGAGATAAGATTAGACGTCTACAAAATATTTCAAATACGGGAGTTACCTTGGTAAAAGATGAGTCATTTCGAGACACACTGATTGATCTACATAATTACGCAGCGATGGCAGTATTATTGTTGGATTCAAATGATAAAATGCCTATCACATCTGAAGATGATTCCGAATATGAATCTGAAGATGATTGTACGATCGTAAATGAGAATGGATCTAAAGAACTTCATGTATGGATGGTCTCAAGTTCATGTAATAGCGATATTACATATGAAGTAGTGAAATATGAAGATGATTCAATGAGCTGTGATTGCAAGGGATTTGAACATCATGGATGGTGTAAACATTGTGAGGCTAAAAAGGATGTTGTTATTAATATTCCAGAATTGATTGCTCCTTATGAAGAGGAAAATAAGATAATTAGTGAGATAGAAGCCTTACCAGATCTGCTGCAAAATAATACTCGTAAATGGTTTGTTGAAAGTTCTAGTGACCCAAACACACAATATGAAGTAACAAAATATCCAAACGGTGAAATGACCTGTACCTGCAAGGGATTTGAACACCATAAGTGGTGTAAGCACTGTGAACAATATAAAAACTAATATAATATAATAAAATAGTATACTATGTATTATGACTATGTGATTAAAATGATTTTTATTGGAGGACCTTGTGTTGGAAAAACCAGTTTATTGTGTAATTATTGTAATAAACACTATGAGACAAAATATACTCCAACAATTGGTGTAGATTTTCATACAACATATCATAGAATAAATGATAAAACTATTAAATGTCATGTATGGGATACCGCCGGACAAGAACAATTCAAAAGCATAATATATAGTTTTTTCAAAGGGATTGCTGCGGCGATATGTATGTTTGATGTTTCACGACCAGAGACACTTGATGAAGCAAAAGATTGGATAAAAACCGCAAAAGAATCTTCCTCTGGAACACATTTACCAATACTATTGATTGCAAATAAAACCGATTTAAGACATACCTCATTTTTAATAGTAGAAGCAAAAAAATATTGTACTGAGAATGGTTATGATTATATTGAAACAAGTGTAAGTCAAGACGTTGGAGTATCAGATGCAATGGAATCAATTGTGCAAAAAGTCTATAACGAAATTATTGTTACGAATGTACATAGTCCCGGGGTAAAAACAAGCGATGAAAATACATCAGGTCTAGTAAAATTAGATAAACCATCTAATCGTCGTCGATGTTGCACAATTTTCTAATAACAAGATATCCTTTATTTTTCAGTTTACATGTTGCAACATGTTTATCCTTTAAAGCTTTTGATATAGTAGTGTGACTAATTGAATAAACATTTGCTATATCCCTTAGTGTGTCATGAAGAAAACATAATTTATCATTATCTACAGTGATATAGTTTGCTTTTTCTACAATTTTCTTTGTTAACTCTTTATCCATTATAAATGAATATGTAGTTAGGTTTAAATCACATTACTACGCTTAAAAAAACATCACAACATAAGTATATTATGGATAGTCTAAATCTAGATATTGACTCTTATACACCGTTTGATCTCCAGAATCTTTTCACTCTTTCCCCCGGATTTAGTTCATCTGATGTTAATAAAGGTAAGATTAAATTGTTGCAACAGCTTGAAAAAACCAAAAGTTTAGGCTCCGAATCTAAGAGGCGCATTGCTTTTTTTATTGATACTGCATCATCGCGATTGGGTGGTATGTCAGGGAAAAAAGATGATAATGCGGGTACTTGGGCAATGAAGGAGAATCCTATGGATACTGGTTCAAGTCATTTTGTTATCAGTGATCCAAATGTTTTGGCAGGTAAAAATGCTGCAATTACGGATGGTAGACAAGCAGGAACAGATGACGTTCCTCCTGGTTGGCTAAATCCTATTAATGTTAGGACTGTTATGCATGGATTGAATATTGATACCCGTTTCAGGGATAATTATTATGATACAAATGCATCTGACTTTGCTTTTAATCTTCCAGATACGCAAAAAAAAGTAAGTAATATGAGAATAGCTACTTTGGATATTCCAATGACTTACTATTCAGTAGACAGAACTCGCGGAGACTCAACAATGTTAATTTTCCCTCAACATACTACAGATGAATCCGGTAAGAATAGTTGGATTACATCTCCCGACGCTAGTGCGATGAACACCTACTTTGGAATTACTCCTTCTAATTTTGGCGTTTGGCAAGGTGAAGGTAAATATAGTACAATTAATGCACTTCCTCCGCCTACATTACACGGAACGTATGATGCAGGGTGGTTACTTATATTACCTAACGGAAATTATGAAATGGCTTGGCAAAGCCAAAGTGAGGCACAAGATATAACTCGTGCTATGAATAGTGCTATTGCAATGGCACAGCCATGCATACATGATAGAGGTAGTGGCAAGACATATATATTATTGGATTCTAGCAAAAACCCATATATTGCAAATGGACTGGGTGGAAAATTAGTATATAGTGTTGATCGGACATCAGGAAGAAGTATATTTGCATTCCCTAAACCTGAAATATCTGATGATACTTCTGATACTTCTGGTCCTAGTATAGCCGGATTTCAATTAGTTTTTCCTGTAGATCATTCTGGGAATTATGATCCTTCTACAAACATTCAACTACATTTAGGTTGGCACCTAGGTTTTAGAGCAGGAATATATGATTGTAATTATGATGGTGATAGTCAAAGTGCAACATCTACATCTGTATTTTCTGAAGGTATTTGTATGGTTTGTGGTCCAAGATATATGTATATCTCGATTGATGATGGAAATCATAACTCTGGTTCTAATTTTACAGCAGTATTTGCAGAATCTACATTAGGTGAACATATAATGACGCGTATTAATCTGGCTTCGTCAATGGATAGTGCAGGAGTGTTTAAATGTGCAAGTGATGTAGGTCTCTCTAATCAACTTAACAGAACAAGAGAGTTCTTTGGACCAGTAGATATTTCAAGATTAAAAATAAGGCTATTAGATGAATATGGTCGCGTTATCAATCTTAACCACATGGATTGGTCAATGAGTCTTGTTTTCGAGAAACTATACGACTGAGCTATAGAAATCCTTTACTTTTTTATTAACTCTAATTTTCTTATAATCGAATGATGATAACTTAAGTCCTTGTATATTTTTTACTCGTGATAGAGCTACATATGTTTGTCCACACTCAAATATATGTGAGCCAGCATCAATTTCTGCGACTTCTAGTGTAACACCCTGTGCTTTATGAATTGTTATAGCCCAGGAATATATTAGCGGAACTTGTTGAATACTGATACCAGGTAGCGTTTCACTTGGCCAACTATGCTTACCCATTTGTTTTACAGCACCACATCTAAATTGCACAATTGGTAGGTCATTTTGAAAATCTACAACTATACCCTGACTACCATTAACAATTTGCTGAGCAGAGTCTAATTCGATATTAGCAATGCACATCACTTGTGTTCCAACTTTCAATGCTATGCAATTTTCAGCCATAGTGCCAGATGATAGGTATTTAATTTCATGTTCTAGAGCTTCATCGGATACCATTGCTCTAATTTTACGTTCGGCTGGAGTTAGATCTTCAACATCATCTTTAACTTCACATTTATAAATGTATTCCTTTGTTGATGGAAGTGATTTATATTCCATTGCATTTACCTGGTCTGCATGAAATCGTCTAGGAAACATCACCGTAGGTTTTATATCGCCATCAATTGATGCACCTACTCTAGTTTTTAGTATATTAATTGTATTTTTTGAGATTTTACCAATTCGAACTTGATTCAGTATTTTAACAAACATTTGGTCATCTTGTCTTTTAATTGTACTGAGTTGACAAATTGCATCGATTCCTTTCCATGCTTCACTTTCAAAACAGAATGCTGATGAATCTTCATCTTCTTCATCCCCTACAGGAGGCAATTGATAAAAGTCACCAGATAGAATTACTTGTATCCCACCAAATGGAACGTCACGCTTATTTCTCGATATTCTGGCAATATAATCGATGCACGTGAGTAGCTTTTTTGAAAGCATACTTATTTCGTCAATAATTAATACATCCACTTCTTTCCATGGTTTCTTTTTGTATCGGTTACCAGTTACTCGTTTGATAACATTTTTAATATCTCCATTTGCTAACCCAAAACCTCCCCATGAATGTAATGTTTTAGCACCACATTGAAGTAGCACTGCAGCACACCCAGTCATAGCACATACTTGCACACTGCGCTCCGTCTTTTTACATTCTTCTACAATTGTTTTGATTAGATATGATTTTCCAGAACCGCCTGGACCTGTTATAAGTATATTATCACCGCATTTGAAAGATATTAAAGTTTTTTCTTGATCTGGTGTTAATTGTTCTACCATTGTGTATGATCATAAATACATAATGATTGTATTGGCTCAATTTTTCAAAAAAAACTTAGATTTAGGATTCTGCATGACCCTGTAAATCTACAAGTGTAGATCCTAAGGATCCAGAATTAGTACTAGTATCAGCAGTAGGACTAGGACAATACTTAGTTTCGCCGTCAGCAAAAGGATTCGCAGTAGCGACAGCAGCTTCGGCATTAGCGACAGCAGCATAAGCTTGAGCGAGATCAGCTTCGGCATTAGAGAGATCAGTATAAGCTTGAGCGAGATCAGCATCGGCATTAGCGGCAGCAGTAGTAGCAGCATCGACAACACCTTGAGCAGTATCAGAACCAGGGCCAGTCTCAACTAATGCAGCATAAGCTTGAGCGAGAGCAGCAGTAGCATTAGCAGCAGCAGTAGTAGCAGCATCGACAACACCTTGAGCAGTATTGACATCTGCTTGAGCAGTAGCGACAGCAGCTTGAGCAGCAGTAGCACTAGGAGTAGCAGCACTGTCAGGAACTCTCGTCATAGGTGCAGCTTTATTGACAATTGCAGGATTCGTATTCGTTGCTTGAGTTCCAAATGTTACAGTATTTGGAAATGATAGTCCGTTAGTATACTGTCCTCCGGTGGCCTGCCAATATGACTCTAACCATCTACCATATAGCGTTACCACTCGTACGTCATTTTTTAATGTATATGTTTCTGTGTCACAATGTCTGGAAAATGTATTATATGGATCTACCACATAACCTGGATAGTTATCTGAATTATCATATTGGTCAGACCCTGTAGGTGTGTCTCCTTGAGAATCATTCGACCACGCAATTTTTCCATTTCCATTAGAAATGTCAGGCAATGGTGGTGATCCTCCTGCTGATGGGGATGTATAAATAGTATTACTATCTGAGACCGTTGCTTTATAAAATGAACCAATTCTTCCATCCATGGTATATCCCTCTTGCCCATTCAAGAGTGGATTAACTATATTTTTACCGATAGATAGGTCCATATATGTTTTATAACTTCGTACTTGGTTCAGTGTAGAAAAGTTTGGAGAGGTACATTTTTTAACAGTGAAGTTTCTGTTTGTTTCCTGATATTGTTCTAGTTCACCTTTTCTTTGGGATGAAGTAATTGCACTATACATTGCTTTTCTTCTTAGATTGTTAGTTCTTTCGCTACTTGTACCAGAAGACTTATTAAATGGTTTGAATGCTTTGCTCATAGTATACAATAGACTTAGATAAAATAAGATAAAGGTGGATAGAGTATTATTATAGTGAATATGGGAGCTTCATGTACAAAAACCTTATGCTGTGCTACATTAGTGTCTTCGCAAAATGCCAAATATATTCCGAATGGGATCAAAAAAAAAGATTATCCAAAATATGTTCCTCAGATTACTCAAGGAAGAGTAGTAGATGTATATGATGGCGATACGATTACAATTGTAGGATATGTGAAACATAATCCTGAGTTATTTAGATTTTCAGTGCGGCTTAATGGGATTGATTGTCCTGAGATGAGAACAAAAAATCACAATGAAAAGGTAATTGCAGGATTTGCTAAGAAATATTTGCATGATATTATTTCAGATAAAGTTGTAACGTTAGAAGATGTTGGATTAGATAAATATGGTAGACTTCTTGCAAAGGTAATATTTGGTCCGAGGGATGTTGCAAAAGAGTTAGTTGAAAAAAATATGGCAGTGCCATATGATGGGGGGACGAAGGTATGTCCAGATGACTGGTTGACTTTTTATTTAGAGAAGAATAATCTTACCGAGGAACAAGAAGAACTTGTATATAATAATCGCGTTTAATCCTGTGGTGGAGGACTATTTGGTTGTTCAGGATCTTCGTCAAGAATTGGTGATGGAGAATCTGGATTATCCGGATGATTGCGGCAGACCCATCGAGCGACATGACGACAAGAACAGTCACATGGTGGGTCATATGGTTCATCATCGTCATCCTGATCATGAATGTCAAGTTCAACCCATGGCTCATATATAGCTGGTCGATTAACCTCATGGCGCGCACAGCAATCACAATTATTGCACATATTAAGAAGATTAACCGCAAGGGTACTCGACAAACTGCTCTCAATTAAAGCGGCTTCAAGGTTATAATAATCAAAATCAAGAACAACTTCAAGATTATTGAAATCAAGATCATTGACATCCATTCCAGCTTGTTGAATATTGAGGTTTTCGTTGGGCATGTTGTTGTGTTGGGTTGTAGTAGTTTGAAGAACGATTGTTATATATTGTGGTTACATGTACTATTTTATTACTATTTGATTTCAATTTTTTAGGATACTTATTTAAAATAATTGAAAAGCGGTTTAAATACTGTCTACAATTTTCAAGCTTGGTCTCTTTTTTGTTTCACATTCTAAAATAACTGGACAATGATCTGAGCCCATTACATCGTGCCAAATCAATATTTTTTTAACATATTTCAACTGTGACTTTCTAACAAGGAAGTAATCTATTCTCCATCCTATGTTAGCTTTTCTTTCCCACGGTGCTTTTTGATTCCAATATGTATATGCGTCAGTTTTATCTGGATATTTAGCTCTGAATGTATCTACCCAGCCATCTTCGAGTGTGTTCTCAAAGTTAGTTCTCTCTTCAATTGTTACTCCAACTGCTCCGGCCCATTTTTCTGGGTGTGCAATGTCATTATCCGTCCTGGCAACATTGAGATCGCCACAAACAATCGTATTTTTAATTTTATTAAGATCTCGAATCCATGATCGGAAGTGTTGGTCCCATTGTTGTGTGCGAAAGACAAATCTTTCATTATCTTTTATTTGACCGTTTGGTGTATATACGCATACAATAATGTATGTTCCCATATCTAATGCTAATGTTCTGCCTTCATTTAGTCCAAGTTTCATTGATGGTAGAAGACATTTGGGTTCTTTTTTAGCCCATATTGATACTCCATTAAATCCTTTTCTTTGTCCGCCTTCTCCATTACATGCGATCCAATATCTATATGGAAATGATTTTTTAAGGTGAGATGGAATGACTGGTTCAATTTGTTCTGCAGTACCTTTGGTTTCTTGTAAACAAACTACATCTAGATATTCTTGTGATAGAAAGTCTAGATGTCCTTTCTTTAATTTTGCTCTTATGCCTGCAACGTTCCAACTAACAATTCTTGTCATTTTGTTACCTAATATATAAAAAACCGAAGTAATATCAATTTTTTATTCATACTATCATTGTAAATAAGAAAAGTGGTAGCTCTTCTATTTTTTTGGTTTATAATTATTTAATATTCGTCATCGCTATCTTCACTATCGTCATCTGATTCACATGCGCTCCACTCGTCTTCTTCTTCTTCCTCTTCATCGCTCTCTTCATCGTCAATCCATTCTTTTTCAGACACTTCTTCTTCATATTCGATGGGTTCGCTGTCATCAACTACAAATCCGTCGAGATCACAGTTTAAGATCTCGCTATCATCTCCTCGGCCGGCTTGCCATGATGAATCGACTCCGCGATCGAAATGTTGATCATATGAGTCGCATCCTGGCATACCAGAACCCTTAACGTGCTGAAGAATAGCCTGTTGAATTACTGGTTTCACTGCCCTACCAGATCTGGTTCTCTTTTTTGTAATGATGCAATCAGCAAGGATCCATTGTCCAATATTGAGACTAGTGAGGTCGGTTTGTTCAAGAACAATTCGACCGACATCATGTGGCAAATGCATAGAATCTAAGATTGCCAAATATTCGGTGTTATCATAACGAAGGATCTTGTCTCCCGTATTAAATACGGTACCAGTAATGGCGCATGAAGCTTGGTCAATAGTGGCATTGTATTCAGTGTAAGTGCGAGTCATTTTGGTTAAGTTGTACTAGAGTTTTATTTGGGTTTGTGCAGATTCTCAAATTGAAAAAAAGTATTTCAATTTTTTGTGTGTGCGACTTTCAAATTGAAAACTTATTTATCTAACGTGAAAAAAAATAATTAAGGATGATTTCGTTATCTACAAAGGCGGAACGGTTTATTCCTTAGAAGCCCTGAGTTTTCTTACTTCAATGTTCAATTCATGTATTTTGAGATCTTGGCTTTTGACAACTTTTAATATATTGTGAAGGAAAGGTTGAATAGTGAGCTGAATCAGACGTCTGGTCTCTGCCTGAGGATCATGTTTTGATGCATGGCCGCTCCGAAGTGTAGATTCAATCTCGTTCACAAGAGTTTCATACCTGTCAATATCAGGATTAGACTCTCTTTTGATTTTATCTTCTTCTTTTTTGAGAGCTTCTTCGACCATAAGCTGTTGTCTTTTGAGGTCCTGAAGCTGATTAGCAAGTTGTGTAAGTGAACTCATAGTGTTGTTTGTAGTTTTATTTGGGTTTGTGCAGATTCTCAAATTGAAAAAAAGTATTTCAATTTTTTAATAGTTCCGTTGAGATCGATTTGATAAAATAAAAAGTTATCTAATCGATTATTTTAGAGAGCCTAAGCACATGGAATAAAGCAATCTATTAGTGAAGTAAAGAACAAATGGTCCCATAATAGACATGAAGGCGTCGAATAAAGAGATTTTATTCTTGTAAAGACGAGTTGCTGTATCAACCATTGCCATTGCCAAGAAGATGAGGGCAAAGAGAGTCAAATAAAAATAATAAGCACAATACTCGTGGCTATAAGGAGATAAAAATGTTTGCTCAAATGAGTTCATTATATAGTTGGGTTCGATTTTATTAATTTGTAGTAGAATGGTTATATGTGCCTTGGCGACGTCGCTTAACTGGACCAGGATAAGCCTCAATGCCATTTGTATGATCATTTGCGATCAAACCTTCAAGATTTCCAAGCTGATGTTGTGCACTAGAAAGCATAATATGATATGTTTCTAGACGCGTAGTCATGTCAGCTACCTGTTCTTTAAGGTCTGTAATCTCACTGCGTTCATTTTTTCCGACAGAAGTATTATGTTTAATGATCCAGTAATTAGGATCATCATAAACAATCTTTGTCATTTCACCGCCATCAACATCTAGCATTTTAGTCTGAATTGATGTTGCGGTTGAGGTATAATACCATGCATCGAAGTGGACAAATCCCTTACTGAAATTGCTTAGTCCTCCATTTTTGGTATAAATGGGGACAAGATCAACGCGATTGACTCGTCCAATATCCAAAGAGTGAAATATGTGTCCTACAAAATCACTGATATTATTAAAAGATGGGTTACTATTTGCAAAACAGTTATTTGCGATACGGGGGATGTAGAGTGACAGCTTGTTATTGAAAGACATGATAAGAAGATATATGTTATATAAATCTTATCTCTATTTCAATTTTTTATAGAATAAAACGTGTAATATATTGAAAAAATGATGAGATATGTAGTACGTAAATATATTTCATCAAGTTTAAATTATAAGAAGCAATGTGTCAAGGTAAACTTAAATTACCATGTAGACTAAGTAGATTTCCGCCTGAACTGAAACGAGAAATAATGGGTTATCTTCGGTTATGCGATATATGTGGAAAAGCGGCATCAAGAGATGTGTGTGGTTACTGTGATTTCAATTGTTATTATAGTTGTAAACAAGAACAATTGAAATATAGCTTTCTATTTGTAGGTATTATGGTAGCGATGTTTAAGATTGACACAACATATGGTTTAATATGTGGAATACCAGTTATGTGTGCTGTAGAAACATTGTTTTGAATTATTTCTTAGATTTACCTTTGCTTGATTTAGCATTAATTACAAATGCGTTAATAACAAGGTAACTAAGGATTGCCCATACAAGAATACATACAGTTGAAATAATATTAACAGGTGTATCAGTATTTGAAGACCATAGATGGCAACATAAGATAGCAATAAAAAGAAGGAATGAACTGTATGCATATCCATTATAATATTCGGTCTTTGATTTGTCATCATCCATAAAATAGGTGGCAATGATGCCAGTAGGCATGCCACCTATAAGAGGAGCGAGTGCAGGAGAAGCATACTTTGATACAAACTTAGATCCAGCAATAACTGATCCGCCAATAAGGAATGGTTTTACAATATCCATATGTAGTAAATAAATATTTTATCTTAATGCTGGCTTTACTAGATCGTGAATACACTTTGTGATATTTTTACCAATAATAGGATATTGTTCGTCTTTTAAATTAGCAAGACTAATTCTGAGACGCCATGGGGTAGATCCAAACCCGGCACCAGGAAGAAGAATAGTATGATACTTGCTTACCAAATGAAAAAGGAACTCTAGATATTCATATTCCTTAACTAGATAAGCTGCAGCTTTTTCACCGAAAAGATTTTTTGTAACACCGGGTATATCAATTAAACTATAGTAATCTGTTTGGGTGGGAACAATATGAATAGGCGTTTTAAGTTCATCATAGAAGCTTGTAATTCTATTTTTAAGAATAGACTTGATTTCTTTTCTGTATGGTTCTCCATTAGCTCTGTCATGAATATCATAGTATAGTAAAATACCCATAAGTACCTGTTGTGGTGTAGAAAGACCACCAACGTGTGCTTCGGCTACTTGACGACTATCAAATACAACTCTGTCCATGAATGAGAGTTTTTCAGGATCAATTGTAGCAGTTTCGTAACGTTTATGAAGTGCTTTTTTATATTTTTGTGGAAGGTTTTGTAAAAGTTTATCAATACGATTATTTTTGGCAAGCATTGTAAGACCAAGACGCCATCCAGTTGTTCCAAAATACTTACTCAATGAATAAACTTCAATTGTGTTAAGCGGACATGAGATCATAAATGAGTTATATTGATCTGCAAATGGTGCATAAACATTATCAGAAAGTACTATTAGATCTTGTCGTTCTGTGTCTACAATATGACCGATGCGATCGATATTATCTTTAGATAGGGAGAATGCAGCAGGATTTGCAGGGTTAACCATAAATAATGCTTTGATACCTTTATCTTTTAGTTTATCAATTTCGCTATTTGGCAAAGAGTAGTCAGAGTCAGGATCGCATTTCAATTCTACTATTTCAAGATCGTAATCTGCTAAGCGAGGCATTTCAAGATATGGACTGAAGATAGGTGTGATGAGTGCGATTTTATCTTTTGGAAGAAGAAGATAGTTTTCCTTCAATGTGTTAAATACATAAAGAATACCAGCTGCAGCGCCTTCTGTTGCAAAGCAACCGAAATCATTTGGTTTCATCTTGGCTCCTTTTTCACTACCATCAGCGGCAGACATAACTAGATCGTATAGAAATCTCTCTGCGATTAATGCAAGATGTGGTTGAATCTGGGGAGGAACAGGATAGTAACAACCAAGAGATGACTTAACAAGATCATAAACAATTGCATGTGGATCCTTTTTATCTTCCTTAGCAGACTTAATTAAGTATTTTAGATATTCGAGGAAAAACTTTCGGCGTCTAGCAGGCCATTTCTTAGCTTTATTAGTTAATGCTTTAACAAAGTTCATTGAGTTTTCTAGAGGATAAATCTCAATGTCTGTTGCTTTTGGAGTAGAAAGCTGAATCGCAGTCTGCTGAAGATCAGCAAATACTTGGCGACCAAAAGAATTAAAGAAATTGGGGTTACCTCGACCCGCATTCAATGGATTAGGTCCAGCCATTTTAATTAATTTGTAATTAAGCTCAAACGGAGATAGTGCGTCTAGTTTCTTAAATAGAGCTTTTGGTATACGTTTTATAGCAATACGTTTTGAACTTTTACGGGTATGCCGTTTTTGATTTTTAGTAATCTGCTTTTTATGCGTTTTAGGCATGTATAGATTAACGTGATAAAACATTTTCTAGTATTAGCTTAAAAATCGGCACTGAAAAATAAGAACTAGCATAAAGGTATTTTAATATGCATTAATAACAGGATGGGTGCAGGTGTTTTACCAATTTGTTTCAAAAACGGCGCGATCCTTTTTTTGTTAGGAAAAGAAGGATATGATAAAAAATGGAGTGATTTTGGAGGAGGAAAGGAAAAGAAAGAAACTCCTATTGATACTGCAGTTAGAGAAGGCTGCGAAGAATTAAACGGTATGTTAGGTTCTGAAAATGATATGCGGGCTCTTATTTCAAGTCATCTGCATGATAAAATTGAGGTCGATGGGTATACAACATATATCGTTGAGATACCTTATGATCCACTTTTCCCGTACTATTTTAATAATAATTATAAACTTATGGAATCTAAGTTTCCGCACTTAATCGGAAAGAAAGGCATGTTTGAAAAAAGTGAAATTAAATGGTTTACTATGAACCAATTTAAACGAAATAAAAAACATATACGCCCGTTTTATAAAAAGATTGCCAATAAAATTATAGATATTTATAAAAAGTAATATCTAACTTTACTGTAGTATGAAAAATGGATATATCAAAAATACGGTTATCTGTTTTATGATAGTATATCTCATCTATATTTTAAATGTCATCCGAAATGACAAGGAGTTCATAATGGAGAAACTTACTGATAGATTTATTGAACGTGCCATTCCAGAATGTTTTGCATTAAGTATTATGCTATTATTACTTACGTATATTGCGATAAATGAAAAAAATCAAAACATGAAAAAGGGATACTTAGGTCTTATAGGTTTTTGTATACTTAAACTTGTTACCACAATTTCAACACACATTAAGTTACTTACAGTGCCTGCATTTACAGTCTTATTTATGTGGCTCATTTCACATCATCTTTGGTGATTTGATATTATAATTAAATGCGTATTGGTATGTTTTATGAAGTATTGTTAATTGATATATGAGTATTATATCAATTAATAAAGATGATTATCAACAAGAACTACATGTTACACAAGAGAATAAACAATTGTTTGGAGAGATTTTCACACCATTTAGTCTAGTTGATATTATGTTTAATATGATGGATGATTCATGTTTTAATGATCCATCAAAAACATTTTTAGATGCTGGTGCAGGGAGTGGATTTTTTTCAATGTGTCTTTATTGGCGCCTCATGGATGGTCTAGCTAATAAAATTATCAATAAAGATAAACGTTCTCAGCATATTATTACAAAAATGTTGTATATGAGTGAGATTAGAGAGGAAAATGTTGATAAACTTCGTACTATGTTTGGTGAAAATAGTAATATAATTGAGGGTAATTTCTTAGAATATCTCTCTATGAAGTTTAATTATATCATTGGTAATCCACCTTATAATTGTAATGGTATCAAAAAAGTGCCTACTAATTCAGTTAAAAATAAAAAACAAGACGGAAAAACGATCTGGTTTCATTTTGTCAAACATGCTATGAATATACTGATCCCTGGAGGACAGATTCTTTTCATTATCCCAAGTATTTGGATGAAACCCGGGAGAGATAAATCATATGAATACATGACATCATACAAGTTAAATAAGGTCCGATGTATGTCAAATAGTGTCACTAATAAGTATTTTTATGGTGAAGCTCAAACTCCCACTAGTTTAGTATTATTATCAAAGATTCCATCTGATAATGTAATTTCTCTCTATGATCAGGATTTGGATAGATATATAGAGTATGATTATGACCCAACAATGTTTGAACCTATACCAGTATATGGATGCTCTGTTTTTAGAAAGGTAAAACGTGATCTAAAAACTATAGGATTAAAAGTATTCAAGACTAATATGCCTTCAACAAGTGCTTCTATTAGTAAGACTAAAAATAAAGAGCATTCATATGAAAATATACGGACATCTATTCTCTCTGGATTAAATCCAAAATTAGTGATAGACTATAGTAATAAACAACTAGCATTTGCTGGAAAATGTAAATTGGTTATGCCTCATAAAATGTACGGTTTTCCTTTTATTGATAAAGAAGGTAAATATGGGATTAGTAATAGGGATTCATATGTCATTGTATCAGATGATATTGATTATCTAGAGAGATTATCTAGTTTTTTTAAGACAAAGACAGCATTGTATCTTTTTGAATCGACCCGATATAGGATGAAATACTTAGAAAAGTATGTTTTCCAAGTAATTCCCGATATTTGTAAATTAGCAGATTTTCCACATGAGATAAATGATGAGACTATTTCTACATACTTTGCTTTCACAGATGAAGAAAATGATGCAATTAATAATCTACATTCCAAAAAATATACATTTACTTATTAATCAAATGATTGATATCCAAAAAGAAACCTTCAAATAAGTCCCATTGAGTGTGAATAATACCCAATACACCAAGTACAAAGGCAATTATTTGCTCTTCTTTTCCAATTTTGATATCGCTTACACGTCTTCTAGGAAAAAATACAACAATTAATACTAGATACATAAATACTTCAGATACAGCGAGTGATTCTTCTCGCATTTTTTCCAGCATTTTTACAGTTCTACTATCCCATCCTAATCGATGACTAACGCGGGAAGTAATGGAAACTAGAAGAAATGCAGCCTTCAAAATTATAACTATAACAATCAATGTATTGTATAAATGTTCTTTCATTTACACTATACCTAGAATATTTTATTATGAAGCTGAATCATCACAACATATACACTACATACAAGTATGATATCATATATAACTGCTCTAAATCCAGCAGCTTTGAACCATCTAGTAAAAAAAGATGACCCTTTTTGGGATAAAAACATTAGCATAAATGCGGATGAAAGTATTCCACTTGATAATGCAAGACTTCCTAATTGACCTGCATGATCATCGCCATTAATATTAAACATATTTGCAGTACTCATACCAGCTGAAATATATAAAGCGATTAAAAATACATCAAGAATAAAACTCTTTATAGGTGTTCCATAGTAGTATTCTTCTACAAGTTTTGGTGCATTAGAGAGAAATGTTGGTAGATCTAAAATGTAAACAAGAACTACTGTAACAATCGATAAAGATAAAAAATATGAAAACCATCTGCCAAACCAAACGTTCATTTAATTATAAAGGGATAAAAATTGATACAGAATAATCTCTCAATTTAATATTCAGTAAATATGCCATATCTCGCATCAACTCGTTTTAATACAGAGACATGGAATCAAAATAAAACATGGAGAGAACATAACAAGTACACTGGTTGTGTATATGGTTCACCTGTGCGAATAAAGGATGATGTGCCAATTGGTGCTAATATCATTGTCTTAGAGATGCAGAATGATATTAACAAGATTGTCGGTATTGGATTGATGAAAAACAAACTTGCTCTTGATCAAAAGTATAAAATATATGATTGGGGAAATTATAATAGATATTCATACACCGGTGATTTTAGAATTAACAGAGAGTCTTGTTCTTCCGATGAAGAAAAGACAATGGCTATTCTTGATCAACTCTTATTCAAAGGTTCAAGACATCTAAAAAGAGGATCTGGTATTACATGTCTTCCATCTTGGATTATTCATAATAGACATATCAACTTCACAGAAAAAATTACTAATATGTTTAAGGATAGGTATTAGATAATCTATTATATTTATAATTCAAATATTTTTTCGTCTTCCATTGGTGTAAGCAAACTGGAGCACCATTCACCAAATCTTTCATCTTCATATGTTGAAATACCAGCAGCTTTGCCTAGTTTGTAAAGATTGCATTTATTGGTACAATCAATTCCACGAATATCTCCTGCTATGAGAGGAACACAAATGCGATGATCATATGAAATCTTAGCCCATTCTCTGTTACAATAGTGAAATAGTTCTATGATTTTTTTAACCTCACTGTCAATCATATTTACAAAGTTTTCATCTGATTCATTCGAATTACAAAGTCCCCAAACCCACTCCATTCCAACATCTCCAATAACTTCAAATAGATTGAGAATTAATGAATCACGGCGACGTGAGCGATCATTTGTATAAAGCTTGCGCTGCATTTCTTTTTTAGTAATTCGTTTCATGAGATAATCTACTCGGATCTCCGTAGTATTACTTAGAGTCTCAATTCTAGTTCTATAATGAACTACTTCATGTGCTCGAATATGTGCAATAATCCTGTAGATTCTGACAACAATATTTATTAGAACTCGGTCAGACCCATTTTTTTTCAGCTGGTCTTCTACTCGACGCATAAGATAATATCCAGGCATGTTATTTGCATTGCACTGACCAAGTCCTCTTCCGTGGTTCGCATGAGCACCGCCCGCATTTTGTCTTTGAAACTCGAAGAAGTGAGGATTATGGACGACACCCGTGTCAATTGTTCCAGTTCTCCAGCTGAATGCAGTATTACATGAGGTACACCACATCTGATCACAACCCTCAATTTTAGAGATTCTTTCTCCGCAAGAAGGACAAGATTTTGTCTGCGCCTTGATTAGTTCTGCACTTGCTACATCATTTGGATCGCAAGTATGCTCTGCATCTGCAGTAGCTCCTTTAACACAAAGACATTGTGAACATGTGTGATAATTACAAAGTCCACATTTGTATTGAGAACTTAAGAATCCTCGACAATCTTCTCTTTGACAACCCATAACAAACTTACGTTTTACAATTTTTGATTTATCATTTTGAATGTTCCATAAAGCAGACTGTTCGGTTCTAAGCATATGTTGATATTTTCGCAGAGTATCTTGTAGATCACATATGACCGCTTTTTTATCTTCAACTTTAACTCTTTTTTCAACTTCACCCATTGCATCAGGGAGTTGACTTATTGCACGATCAAGAAGTAATTGACTTCGATGATCTCTATACTGTTTCATAACAAATGAACGATTAAGATTTTCATACATGAATGCCGTGCTGAATTGCTTCTTGCACTTCATACAGCATGGATCTGCATTGGTTGTTGTAAGATATGTGCGAACACAGTTTTTACACGCGACATATCCACAATCTCCATATTCACATGTGACTGGAGCATTTGTACTTTTATTGAATGGTTCGTAACAGATTTGGCATTCAGTCATGATTTGTAGTTTATATACTTTCTTATATGTAGGTATGTGATTTATAACTTGTCCAATTTGAAATCATTTTTTTGGTAAAAGTAACTCAAAATCTAAAGCTTAAAAGTATTAATAATGTATATATAACGAAATGAGTGAATTAGATACAAATATTGAGAATTGGTCATCGGCTGATATTTTAGATTTGTTTGGCTTGACTAATCCGTCTGATAGTGAAGTAGAAGTCGTAGCAGATAGATTAATAAGTAAAGCATCAGAGGAAGGTAATGATTCTATAGTAACATTCTTAGAAGAAGCTAGATCTAAAATGTTACAACAAAACAGAAAAGAAAATGAAGAGGATTCATTCAATGAGCAAGCAAGTGAGCAAATGCTTGATTGGTGGCATAATCAAACATTAGCGCAGAATAATCAAGTTCAATCAGATAAGACAACTTCAAGACAAAATAAAGTTCAAACATTTGATGATAATTCTCATTTTCAAATGAAACAGGAAACTCTTGGAGTAAATCAAGTATTTAATGTTCCGGTTGCACAAGGTAGTATAAATCCAACACTCAAAAATATAGTTGAACGAACTGTGATTATTGACAGTCAATATAGAGCAAATATATTCCCATGGGCAACAAGCATCAGTGAACCTTCATATCCAACCTCATTTTCAGTTGATTTAACAGAAACTCTCCAAAATGTAATTTCTATGGAACTTTATTCTGTACAATTTCCGAAAACTTGGGATAATATTTCTGGATTTATAGGTAACAATTGTTTTGCAAAATATACAGGTGATACTCTTCATTATAGTGCAATGCCTGATGGATATTACAAAAGTCCACAAACATTTGTAGATATATTTAACAACCAATCAAACAATGTATATGATTTAGATATGAGCTATAATGAGATCAAAAATAGAATTGGGATAAAGTCTAAAAGCCAAGAAATTACGAAAATATTTTGGTATGATGGTGAAAACACCCCAAATGATTCTAGCTGTAATGCATGTGTGACAAACTCTTTTTCCAATAACAATTTAGGCTGGACACTTGGATTTAGAAAAGACTATGATACAAATACAGATTCTTTGACAAGTGATATTTCTCAGAATGATTATACTTGGGCAGAAGCAGCACCAAGTTTAAATGGTCCACAATACCTACTATTATCTCTTGATGATTATAATCATAATCGCCTCAACAAAGGCATAATTGGTACAAATATAACTACTAACAAATTAGATATGCCAAAGTATACATCTTGTAATAATTTAACATCTGATGCATCGGGTAAAACAATTGCTGTTATGGCTGCACCCAGACAATTAACTCGGGCACAGCTATTCACAATAAATAAGATTAACGAATCAAGAAAAGAGAAAAAATCACGAAATGCTGCTCCTACAACAAATAATATACTTGGTGTCATTCCTGTAGGAAATGATCCACATGGTTCAACCGTAACTATATTGGGCGAGTCTATGGCAAGTAATAGTAGAGAATATTTTGGACCAGTAACAATTGAAAGAGTAGGCGTTGAACTACAAGATGACAAGGGAAATCTTATGGATTTAAATGGTACAGATTGGTCATTTACATTTAAGGTAAAACAATTATATCAATATTAAAACTTTTGCTTTACAACGCCATATAAATCACTTATATTTGTTTGTTGTAATGTAATCAATTCCATTTGACCACTATAATATCTATCAAGAATCGTTTTTTGCTTTTGAAAATTACGTTTTATTCCAGATGCAAGATTTTTAAAAGCATCTATTGTTTCTTTGTGACTGAAATCAATCTTTCCTTGATCAGAAATCATTTTAAAAAAACTGAGTGCTATTTTAATGCTATCAAAATTATTAACAAGATTATGAATAAAAATTAAGGGTGTGCCATTTCTTACTTCAAATTGAAAATCATCTCTATTGCATATACCTGTATGCAGACTTACAAATAGTGCTGCTTCAACATCACTATTCGCAGGATTATCAATATCAGAGTAAAACTTATCTATTTCAGCTTTTTGAACATTCCTGGAATAATTTTTTGTTTCAATCATCACGGTCATACCATCTTCTCTTAGAATGAAGTCACCTCTGTGTGGTATAGTATGAGTGTCTTCTACATCTGCAGTAGGAAACATCATATTTAGTTTTGAATACACAATACCTTCTCCATCTTTACCTTTAAGAGAAGAGTTTTGCTGCCTTTGTAATTTAGATTCATACTCTTGTCTCATGCTATCACGCTTATCCCTTTCTTGCATAAGCAAATGCTGATGATTTGTTACCAAAGATTCAATCCTAACAGCATATCTAGATTCGACTTCAGTTTGTAGACTATTAAGCTTACTTAGTAAATCAGAATTAGTCTCCGTTAGACTTTTAATTTGCATATCATATTTTGTTCGTTCTCCCATAACTGCACCTTCAATACACGAAGATTGTTGCTGAGATGCATATAGTTTGTATTTTTCAAAAGAGTCTTGTAAACATTCATACTGTTTATTAGACTCTTCTATTTCATTAGAATGGCTACTTTTAAGAGCATCTATCTTTTTTTGCCATTCTTCATTATCCCATCCCTGAAGCTTGGTTGCACCCTCTTTATAAACAAATAAACCTAGCCGGATAACGCTAAGTTTATTTTCGATGGAGAGAGAATGAAACTCACTAATAGAATTATTATCGGGAAGATATGTTTCAATAACATCATCAAGTGTTTTTTCCATGATGTTATTTACTAAGCGGACACGTTTAAACTTATTATCTATCTATTCAAGAGAGCTTCAACAAACTTCTCTTTACTTGCGCCATATTTAAGATGTCCAACTACATCGCATGTAGGAATATTTATATTTTTAAGAAGAGCCTCATGATCTGGATTAATATTTTCGTTATAAGAATGTTCGTATATTTGTTTTACAATATCTATATCAGCATTGGTCATTTCTAGTTCAATATCAATTCTCCCGCGTCGAGTAAGAGCAGGATCAAGAGCATCATAATGATTTGAAGTAATTACCATAACCCTTCCATGATTTTCTCTAATACCATCCAAAGCATTCAATATAGTTGAAAGAGTAATAGGACGAGCCTCCTTTTTTTCTGGTTTCATAAATGAAAATGATCCGTCATTCCCGTCATCTTTATTAATTTTAAGCTTAGTAATGTCAATGTTTGTTCCACTAAAATCAATTTGTTTATCCTCTTGCTTATTTGTTCTGGATTTAACTAAATCGCTCTGTGCATCAATATCTTCAAAAAGCATGATTTTATCACCCCAAGTCAGATGTTCTTTATCTCGACGTCTATACTTAGTTTCAAAATATGCATTAAAAAATTGTTCTTCACTCTTCATTTCATTAATAGGAACTTCTATTATGTGACGATTTAACAGATTTGCTAACGCTTTAATAAGTGAAGTTTTGCCTGTTCCAGGTGGCCCTTTTAGACCAATGCCTAGTGTATATGGATGACCATTATCCTTGTACCATTGCTCATTTTCAATAAAAAACCTAATCTTATCAAGAAATAATTCCTTTCCTTTAAAAAACATATTATCAAATCTTCTACTGGATTTAAACTCGACTTCATGCCATGAAGGACTATCATCATCGCTATTGCCACATCTATACCTATAAATAAAGACCTTTTCCTTTTTTTGTCGCTTAATATTTTCAATATATTTATGTGTAATTTTATTTACCATATCTTTTATTTTCAATACTGAAAGCGTACTAGATAACAATTCGATTGATAGACGTTTTGTTTTTGATGATGCACCGCGATTTTTGTTGTCATCGCCATTATATTCGTCAACTGATTCAATTCTACATATAATATCTTTATCTAATCTCATTGGTCGTTGTGAATCACAAATATAGATTGTTTTACCATCACTTGTCGAGTCTCGTTCTTCATCATGTATAACAATTTGTTTTAATGTTGTAGCATTACCATTACCATTTTTGTTAATGTACTCCATAATTGCTTTAAACTCATCTGATAGATGAGCACTGACTCTTGAGTTCCATGGCCCATTGTGACATGATATGGTCCCTTCGATTATTAGTGAATTAATGTAAAATGTCCCACAAGACCAATAAGGGAGTAATTTTTTAACATAATGGTTATCGTCTAATAAAGTTGTAAATAAGGTATATAATATGAATGCTGTGGAGATATAAACTCCTCCCATAGATTCGTTATTTCTAAATAGAATAGATAGTATCGTTCCGTGTATAAACGGCGAGTGTATATCAAACATAATTGTACAATACTATGTGTAATATCTAAGCCATTTTGAATAGCGGTTTAGTGCAGTTTTTGAACAGCGGCTACGCCGCATGCCCTTCGGGCTGTTCAAAAACTAAACTTAAGAAAGAATAAAAAACTTATATTTCGGTGAGACGTGTGGTTTACGACTGGACTACCACTTGTGTGTTTTTTGTTAGCAAGTTGACTTAGCCATAAACATCGCCGCTAAGACACCCAATGCCAAACCAATATGATATTTTAATTGCATATGCCTGTAAATATCAAGCCATTTGCTTCTTTGTTCGTCTTTTGATAGTTCAAGAATCATGTAATCTGATTTAGGATGAATAATATAGAATAAATAACATGTTAGCAGCGTTATACCACCAACAGAACAAATAATCCCAGTTGACATTAGATTTGATTTTTTAAGTTTATCTGTGATTATTAAGAATAATATTGATAATACTAGTCCTACCGCATATCCTTTAAAATAAATATTGCGACGCTCCTTGATAATATTTTCATATTTGATTTTTTGACTTTCATCTAGAGTTTGGATAAACGCATCCTTATAATTAGAGTTATCAGCAGTTAATGCCATGTAAATATCAGCAATAAAAAATGCAATTGCTACAAAACACCATGTTTTACAAAGTTTCATATATATTTATCAAATATATTATGCGATGACAATATCTCGATTTTACCACAGTATATATTAATGGATACCAATATTGATAATTACAATAACAATGAAATCATCTCTCTTTTGAAAGTTAGAAACGATCAGTCCCTAACTGTGGATATTCTTGCAGATAAAATAGACAGGACAATTCAAAAGGTAAAACAAGCAGATATAGATGATAATCCAGAGTTAGTCAAGTTTTTTCAAGACTGTTTCGTGCGAATATCTCTTATGAAAGGATTTGAAATAACAGAAATACATCGCAATACATTGGCCTTAGCACCATTACCAATTGTACCAGATAATATTGTTGTTCCTGGAAGGGATGATAATATGAAAATCGTTGAGCCAAAAATATACGCAGGTAATTTAACCCAACCTCAACCAACAGCACAATCTGTCTCTGCATATGCAAGACCGTATGCTCGAGGAACAGTAAATCCTGTAGAAAGAGAAACTATCAAGTATCTACTTACCATTAATAGTAAGTTTCGGCCAGAATACAAACCATATAACTGTAACATTGAAGTTGAACAACAGGAAACATTTCCTTCACAAGGAGACTTAATTAGAGATAAAACATTTTGTCGCAATAGCCCTGCAATTGTAAAAAGAGTAGTAGAATTGGAAGCATGTAGTAAATCAACAAATCGAGGATATAAAAATACAGAGACAGATTTCATAGTCGAACTACAAGAGTCTTTGTCAAATGTTGTCAGTATTAAGTTGGCAGGATTAGAAATGATGAATGGATACTATTCAATATCAGAATATCTAGGCACAAATGTCTTTAGAATTACAACATATCAGTTTGATGAAACTATGCCACCAATTGATGGTGGAAATATTGGAAATGTTTCAGAACATACTATTTCAATATCCCAAGGCTCCTACTCGGTTGTTGAATTAATGGAAACTATAAATTGTGTTTTTCTTGCAAGCAGTCATATAGAACTTAATGCTGTAGAATTGAAATATGACTGCATTTCAGGAAAGTTTCATTTTGTTTTAAGAACCGAAGATGAAAATGGTGACCCAATTGTACCACCTGCTGGGATGGCATTTGGGTTTCAACTAGATTTCAGACATCCTCTCTATCCGTATAGAAGCCTTTTTTACAATTTAGGATGGATGATGGGATACAGAGAAAGTATATATACCATGACCGGTAGCTATATTAGTTGTCCTTCTACAACATGTCTTTTAGGTATAGGAGGCGAAGCACCAGTAAACTTAATAGGAACCCATTATTTCTTAGTAGAAGTGGACGATTTTAATAATAACAATCCAGTCGTCCTGAATTATAATTGTGATACAGAGTTTTCTTTTAACATTCGCAATATTCTGGGTAAAGTACCTAACGCAGCTCACACGAATGAAGTATTATTCGAAGATTCTTCTGATAGAATATTTAAATCACGAAAATATTTTGGACCTGTAAAAATAAATAAATTAAAGATAAGAATCCTTGATGAAAACGGTAGACAGATTAATTTAAATAATAGTGATTTTACTATCAATATTGAAGTAGAAACACTTAATACGCCTTATAAAAATATGATTAGGTAGATGAGATTGGTTCATGTGGTTTCTGTATGTATTCCATATGTACCTTAATTAACCGCTTTGTTAGTGCATCAATAGTAAGATTTTTATTGAAGTAATCCAAATAAGCACTTGAATCACCATCAATATCCTCAATCTCTAATAGTCTACAATCCTCATCAATTACAGGAATCACTCCGAGTCCTAAGCAGTCAACCACATGTGACTTTGGAGTTTTGTCAGTGATAAACGATTTTGTATAATTTTTCAAGTCCTTGATATATTCAATGTACATATCTTCTGTTTTATAAACATCCATCTTATCATCGGTGAAGTGATATGTCTTATCATTTCTAGTATCAGGTAAATCACTATTTTCTCTTTCTAGAAGAAGAGAATATGGTGTATACAATCCGCAATAAATACCCTTATCATCTAGCTGTGAAAGAACCTTATTATCATAATTAAGAATTATTGCAATTGTTTTTCTGCTAGCAAACATATCACCCTTGAAAAGACTAGAGTCCTTGTAATCATAAATTAAACTGAATCCAGTGCGATAGTAATCACGTGTACATGACTGATTATAATTGATGTATTCGCTTTTCATAATGAGCTGGATGATGGTTTTTTCTAGGCTGGGTACGTCATTGCGACTCCAGTTACCAAATAGATCATTTTTAGGACCAGAAATTACAAAACGATTTCCAAATAAGCGATTCGTAATATTTTGAACTATATTAATTCTAGGGTCATTAAAGCACATGATTGCCTCTATCTGTGACCACAGTTCCATAGCAGAAGTTCTCATGTGAGAGGGAAGTGAATTAGGATCAAGACACGTTGTTGTCAAAAGACATTTAGTATTATTACGTACAATATGTTTACCCTCGTCTGCTTTGAAATCAGAAAGCTTCCATGAACCTTCAAATCCAAAGAACTGGGCTAGATCAACATACCGTTCAGCTTCAAAGAACTCGGTAATAACATTTTCTTTATTTACTAGAGTACTAAGAAGTTCCTGAGCAATCCTGGAAATAGGTTCGAGAGCAAGAGTTTTATGGTTTCTTAAATCATTAATTTCATCATCTGTCATATTATCAATGCTAATATTTTGAAGGTTTGTATGTTGTTCTTCACTGGCTAATAATTCTTCATTGTTATCACACTGATAACGTATCAAACTTTCCATACCAAGGTTATCATCTGTACGTCTAACTAAAAACATACACATTGGATATTTGGCATTTTCAGATTTCATATCAACATCTCGCTTAAGACATACAATGGGACTAGTATAATCTTTATTTTCAAGCTCTTCTAATGAATTGACAATTATAACCGAATTAGACAAGTAAAATGCATCATTATTGCTTTCATGTATATTTTTAATACAACTCAACATGTTATTAATCATGTTGCTAGGGGTTAATTTATGCTCAGTCTCAACTTTAATAATATTTATTTTAAAGTCATAAAATCCTTTTACATGGGCATGTGTTTCATCTGAACACACTAGACAAAGTGTAGCATTTGGCATAAAAATATTGAGTGAAATTGCAACACCTAATATTGCATGACGATCGGTCGATTGATTTTCTATACAGAAGTATCTCATTTGTATTATAACAAGATAAGTTGCCTTAACTCGTTTTAATGTCTATGTATAATTTATGCCAAAAAACATAGTCACTAGAAGCGCAACGGGCTTGGACTGTGCAAGCAGACGTTTAAGAAGCGGCCATTTTACAAAATCTATAGATAAATCATGCTGTTGCTGCCCAGAGAATATAGATGACCAATTAACATTGTTTACTGAACAGATGAATATGATTACACGTAATTTCTTTGAACCATTTTACGAATCGCCACTATGTGTTGATCTTAAAAAATCTTATAACCAAATAAATGAGTTTTTTAACGAACAAAAGACAATATATGCAAATAAACCAGAGGTTATAACTCAAATTGATTTTATTGTCAACGCAATGACTATTGTCCGTGAAGATGCGTCACAATATTTTCTAAAGTCATTACAATTTGAATCATTATCTAGAGAGATTGAAACATCTATTCAGGGATTGTTACTGCATATTTATATGCTTAATAGTCGTATTGCCATTTTATCTGGTTATTCTGGAGAAGATGCTATTGGTGGTAGTACTAATATTGAAGTTAAACAGATTCAAGATCCTCGGTATGCCGTTGCCAAATATCAGCCCAAATTATCAATGCTCTCCTTTTTATTTCCTGATGAACCTACTGGTAAATATTACTCTAAACTCAAGACGTTATTATCTATGTCAGGTATGTACGAAAATGAAGAAGATATCACAAATGATATGACCCACTTCTTAGATAGATATATTATCAAATATAATGTGAGTAAAACACTTGAACAGTGGATATATGAACAGGATAATATAAATCATGATGACCTTAACATTATTGATTACACTAATATTATTGAAAATGACGAACAGCATATTGAATTAATGAGACGATGGAAAGAGATAAATGGAAATACTGTATTAGATGGTTCATTGACGATTGACGTGCGGAATATTGATAAGTATTTATCTCAGCATTATCAAGCTAATTTATCGTATTTAAAAACACATTACAATGATCCAAACCCAGTATGCCCGCCATCAAACTCAGAATTGCATCCATGGCAATCACCTTTAGGAAGAATGATACCATTAACCGGCTCATTTAGTTTTAATCCTGCTAATCTATTATCTTTTACAGCTTCAGATATTAATAGTTGTAATGATGAACTTCAAAAAACTTTAGACAAGATGTATTTAGTTTCTCAACAAATGAATAGTAGACAAAACTCTACTTATAAACCACCTGTTTTTTCAAAATGTTCAGTTACTAAAAAACATAGAAAAGTCATGAAAAATAACTCGACGCGTAAAAATATTTGCCTATAATTTTTTCACTATATAAAGTATAATGCCTATTGACGGAGCCAATATTTTAACCAATCTTTCCGCTGGAAAGCTAAGTGGAATCCAGCTTGCTGGTGCCTTCTCTATGGAGGAACAGACTGCAATTGATGCGTCTAACATAACTGGACAAGTTCAGAAACTTGTCCTAAAACTTAAGGAGACAGATCGTGGTACTGGTTCTTTCCAGACTCTCACCTCTGCTGCTTTCCTCGAAGTGGATGTTGATATGAACTTGATTCATAGTTTCAACCCTTCTTCCGGTACCAATGGCCAGGATGATTCTCATTCTCTCGCTGAGGCACATGTTGGCACTGATGCCCAGATTGCCATTGCCAAACGTGCTGCCACATCAGCATATCGTCTGGATGTGACCAACTTTCTTGCTGTCGCGGACAATCTTGCCACTCACACTCAGTACGATGCTGCTACCAAAGTGCTAACTACAAGCTGGTTCCCTGCTGGTGCCATTGTGTTAGACCTTGATGGAGACGATTCTATCAAGGATCGCGTGGCTGGTAATGTTTCTGTGAAATCTGCTAATGGCGATGATCGTTCATTTCTGGTTAGTGCTGATCAACTTGAGGCAGGTATCATGATGTATGCCAAGGTCGCTGTTGATTGCGCACAGGCTATGCCTCAAATCCAGGGAAGTACGACTTTTAAGCCTACTGGTGCTGTGATGAACGGTGATGACGGTGCCAATGCCGAAGGACTTAAGATCGTACTCACTGGAGTTGATAATTACAGCCTTGCTCAGGTTCTTACCGTCGCCACTGGCGACGGTGCCCTCGGCTCAATTCAAATCACTGAAGCTGCTGATCCTACTGCTGCTGCTGCTGATGACTTTGAGGAGGTGATTCAGCTTGATGATCTCCTCGGCGCAGGATCTGTTGCTGAGAAGATGGGTGACGCAGTCCAAGCAGCCATTGGTCAGAATGCCGATCTTATTAAGAGCTTTAAGTTGAAGGTGGATGCGATTGCACACGATGCTGACGGTGACTTCTCTGGTTTCTGCCGTCAACTGGCTGCTGGAGCTAATCGCACCCAAGAGGATCCTTTCTTGGAAGGCGATAAGTTTATCATTAACAGCGCATCAGAGCTTAAATTGTCGGTTCAGCCTTTCCAGTATTCTTTCCAGAATGGTGTAGCTAATGCTTCCGGTTCAGTTCTTGAATCTGTTGACACAATCAATATGTTCAAGTCTATGAACGTATATGCTGTTCTAAAACAAAGTGCTGCACCTGCTCCTATGATGAAGACTCTTGATGGAGATCTTCATGCTTAAATTATTAAGCAATTAATAATCTTTTTTAAATAACTATTTGTTGTTTACAATTTCAGTAACAAATAGTTTTGTTTGAAACATTTATTGTCTTTTTAGATAGTATAATGATCAGAGATCCTAAACTCGATTTCGGTGGAGATTTTGGCGGAGAGCCTGACTTTCCAGGTCCAGGTGACGATGACTTCGGTGGAGGTAAACTTCTCATCCCGATGGTACCATTCGGTTCTCCTACTTGGTCTGAAGACACCACACTAACCTTAACAGGTAGTGGTGATGTTACAACAACGGTCGCGATTATAATCGAAAATGCCTCCGATCTAGCCCTTGATCCGGCTGGTAAATGGCAAATAATCGCTAGAACCAATATTAATGATGGAAGAACCGCAACATCCGCAATAGATTTTAGAGAGACAACGCAATATCTCTCCCTGCCATTTGGAGAGAGAGAAGCTCCAAATTATGGAGATGACATCGATTTTATACTAACTGTCGAACTGATTAGTCCAACCGGATTAAAACATCTTTATGCAGTTAATGATGGAAAGCCATTATTGCTTATGAATAGAATAGATAATACTGGTCCGGTACATGGTGCAAAAACCAACCCATCTGACCTAGTATTTAACTATGGTGCAACTGAACAAGGTGTTGTGACTAAAAGTGTGTATTTTGATGTTAGTGATCCAGAATCAGGTATTGTCTCATTGGCAACGCCGCAATTATCAACATCATCATACGGTGCCACTCTTACTTACGTTACAAATGTAACTATTACAAATGGAAGAAGATTTATTTATAACCTTAGTATTAATGGTGCATCAGTTCCGGTTGGCTTAAGTGCATCAGTTGGTGTTCGTTTAACTGCTCGCAATGGTGCAGGTGCAACATCAAGCTCTTCTTATGTTTACGCTACAGTGAATAAAGCAGATGATTCAACTGGACCAGTTCTTTCTGTTAGCGAAACACCTGCAATAGTTCTTTCAGCATCAGCTGGTACTTTAAATAGTGCAACTTACAGAGCAATTGATTTCAATGCATCAGATGCGTCTGGTATTAGCAGTGTGACGGTTGATGGTAATAATAGTACTTCAGAAAATATCAAATATTATGGAGTATCTAATCTAGGAAATGGAAATTATCGTCAAACTATTTACGTTACAGCTGATAAATGTGCTATTGGCAGTAGCGCTTCATTTAGCTATACCATAACTGTAAGAGATAATAATGGTAATGCTACAACTAAACAACATTCTGTAAATATGTCTCGATACGATAATGTGGCGCCAACATTTTCTGTTGTGACAGATCCTACTGATTTAACATTTTATACATCTTCTGGGACTGGACAAAGCGCTTACCGAACAGTAGTCTATCGTGTTGTTGATGGAGATACTTCAGTTGATAAAGACAGTGTTGAGATTGTTAGATCATCCGGAAGTGGATCATCTCCAACATTTTATCAAGGATGGAGTGGTAACGATTTTACTTTTAGATGGTACGTTAACTCTGATGATTATGGAGTTGGTGCAACCGCAACAAGAGAGTCATTTTACATTAATGTAAGAGATATTCACGGAAACCGTGGTACATCTTCAACCCTATCTTTTTTTGCGAATCTACTCGATGATCAGAAACCAAGTATTTCTGTCAAGCATGTAGATTCCAAGACGTTTTATACATCTAATAATACAGGAAGTCCTACTGGACAGACTTCAACTGGTTATATTTACTGGTCTGCATCTGATAATGTATCTGTTTCATCTGCGTCAGGTTCACGCATCGGAAGCACAAGTTACATTCATTCTGTTGGTTCAACAACATCCACATCAAGCTATGGTGCACAATATAGAACGTCTTATGTATTAATTTCCAATTTTGCATATGGCAGTGGTTACACCGCTAGAAGTTTAGTTAGACTAAGTGCGTCTGATCCAGCGGGAAATAACCAAACCTCCGATGTATCCATTTCTGGACGATTGATTGATAATAGCAGACCGTATTTTAGTAATATTCCTGCTTCAGAAGATAAAACATGGTATACTTCCGGAGGAGCTAGTCAAGGTTTTACTTTTTCAAAAGCAGTAGATGTTTCTGATCAGCATCAAAGCGTTGTAAGTCATTCAGTTTCTAAGGTTGCTGGTACATTTACAAATGTAAGTAGTAGTTTATCTGGAGGAAAACTATCGTTTTCTTTCACACCTGGATCTAATAGTCAAACTGCAAATGGTAATTGGGTTAGTCAAACAGTGAGAATCACTATTACTGATTCTGCTGGCAATGCTGAGACTCTTGACTGGACAGGAAGAACTAGATTTATAGATAATACTACACCTATTATTGCACCAACAACTGGTTCTACAAATGAAGAGAACTGTAATTTCTTCAAATCTAGTCCTCAAAATGTTTCGCGTACTGTTTACTTTACTGTATCCGATTCATTTTCAGCAATTGATACAGGTAGTTTCGCAATTAGCACGCCAGGTATTTATTACATGTCAGTATCAGGCATATCAAATCATAGTGGAAATACATACAAATATACTTGCACGATCCCTGTATCTGGCAAGTCGGTTCATCCTACTAGAATATTTTGGGGACATGTTGATGTAAATGTTGCGGATATCTATGGTAATACCGGCGCCATGAGAACTAGTTTCTATGGTTCACATTTTGATGATGTTGTCCCATCAATCGGTAATGTATCTGCGCCTGCTTACAATTTCACAACTCTTTCAGGACAAACATATATTACCAACACTCTTACATTCCGTGCTACTGATGCACATTCTGGAATTAACACTCCTACGGTTTCAGGATCAAATGGCGCGACTGCGGGAACTATTACCGCTGGGTCAAACGGCTATTACACTTGTCCTGTTACTGTCATCAGACCTGGTCTTACAAATGCTATTATGGCGAAGGTTACTATCAATGTGTCTGATGTGCATGGTAATCAAGCAGGTAGTTTTAATTATACCTTGCCCGGTTCTTATGTAGATAATAAGGCGCCTCAAGTTGGAGCCCCTTCAGGAAATAGTACAGTTAATTTTGCAGTAAGCAGTGGAACAAGTACAATTGATCGCTCAATTTCGGTTGGAGTAACAGATGAAATTGCACTTAGTAGTATTACTGTCACACCAATAAATGGTGCTAAAGGTGAGGTATTAAATCTAAGTTCTATTTCAGGAACCTCATCTACAGCCACATTTAAAATTAGACATGTCAGATCTGAATATTCAGCAAACAGTAGCCAGAGCGAAACATACAGAATAACTTGTACAGATGCAGCAGGTAATTATACATATAAAGACTTCTCCATCGCAGTAAATTACAATGATGATACTAGTCCAATAATTTCTAATGCTGCTACCACAATTTCAGCAGACTTCACTGAATCAAATACTCAATCTGTTAAGGTTCTAACTTACACATTCAATGTTAGTGATACTGGTTCTGGCGTTAAAACTGTAACTGCTCTTTCAGACATAACAATTACTCAGCCTGTTAGAGTTTCTGGTACATCTTACAGCATGACAGCAACTGTAGATCGCGGATCTTTCACACATAATGGTTCATATCATAATGTTGGAGGTATCGATATTGCTGTCCGAGATCACGCAAATAATATTAGCACTCATGGAGTTACTGTAAGAGCCAAGCTGACAGATAATGTATCTCCTGTACTCGATTCTGTATCACCATCAAATGTAAATATGACCACTACTGGTTCTAACGTAACCCAGTCTTTTGCAATTGGTGTTTCTGATTCAGGTGCAATTAATTCTTCATCTCTTCAAGCACAAAAAACTGCAGGTAATGGTGCGATCTCAGCAAGTTTCTCTTCGGGTAAATTGAATGTTGTTATTACTAATATTCCTAGCAATTACACTGCTAATAATGTATATGTCAGTGAGAGTTATAGAGTTAGAATTGCAGATGATAACGGAAACTATTCTGCTTGGAGAACAATTGCATTCTCAGCTAGAACAAGAGACACTACTCCGCCAACAATCACATCTGTATCAGCACCTTCATTCATATTCTCTGAATCTGGTGCAAGTCAACTCACACAGTCAGGTGTTATTCGTCTTACTGATGCTCATATGGGAATCAATGTCGGTTCTTTCAATGCATCAATGAGTCCAGCCGGACGTGGTGTTGATGTAGACCGCATGATTCTCACGGCTGGTCCCGGTGCAAATGAATATACATACAATCTTACTGTTAATAAAGATGGTCAATCTGCAAGTGGTTCCGCCGTTAGCCTGGCTCTTACAATGAGTATTCAGGATAATGCATCTAATTCCGCGTCAACAACTGCTTTGATTCCGGTTACGGTGAATGATGATATTGCACCTACTATTACATTTACAAGTGTACCATCTGTGACTGCTCTTTCATCACAAGGACGCATTAAAACCTACACTGTTTCTTATACAGTTAGTGATTCAACTGATGGTAATCCTTCTGAAAGATCTGTTTCTTTAGCTCAAAAAGGATCTGCTATTGCAAATGTTAGTATCGGTGCTACTCAAAAGATTGGTTCCGCTTATTATAATGCAGTTACTGTAAACGCCAGCAGTCTTGGACATAATAGTGTTGCTAACATATACTTTACTGCTACTGCGAGTGATGCAGCTGGAAATGTTGGATCAAAAGATAGTGTAGTAAGTGCTGTAACTGTTGTTGATGATGTTAAACCTACTATATCAGTTTCGTCTGGTGCAAGCAACATTACTCTTAACAATACCAATAATCAGTCTCAATCAGTATCAGCAACATTCCTTGTATCTGATGATCTTACTTCGGCTGGTTCATTGAATGTTAATGCACATGGGGCATCCAAATCACATAGTAATGGTACTGTAACTCTTACAAAGACATTTACTTACGCAAGTGGTACTAGTGGTGCTCAAGAACTGCGTTGTACTGTAACAGATTCTGCCGGTAATAATGCAACTGCATATAGTTCATTCACAGTAAACAGACATAGTTATGATTTAACTGCTCCTACAATATCTGCTCCTACCTCATTAACTAATGGTGGTACCAACAAGGTTGTATTGGATGCAGGAACTTCATCATATACCTTTACAATTGCAGCGACAATTGCCGATTCTGGATCTGGTGTCAACCCATCAACTGTTAAGATTTCAAGTAATAGTACTTCAATTAGTGGACAAGTACTTCATGATACTTTTAATACTTCCACTGGTGCAGCAACATTCAGAGTAACTTGGAGTCTTAATGATTCAAGATGGGCTACTCTATGGAGTACAGGTAAATCAACTGTTTTTAGTGAAATATTTACTATTCACGCAAGTGATCTTGAAGGCACACCTTATACTAATTCTGCAAGCAGAACTATTCAAATTGATTTGGCGAGACGTGATGTTATCCCTCCTTCGTTAAGCATTAGTTCTATTAAAACCAATAATGCAAACGTTAGCGCATTAAATCCTGTTTTATTTAGTGATATAGATAGAACTAGTCGTGAATTAGTTATCAGTATGATTGCATCTGATTCTCAGACCAATCTAAACCCTGACTCTTGGCAATTATCTCTTGCGCCTCTTCCAGCTACCGGTAATTCAATCACATATGCTACTGCAAATGGTTCATACGTCTTTGGAAACGATGCTTCTACTGGATTAACCGTAACAAATACATCTGGAAATAATTATCAAATTGCAATGAGACTTCAGTCTCCTAACAATAACAGTATTCTAGGTAATATTTCAAGTGGTGGTATTCCTTTCGGAAACTCTACACTTCGTGCTACATTGACTGTTGGCGATAATAATAGTAATTCAACTACTGCATCCGTTGATTTCATAATTAAAAGAGAAGATGAAGTATCACCCAGTGTTGGTAATTTGATTGCTCGTTCAGGAAGTCTAACAAGCGTAAGTGTTAGCCATTCGTCTACAACATACACTCATAAGGTGAAAGTTGCAGCTTCAGATAGTGGTTCTGGATTACAATCCGTGACAATGAATAATTCATATGTTGCTGATTCGCCATCCAGCGCAACTGAATCTGGTACGCTTTACTATTACTTTAAAAGAGTGTATACTTTTGCTGAAGTATGGCAGGATAAGCACGCCTCGACTATAACAGTTTCTGGATTGAGAGCAACTGCAAGAGATATTCAGGGCAATGCAACCAATAGTAACTCAGTAAATGTAGTGGTCACAGCAAATGATACAGAGAACCCGTCTATTGTCACAAAGACGATTACTTCTAATACACTGAATATGAATACGTCTTCAAGCACAACTGCTCAACAGACATTCACTGTAATAATCGACGATGATGATACCAGATCTTCTGCAGTATCCGTAGTTATTAGCGAAGTTGAGGGCTCAGGTTCTCTTACTTTGACAAATATTACTGGATCTGCAGAGAGACGAGTATTCACTGGAAACTATTCATACATGCAATCTTCCTTTACACCTGGTTCTTATGTTAGAAATTGGAATATTGCTGTTGTTGATGCAGCAGGTAATTCTACCAATGACTCATTCCCAGAGTTTGATGTTAATGTTGCTGATACAACGAATCCTTCTATTAGTTCCGTAACTATTTTTAATAGCAGTGGCCAGTCTGTTACATCCGCAACTCTTGATACATCAACTAATACTGGATTCTCTGGTTATATTGACGTTATTATGTCTGATGTTCATAGTAGTGTTAATGTATCTGCTCTATCTGTTATTTCAGGTGCTCCGGTAGTTATTGGTGCCGTTCAAGTACTGGGATCTACAAAGGGACGCGTTAGTATTGCAATTGGTGCATCTTCTATGGCATCTGCACTTGGTTATGGGTCCAGAAGCATTGTCTTTAATGTATCTGCAAAAGATGTCTATAACAATAGTGCTTCAACTACAAAATCTATGAGTCTTACTATTAATGACTCTACTCCTCCAACTATTTCAAATGTATCAGTGTCTAATATCTCGATGAATTATGACGCTGATGGTGTAAATGACCCGGCTGATCAAGCTTTTGTACTAAAAGCCAATGTTACAGATGCAGGAAGTGGACTAAGTTCAGTCTCGGCTTCCGTTACATTTAACACTGGTATTGTAACTGGTACAAATACTGCCATGTCATTTATTAGAAAGGTTGGAACCTTATACGAGTGGCGATACATTGTTTCTCCTGATGACCTCAGTATTAACGCCAATGCCACTACTTATACATTCAAGATTAATGCTACACCTAACTATGGCAATGGTAGTGCTAAAACTGCTACTGCAACGGCACAGCTTAGAGATGATACTGGTCCTAGACTAACAATGTCTCCGGTTGAGAAATTATCAGGAACAGCACTTTCTCTCAATGAACGTGTAGATATTTTAACTAGTGTTGGATCTGTGGTTCTTGTATACGAAGTAACCGCTGTAGAGAAGTCTGATCCGATCACTCTATCAAATATTACATCTGCTGCCGGAGATCTTGATTATGTAATTCAATCAACAACCGCTAAATCTGTTAAGGCAACGGTTACTTACACCGCAGCACAAGTATTGGCTCTAACATCTGGTAATTATAATTCAGATACAACTCACAGTATCACCATGGTTGTAAGTGATAGCGTTGGCAATCAATCAACCATTGAATCTGCTGCTTACCGTCTCAGAGTCTATGATAACCAGAACCCTACTGTTAGTAATTTTGTTGCAAGTGACACAACTGTAGTTGTAAAGACATCTGCAAAGAGTCAAACCATTGATTTCACTGCTCAAATTGCTGATAATGTGTCTATCTTATCATACTCTTTGCCTGGAACCACTTTTATTGGTAAGTCTGGAAATACTTATACATGGCGTAAGACATTTGACTATACCAATTATAGTTATGGTGTAGCAAATGAAACATATACTCTTACTGTTTCTGATTCAAATGGTAACACTGTCGTTGTAAACGAAGGCATAAGCGTTACTAAGATTGATGATGAGAGACCAGCTATTAGTAGTTTCCGTGCAAATGATACATCTGTTACCCTTCTCACTACATCTCAGACTCAAGTTGTGACTTTTAACGCTGTTATGAGTGATAATGTGGCAATTACCTCGTATAATATACCTGGTCTGGTATTTATTGGTAAATCTGGCAATGATTACACTTGGGGGAAAACCTATAGATATTCGGATTATTCATATGGTTCAGTGTCAGAAGTGTTTACTTTAACAATTAGGGACGCAGCAGGAAATATTAGAACCGCCACGGAAACAATCAATGTTTCGAAAACAGATAATGAGAATCCCGTGATTAGTTCTTTCTCGGCTGACAGTAGTAATGTTGCATTACTAACATCTGCAAAGACAAAGCAGGTAACATTCACAGCTGACATTTCAGATAATGTTGCAATTTCTAGTGCTACTCTTGATGGAGGAGTCACTCCTGTTATTACAACTGGTAATAGAAGAACATGGGTTAAAACTTTCAACTATGTAAGTTACTCCTATGGAAGTACAACTAACACATTTACTCTTACTGTAACTGATTCTAATGGTAACAACACTACAAATGCAATCAATGTTGTAGTAACTAAAAGTGATGACCAGAATCCTTCTATCAGTAATTTTTCTATTAACGACGATACCATTGTTTTGAAAACATCTAATAAAGCAACTGCTCGAACAATCACTGCTACTATAAGCGATAATGTGAGTATTGTAAATGTTAATTTGCCGAATGCTACTTTCGTAGGTGCATCTAACAATCTATACACATGGAATGTATTTTATGCATATGCTGATTATAATTACGGTGATCAGACTGAGACCTATACTGTAACGGCAACTGATTCATCTGGCAATTCAACTTCGAAGTCTATCTCAGTAAGTATTAGTAAATCAGATGATCAAGCTCCAAGCATTGCGAACTTTATTGCATCGCCTGACACAGTAAACCTTCTGACATCTTCTAAAACGAAAACGATTAATATCACAGCAACCATCTCTGATAATGTTGCCGTTGATAACGTTTCACTTCCAGGTGCTCAATTTGTAAGCAATGATAATGGCAACTACTTATGGCGCAAGACATACAGTTATGATAATTATAGCTTTGGTTCTGTTACAGATACTCTGACATTATCGGTTACTGATAATTCTAATAATAGTTCATCTGCTATCGAGACTGTTACTGTAACTAAAAGTGATGATGAGAGACCAACTATTACTTCTTTCTCTGGAAGTGCAAACGCTGTTTCTTTGACAACAAGTGTGCCATCTAGAACTGTTACCTTCACTGCTGTAGTAAGCGACAATGTTAGTTTGGCAAATGTCACTCTTCCGGGAGCGACATATGTTGGTGTTTCTGGAACTACATATACCTGGACAAAGAGATATTCTTATGGAGATTATGGATTCGGTGCAAATGTCGCAACTGATTCACTTACTTTGACTGCTACTGATACGAGTGGTAATTCATCAACTGCTTCTGTAGCAGTAGCTATTACCAAGCGTGATGATGAAAATCCAACAATCAACTCATTCACTGTTGATAACAACGCAATAACTCTTCGTACTAGTGCAAAAGAAACTACTGTTGAGTTAATGGCAAATATTAGTGATAATGTAGCTATTGCAAGTGCGACTGTAGATGGCGGTGCTGTTGTCAGTGATCCAAATGGAGGGATTAGAAGATGGTTAAAGACATTCAACTACGATGACTTTACATATGGTTCTGTCAGTCGAACATTCAGATTAACTGTAACAGATACTTCTAATAATGTATCAACTGCTTCCATTAGTGTTATGGTAACTAAAACTGATGATGAAAATCCTACTATCTCTAGCTTCACTGTCTCAGATAACACAGTAAGTTTAAATACTAGTAGTCCATCTCAAACTGTTATATTTACTGCTGTTGCGACAGATAATGTAACTATTTCAGGAATGAATCTACCTGGCGCATCATATCTTGGTGTTACTAATAATACATACACTTGGAAAAAGGTCTTTTCTTACAGTGATTATAACTTCGGTTCCATAATTGAGAGTTATACTGTCACTGCTACTGATTCTGCGCAAAACACAAGCACTAAAAGTTTAGATCTATCTGTCTCTAAGGGAGATAATGAGAAACCACGAATTGTTGGTTTTGAAGCTTTAACTCCATCTGTCATTGTAAAAACTTCTCAACAAACCGTGACTGTTAATTTCACTGCTGAGATCACAGATAATGTGGGAATTGAATCGGTTGTTCTTCCTGGAGCAACCAGCGATAACATATCAGGTTCCACATATACTTGGTCCAAGAGTTATAATTATAGTGCATTATCATTCGGTTCTAATAGTGACACATTGACGTTGACTGTAAGTGATGCTGCTGGAAACACTAGTACTGCAACAGAAACTGTGACTATTGTTAAGCAGGATGATGAAAACCCGGTTATTGTATCTTTATCTGCCAGCCCATCAACTGCTAGTCTTAAAACTAGTTCACAGGTGAAGGTTGTTACTTTCACAATGAATGCTTCAGATAATGTAGCAATCACCGAGCACTCTTTACCTGGTGCAACTTTTGTCAGCAAACTTGGTTCTGCTTACACTTACACAAAAGAGTACACGTATAGCGACTATGAATATGGTCAGGTTATCGATACTCTTACCGCGAATGTTCGTGATTTAGCTGGAAATACTAGCACTAAGAATGTCAATGTAACTGTTGTAAAAGCAGATGACGATGTACCAGACATTTCTAGTTTCACTGTTGATGACGCTTCTGTTAAGCTTCTTACAAGCGCTAAGACACAGACTGTAACATTTACAGCGATCGCAGTAGATAATGTTGCGATTGATTCTGCTATTGTTGATGGCGAGGTTGTTCCTGTTATTACTAGCGGTGATACTAGAACATGGACTAAGGTATTTGATTATGACGACTATATCTATGGAACCCAAAACAGAACCTTTAACTTAACCGTAACTGATACTTCGGCAAATACTTCTACTGCATCTGTTACTATTAAAATCTTGAAGAGTGATGATGAATCCCCATCTATAAGCAGTTTTACTGCAAGTGATACTAATGTTGAACTATTAACTTCTAGTCAGAGCAAAAATGTAACATTTACTGCAGTTGCGAGTGATAACGTAAGCATTGTTTCTGCTGAGGTTGATGGTCTAGATTACCAAGGTGTGGTTGGAAACACATATACTTGGACCAAGGAGTTCAAATATAGCGATTATTCATTTGGATCATCTAATGATAGTTATACTCTAAATATAGTTGATGCAGCTGGTAACAGAAAGTCAGCATCTGTTAGTGTTGCAGTAACTAAGAGTGATGATGAAAACCCTGTTATCTCAAGTTTTATTGCTGATACAGCTATTTTCTATCTTAAAACCTCGGATAAGAGCAAGACTACAACATTGACTGCCGTTATAAATGATAATGTATCTATTGCTACTACATCTCTTCCTACTGCAACTGCTGCGGGTCAATCTGGAAATACATATACTTGGACAAAGAATTATCATTACGATGATTTCGTTTATGGGGAGAGCCAAGATATGCTTACCCTGACTGTAACTGATGCAGCAGGCAACGAAGCAAGAGCCAATAAGAATATAAGAATTATAAAGGTTGATGATGAACATCCTGTGATTGGCAGCTTCACTGCAACTCCATCTGTTGTAAATCTTAAAACTAGCGCAAAAGAGCAGACTGTAACATTAGCATTGGTTGCATCTGATAATGTATCTATTGTTTCAACTGCTCTTTCTGGTGCAACATATGTCGGAAAGGTAGGAAATACCTACACCTGGACAAAGAATTATCTCTATGATAATTACTCTTACGGTTCTACGAATGATCCTATGAGTGTTACAGTAACTGACGGAGAAGGAAATAGTACTACTGATTCTCTAACTGTATCGATTGTAAAAAGTGATGATAGAAAACCACAAATTACTTCTTTCATTAGTTCTAGTGAAAATGTTTCGGTGATTACAAGTGCGCAATCACAAACTGTAACATTCACAGCAGTGATTTCAGATAATGTTGGTATTGCAAGTGCTTCTCTTGATGGTGATGTTGTTGAAGTAACAACAAGTGGTGGAACTAGAACATGGACCAAAACATACGAATATGGTTCATATTCTTTCGGCACTACAAATGAGAGATATAATCTAACCGTGGTTGACACTTCGGGAAATCAGGAAACCGCTTCGCTCAATGTTAATATTGAAAAGAGCGACGATGAGAAACCAGTCATCTCAAGTTTTACTGCCAATAATCTTAATCCTGCTGTTTCTACATCTAGTCAAAGCCAGACTGTAGCATTCACTGCAGTTATTAGTGATAATGTAAATATCGCATCTGTATCATTGCCTTCGGCAATTTATATGGGTGCCTCAGGAAATACTCATACATGGTCAAAACGCTACAACTATGTAGACTTGTCTTATGGAAATACTGAAATCGTTTATACGCTAACTGCTACAGATACAAGTGGTAATACATCTTCCAGTAATATAACTATTAATGTATCGAAGAGCGATGATCAAAATCCTTCTGTTACAAACTTTGTTGCAGACAATGATTCAATTATTGTCAAGACATCCGACAAGACAAAAACGGTAACTTTCACAGCAAATATTGCTGATAATGTTGGTATCCAATCTATTAACTTGCCAACTGCAACTCTTTCCGATCAATCTGGTAACGCATACACATGGACAAAGGTATACAACTACGTTGACTATCAATATGGTGCTAACACTGATACTTTGACTCTTCAAGTAATTGATACAAATGAAAATGAAATTAATGTTTCTGAAGTAGTTACTATTACTAAGGTTGATGACGAGACACCTGTTATTTCTAACTTTTCAGCTAGCGATTCAGGTGTTGTTGTGAAGACTTCATTGCAGTCAAAGACTGTTACATTCACCGCGAATATTTCAGATAATGTCAGTATTCAATCTACAAGTCTTCCGGGAACAACCTACATAGGTAAGATTGGCAATGAATATACGTGGTCAAAGACTTATAGTTATACCGACTATCAATATGGTAGTGTTAACGACACATTAACTCTCACTGTTGTTGATTGGACTGGAAATAATTCAACTAAACAAGTAGTAGTTGCTGTAACAAAGATTGATGATCAAGATCCTTCTATTCTTGCATTTACGGTTGACGATTCCTCTGTCACACTTTTAACTTCATCTAAAACACAATTGGTGACTTTTGAAGCACGTGTGAGTGATAACGTCAATGTGGACAGTGTAACGCTTAACGGAGGGGTGGTTGAGGTTATTAAAACTGGCCTTACTCGATCATGGACTAAGTTATACGATTATGAGCGGTTTAACTATGGTTCAGTGACTGAAACATTCACTCTTACCGTAGAAGATACATCTGGTAATACTAAGGTTGAAACCTTAAATGTAGTTATTACTAAATCGGATGACGAAAGTCCTGTCATCTCAAGTTTTACAGTGGATGATGCAACTGTATCTCTACTAACTTCTTCTAAGGTACAAACAGTAGCTTACACTGCAGTTATTTCCGATAATGTGAGTGTGACCGGCGTTTCTACCCCAGGAGGAGCAGCGGCAACTGTCATAGGTAACACATATACTTGGACCAAACAATTCTTGTATAGTGATTACTCTTATGGAAATACTCCAGAGACACATACGGTGGTAGCAGAGGATGCGGCAGGAAATACTGCTTCGGCATCAGTCAATATCATTGTCTCTAAAATCGACAATCAGGAACCGACTAGCACATCGATTTCTGTAGATAAAACAGATTTTGCTCTTACTCAAAATGAGAGTACTACTATTACGATAACTGCTGGTTTCAGAGATCTTCAGACAGGTATGAGTAGTGTAGCAGGATCTGCTAAGGTGCTTCTAGAAAATGGTTCTCAGCTTGATTCATCCAGAATTGATAGTTTGACTATTACTACCAGTAATGGTGCTGCTGACTCAACTGTAGTTGCCGTAATCAATGTATCATTTGATGATCTTGTGTATGGTGATAATAGACTCGCATTTAAGATTAGTGCAGGAGATCAGTCTGGAAATGATATTATTTCGGATATTGTAACTATTAATGGTAACAAGTATGATTCGATTCCTCCTGAGATTATTAGCTATAAGCTTAAGATTGATGGCGTAGAGGTAAGTTCTCTTGAGTTCAACGAAACAAACCGCACCACTGCAGTTCTAACAATTGAGGCTCGTGTGAAAGATAATAAGGTCGGAACAATTGTAAAGGTAAATAATGTAGCGACTGCAAATATTAGTCCTATTGATGGTATTGCAAATGGCAGTGAACATGTATGGACATATAACTTGGTGAATACAACATATCCTATTGAAGATGTTACTAATCTATCTTACGTTGTTACTGTAATTGATTCTGACGGACTTACTGCTGCTTCTCAATCATTGCCTTTGGTGATTACTAGATTAGATGACATTCCTCCTAAGATCACTATCAATGATGTAAAAGCGATTGAACTTCAATTAGGAAGTGATAACGTCCTTTCTGATATTATCAGTGGTAATAATGAGTTTACAATTAAGAGTAACCCTTCGATTGCTAGACACAGTGCTAAACTGGTAATTAATCTCACTGTTGAAGAAAACAATACTCTTGCTCCTGGATATCCTTCTATTCATCCTGTTAATGGATGGATCAAGACTAATCCTTCTGGAAATAATCACGTTTTTACAAAGATTGTAACTGGAGCTGATCTTGCATTAGGTCTGAACAATTTATCATACGTTATTTCTGCAAAGGATAGCGCAGCTAGTCCTAACACCGATTCCACAAATGTGACATTTATTGCAAATGTCATTGATAACACTAACCCAGTAATTTCGACATTTACTATGAGCGGTGTTCCAGATGTGAATGGTGTATCTACAATTCTATTGAAAGAAAGCGAATCACAGGAGACAGTTACTGCTAATTTCAACTTAGCAACCAGTGATAATGGTTCAATCTCAAATGTTATTGTTCAGATAAAAGATTCTGTCAATGGTATTTCATTTGATCTTTCACCTCTTACAGCTGGATCTGGAAACTTTACTTTCTCTAAGACATTTGCTTACAGCGATTTTAACTTAGCGAATGGTATTATTTCAAATCTTACAATGAATGCCCGTGTTGAAGACAGTGCCGGAAATGTCACAATGTCCGATGCAATTCAGGCAGAACTAAGACAAGTTGACAATGTTTCCCCTGTAATTACATATGATTTAACAGCGGGTTATTCTTCATCTGCTAATGATATTGTCCTAACTGATGGTTATCTATGGACTTACAAATCATCTAAGAATGCGAACGGTAACAGTATTGCGTACTTGAAGGCAGTTGTATCAGGCAGTGATCCTAGAGGAATCACTTCTATTAATGTTATTGCTACATCCGCTCAAGGTAGTAGTCCAGCAATTACTATGGTAGAAGGCAGTAATGGTGTTTTCACTGGTTCATTGAATTACAATGCTTTACCTGAATATGGTGTTTCATACACATACCAGATTACTGCTACTGTAATTGATGCTCAATCTCAACAAAGCGTTGAAACCAAAAACATATCATTCAATAAGATTGATGATGTTTCTCCAACCGCAACTCTCGCTCTTGTGGAAGGATTGGTAGGGGGTGTTAAGAATATGTCAACTGCATTGAATAATGATAATGTTCTTTATGTTGAACTGGATGTAAATGAAAATACAACATTAGCTTTGTCTAATAATCCTACTCTTACTCTTCTTGGTTCTGGTGCTCAAGTTTCACTTGCAACTTTTACACAATCGGGTACTGGTCCAAGTGGTAGATACAGATATCAGATTGTTCTAGACAAGAATGATTACCAGTTTACAAATCTTGAAGCCGGATTTGATCAAGGTACTAGAATTGCAAATGAGAGTGTGAAATTAAGTTTAGCAGATAATGCGGGTAATAGTTTAGATGGTGAACCAGTCGAACTCTTGACATTCTCAGTGGAATTATCTGATGATGGAAACCCATTTTCTGAATCACTTACTTACACTGCTAACAATGGTATTCAATCATCAGGTGTTAATTCCAAACAGTTCAATCTGTCTGTTAACAATGTAGGCGCTGGAACAAAGATTGTAATTGCAGCCGCATTGAATGATAATGAGACAAACCTAAATCCTGATGCATTTGGTATCAACGGATTTAATGCTTCAAAGAGTTTTAATGTTGCAACAAAAACTGCTTTCTTTGAGATTACAATTGACAGAGCATTTTATGATTCTCTTGCGTTGTATGATGAATATGAAACCAAGAGCTTTACCATTACATTTAAGGATGTAGCTGGAAATATTAACTCTGTTGCGGATGAGTTACAGTTCAGAAGAACAGATAGTGACGAGCCGGTTATTAATAGCTGGACTGCAAATGATCTGACTGATGCGATTATTATCCACTATGATCATCATACTCAGGCCAATGAACAAACAATCAATGTTTCACTTTCTGCCGATGTAAGCGATGAACGTTTATCTAATATGTACTATACTACAACAAAGAATGGTGTTCTTCTTCCTGGAAATACTGGTTCTGGTTCTTGGATAAATCAAACATTTGCATCTGTTAGACCTCCTCAGGGCTCAGATGCATGGGGTACAACCGATAACTATATGTTCAAATTGTATGCTGTTGATGCCAATGGTGCAACTGTGTCAGCTGAAGCAACACTAGTTGTTAAGTTCTTAGATGTAACAAAGCCAACGATCTATAACTTCGGGTTTATGGATTTATCTCGCAATGGTTTAAGTGAACTTCAAATCTTGACTGAAAACGAGCCAGATGCGCAGGCAATTGTACGTGATACAATCGTTAGAGGATCTACTAGTGATTTCGTTGATACTTTAGATCAGATGACAATTGAGTTAGTTGGTGCTGATGCTCTTAGTGGAAATGTTATTACCAAGATTGAGAGATTAGCCAATGTCGATGCTTCTACATTTGAGTTTAAGGTTACAATGACTACTGGTACTTACTTGACTGGAGTTATCCAGCCAATTACCACAAGAGTTAACATAACTGACAGAAATGGCAATCTTCGTTCTGATACTATTTCATTGAATGTAAAGATTAGTGATAATCAGGCTCCTGTTATATACAGCCTTGTCTCGGATATTATTGGCGATGCACTTTCTCATCAGAATCATGTTCGCGCTACATCGGACATTACTGATAAGGTAGTAATACATGTAATTACAGCCAATGTATATGATGAAACTGAAGTTGATCTAACTAGTGCATCATTCCAAGATGAAAATGGAAACACATATGATGTAGTAAGCACCGTCTCAACTGGCACATATAATGCTAGTCCTTCGTGGAAGATTGTTGCTCAGCGCACATTGAATTATGACGATGAAGATATTCTACTTGGTTCTAATACCATAACTGTGACTGCAACTGTTGCGGATGTTAACAATAATGTTTCTGATGCAGTTAGCGTGAGCAAATCATTATATAAACAGGATGAACTTGCACCCACTATATTGGCTATGGGTCTCTATGATGATAATGCAACTACTGTTAAGGATAACGCATGGCCTAATGCTCTAATTGATGTAACTGATGATTCTAACATTGATGCAAATGGAATTATGAATGCTAAGGCTAAATCTGTCTTTATTGTTATGAATGCTCATGTCACAAATGAGATCATGGATCAAGTACTCTTGGAAGCAGGAGGTGCAAGTGATGAGAGTTCTTTGATAATGTGCATAAAGAACAACAGATTTGTTGTGGCTGCTGGATCTAACTCAGGATCTGCTCTTCATAATACTAGTGCACTTTTATCATTTGATATGAGAAATGATGCCTCCTCAAATCCTCTTGCTGAACATATGGGAAGTGGGTCCGCAATTGAATTAGCACTTCTTGTAAGACTTGATGTTGGTGCAATTATTCTATATGTCAACGGTAAATTAGTAGGAGCCGCACAAGCCAATGAGCGTAACATGTCAGCATGGGCTGGTTCATCGCCTGAAATTGCAATGGGTCATCTAGTAAGTATTAATAACCGCAATGCATTTGGTCCAGTTGTCTCTAGTGCATCAAGTGATTACAATTGGCGTGGTGATATTGAGGAGATGAAAGTATATGAATGGACATCCTCTAACAGTGCAAAGGTAGCAGGTGAGGCAGCAGCATTGAATATTTCATTAGATGTGAATAATCAGACATACCGTGGTGAGATGAGATTCACTTGTTTAGATAACGAACCTGATGTGGCTGCACGCATTTCTAAAAATGCGGTGTCTAGTTCTTATACTGTGATCAATGGTGTTGTAAAACACGATGTTGATTATGATTACGCAACCATTTCTGGAACAACTACTACTACTGACAACTTCATTGCCAATGCATTGCAATGGCAGAAGATTGGTACAAACAAGAATCAGTCACTAGAAGCAAATAGATCGATGTCTATTACTTACCAAAATCTTGATCTAGAGGCACCCGTAGTGAATGGATTCACTGTGAGCAACGAGTCTAATGGTAATGCAATAATTAATGCCAACGATATTATATCGCTAACCTCTAATAGTAATGTAGACCTCAAGTTTACAATAAATGCAACTGATAATTCTGGTATTGTATCTGCTACTGATTCATTTTCTCTTTCAGTTGGAAATACTGATTTCACACAGCTTTCATCGCAAGTTGCAGGTGATGCATTTTCATTCAGATATACTGCTGATTGGGATGATTTCTTTGCATCAGGTGATCCTACTGCAAATGGAGACTATTACATGACAGTAAAGGCAAGCGTGAAAGATGTAGCTGGAAACACATCTGTCTTAACTCATAGAACATTGCATTTCAGAACAACTGATAATACTGCACCAATCATCTCTTCTGCATTGTTTGTTGCTCCAGATGGAATCGCAACATTTGGGTCTATAGACAATAATGATTACGTGGGTAATATAACTTTGAGTTCAGCAAATCCATCTGTAGAAGTACGTATGAACGTTAACTATACTGATAACAATCTCAGATATAGCGGAGGTTTCAGTGTGAATGGTAATGGTCCTGTGTATACAGATGGACCTACTCCTCGTTCTGATTGGGCACTTAAAAATACAACATCTGATGGAAACGGAGGATATAGTGCTACCATTGCAGCAACGTACGACTACAATCAACTTTCTATTAAGAATGCTAGTCAGTACAGATATGGTAATGATGGAAATCTTGAACAATTAACTGCAGTTTTGTCTGATCCTCATGGAAATCAGAGCACTTTCAATTTCAATGTGAAAATATTTATGATTGATGATGTTGTTCCTTCTATGCCTCAGCTAAGTTTAAGTTCATCCTCATTGATTCTTCAGCCTGGAGATGTAAATAAACAGATTACTCTCACTGTTAGCACTCAAGATAACAGTAATGTTATAGCGGATGACGTATCAATTTCAGTTACGTCTAGTGGAGATGATGATATTTCCGGACTCATCTCATCATTCACTGACATTACAGGTTCTAATCCTTACACAAATCCAAAGGTATTTTCTGCTCAATTGCAGCTTGACTACAATGATATAACAGGTCCATATTCTATCGATAAGACCTATACGTTTGCGGTTATTGTTAAGGATTCTTTCCAAAACACCAGAACCAACAATTCGGCTGGTCAGCTTCTAATTCAACGTATTGATAATGAAGCACCTACTTTGGTACAAATTAAACGAAATGCGCTAAGTAATATCTACAGTACTTCTATTCCTGAAAGCAAATACACAGCACTCTATAATGAAGCAGGTGTGAGTAAAGGTAGTAATGCTGGCAGTGATTTAAGATTTACTATACAGGATGTTGGTGGCTTGAATGCATCAGAGTTATTCATAAAGAGATCTGCATATGCAGTTGCTGATGCAACAAATCCAATCATTTCTGATCCTGACTTTTCTAATTCAGCTAGAGTGGATTTAGTGCTTAAATCTGATGGCAAATATGAGCCTTCATCACAGTTTGTATTTGAATATGATGATCTGACAGAATACAGTGTTAACAATACAAATAAGGTTTACTACCAATGGTGGATGATATCTGCAAGTGATCTTGCAGGAAACCAAACTGTAATTTACATGCCATGGCGGGTATCCAAGAATGATTCAGTTGATCCTTCAGTTACTCTTGTAAGTCTATCGCAAACTTCTATTAAGGACGGTAATGTTATTGAATCAACTTCTTATGTTGGACATTCTAGCGCAGAGAAATTAACGATTAATATCACATCTGCACTCGATAAGAAGACAATTGGATTTAAGGTAACTGCAAGTGATAACCACAATATTGCAAATGTATGTTTACTAAGTCATCCTAATGATGTTGTTTCTAATACATTGGCTGGACCTAATGCAGATGGAGTATATACCATCAGCCGTGAATATGCATTCAGTCATCTTGATGGATATGGTGAGCGATTGATTGAGACAATTTATATTGTAGCAATTGATGATACAAACAACAGAAGCTCTCACCAAATACCTGTGTATGTGAATCAGATTGATGTAACTGCTCCGGTTATCAATCTTGCAATTGCGTCAACAAGTGGCGAAACTGAGATTAAATATCCCGGTACGGCACTCACGTTAATTGCAACAGGTACAGTAACTGATGCCAATACTGGCGTGTTAACAAGCAGTGTCAAGCAACTAGGTGTTGCAAATGATTGGTCTTTCAATGGTATTCAATCAAACGGAACATTCCAGTGGAGTAAAGTAATTAGCTGGGATGCAAATGCACTCGCATCGTATACAGAATCCTTTACCATTGAAGCAGAGGATAACTCAGGAAACAGAAGTGAGAGCACAGCTGTATTCAACTACAGTATCACCAGTAATAATAATATTGCAGAAGTTGGCACAAGTGTTATCCTGTATGATGGTGAGAGTAGCAAGCTTGTCACAGCAAGCCCGTTCTCCGTTGACCCTGCAAGAAATTACGATGCCGAATATGTGTTTGTAATTAATGATCCAAATGATCTTCAAGCACCGGTATCAGGAGACATAACAATTACTGGAAATGCAACTCTTGTTTCTCAAACTAAGAGCGGTGTTGCTGGAAATCAAACTTTCACGGTTCGAGTGGCATTTGATACTTCCAATTTTGTTAAGGGAGATAACAATGAGAATAATGTGAATGTTAGCATAATTGTCCGAGATCCTTATGATCAAGCAGGTGTTTTTGATATAGATCAGAAATGGTATGTCTGGAATTATGATACAATTGATCTTGATGTAGACTACTATTACATCTATGAAGCTAACATGAATCCTCTAGTTAACAAGGTAAGAAACCACAGCGGTGCAATTACTGGATATAGTATGAATGCTATTTCAGGTACATTCTCTGGTTTACAGCGTATTGCAATGAACTTGCCTAGTGGAAGTAAAGAGATATCTCTTGAGCCATTTATTGTTGAGCAACGAGAAGAAGATCAGCCTGATGTTGTGAAATCTTCGTGGACGTTCGACCTTGACAGTATTGTAACTGCAAATAACCAAGGTGTTGTTGAAGCGACTATTGAGATTGAGGATAAATCAATTGATATAAGTTACATTGATGATTATTCTATGGCACAGGTTATCTACTCTAATTATGATCAAGTTGGTGTTGATGTCGATGGAAATCCAATTGGGCAGAGTTATATTCCTACGGTAGAGGCTAATACAGCAGATAATCTATATAGACAGATTGACAAAGACTACTTGATGAGTAATCCTGCTATCAGTGGAAGTATTAATGCACGAGCACTGAACTTCCTAAGATCTGATGCACCGGGTGTTTCCGCTGTGACCTTAGCACCAATCCCGGTAGGAGAAAGATTAGATCAGCTAGCACACAGAAATAATCTCTTTGGTCAAGAATCAATCATAGAGACAGGACAATACTTCGTACTTAACGGTACAGTGAAGTACAGTGTTGTTGTTAACGATGCGAACTCAGTGGCTCATACGGTGGTTTCAGAACAACCTGTGAAGCTTGTTATAAAACATAAACCGGGAATTGCAACAATCAATTAAGTTTCCAATTCAAATAATTCATTAATATAATCTGGAAGAGTATACTCTTCTATATTATGTGACTCCAACCATGTAATAGTCAGTGGGACAGTATTAGAATCAGGCGATTTAGATGTCCATTTATCTTTATTCAAAACTTTAATCATTTTATTTAAACGATTGATCGGGCCACCTGCATCTCTTGGCGGACAATGTTTAACCGCCCATTCAAATTGTAGCGCTTGTATTTTTCCAAAACCTGAAACTAGACACATATGTGTCCAACCAGGACCTTTCCCAGTGGTATATTTAGCTCCTCCCTTTATCTCAGAATTATGTTGTCTAAGTCTTCTTACAGGATCAGGACTGACTCCTGCATAGGTGCAACCGCCATTGCGAATTAAATAAAATTGCCAGTTATTATCATCAGTCATTTATATTTGATAATAGCTTGTTTTTATACTACATATGGATGTGAAGGGTTATATCTTGAATCGATGTTTTTTTGAAAAAGTTTTAACCTAAAAAACCGCACTGAAAATTATTCACTACCAATAATTTAATTAAAAAATTGTTATAATTTAATACGAGAATTATGGAACTATTTATGAAAGAACTTCCCAGCGAAGAATTACTATGTCGGTTGATTCAAGAAGTTAAAATTGACGATAATAAAAATGAAGAAAAAGAGATTTGTCATTTATGTGGTCATTCAAAAGAAACGCACTCTACACAAAGCCATCAATTCATTCTGGCAACAGATGAATATAGATGTATTACGTGTGGAATGTGGTTCTATCAACATCTAACAAAAAAGACTAGTTGTTATGATGAATATATTAGAGGTTAATTAATGGTAATATATAGCTTATTTTCTCTCTTCACAGGAGTTTTTCTACGATAGAATGTTATATTATACTCACGCGGAAGAATGTATTTATATGGGTCTATGCTAACTGGTATTTTGTTGAAGAATATATTTGCATGAAACCTCAAGTAAGGCAATGTACCATATGAATTGTCTATCTTTTCTATGCCTTCTAAGAAACACTTACAACATAGGTGAGAACAATGTGTGTTATATATATAACCACTGTTACTACAATAATCATCTTCGTCATCGTCAATACTTGAATATCCTCCGGAGTCGGAATCGGAATTAGAATCGGAATCTGATATATCATTATCTGGAGGCCTAATACAACACAAATTACATCTACATCTAGATTTACTTTGCCAGATAATCATTATTTTTTCAGGATAAATCATTTTAATCACATTATCAACAACTGATTGTGGGAGATCAATAAATCGTTTACTTTCTCTAATAGAAACAATTGCGTCATTATAAAGTCTGTAGCTAGATTCTTTACAGTTTTCGTTGCATGCACCACAATTCATTTGATACTAGTTTGTTGTCTGATAGTATCAAAAAGTATTTATGTTGTTGTTTCAATTTTTCACTATACATTTTCCAGTTGTTTTGTCTTTCCTACTTCCATTGGGACATCTTTTTCTGGTTTTTTTCTGTATTTTTTTAACTACAATAACCGTGTGAGGTTTCTTCTTTGTAAACTTTTTAACAATTTTAAGAACTTTTTTCTGTTTATTTTTAGGGTCACATGCTTTGGTTTTAGGATTGCGTCTAGTTCCGTTAGGGCATCTTTTTCTGGTATGTGTTTTAACCTGGTGCTTCTTTAAAATCTTTGGTTGTGCTATTTTTTGAGGTGTGATAATTTTTGGATTTGAAATAATTCTAACAACAGTATTTTTTTTGGTTTTAATCTTTCTACATCTGTTTGTCTTTGGGTTAAGTTCTTTTCCAGGTGGGCAAGTTTTTTTATTCTGGTAAGTTGTCTTATTAGCAAGAGTATTCTTTTGTGTTTTATTTCTAGGTTTAATGCACCTTCCAGTCTTAGGATTTCTAACAAGATGATGAGGACATCTTTTCTTGTATTTTAAATCTATTGCCAAACCGGTAGATCTAGTAGTTCCAATTGAATAACGAATGTCTTTTTTGATTAATCTCTCTAGAACTTCTCTGTATGCTACCAAATCTCTACTATTTTTAACCTTACCTTTATTAACCTTATCCATTAACTTCTTCAAAGTCATTTTTGGGTTTAATGATAACTCGGATTGAATCTTCAAGAAAGGTTCAAAAAATCTTCGCATTTGTGCTATATCTTGATAATTTGCGGTCTTACCAAGTTCTATTGCTCTACCGGCAGCCAACCCATATATATCAGAAAAATATTCCTCTACCTTTCTGGTAATAAAAGTAGCATATCCTCTGGCTACTAACAATAAATAATTACCAATATTTATCTTTGTATAATAATCATTATCACCATTATTATTACCATAAAGAATATCTAACAGTATTTCCATTACCTGTCTTGTAGTTAATTTAGGATTAGCCAATATCATTTCAGTAGTAAACATACTCCATAAAGAACAATAACCACCACCTTCAAGATTATTATCTTTAAACAAATTAGCATAGCCTTCCAAAGATTGGATACCTTTAATACGCGGACATACTTCATCTGAAAAAACCATGTTATATTTCTTTGCTTTTTTTGGCAATGTATTATTAATAATATCAACAATATTGGAATATGCTTTATAGGGATTCATTCTAGAATTATTTGTACCTAAATGACTTCCATGTGGTTCTACAACCTCAATTGTTTGATGTTCTTTTCTTACAACTAGGAGGTTAGCATGTGAACCACCTCTTGCATAATTTTGAAAAGATCCTGTTCCAGGAAAAAGCATTCTAACTGGTATAATAACAATATTCTTATGCTTGAGACATTTGTGTACTTTTTTAGCATAACGCTCTAGATATTTTTGATATGCCATCCATTTTGTTCTATCTTGCGTTGTATTATTCTTAAACTCAAATCCATATACTTTGAGTACCATATCTCCAACAGTCTCACAAATATCAGGTAATACATTACATGGTGGATTTTCATCAATAATACAGCTATTACCATATTTGTTAAAAAGATACATGTAAAACATTGAACGCATAAAGTATTGCCTATTTATACCCCAAGCTGCAAGTTCTTTCTTATTCTTATCTCCACCGGAATTAAATACAGCTAATAATTTTTGCAATTTAATTGCAGCTTTCTCTGATCCTTTTTCTATATTAGATGGTAACTTTGGTAGGTTCAGCATGATTACTTATTAATATATAGAGAGAAAAATGATATGTTTTTTTGTAAGTTCTAATTTGCATACAACAGCACAATATGGCATCAATGACAACACAAATCACAACCGCAAAAACGATTGGTAACGCAATTGTACGTAATTCGATTATATCTCAATCATCCGGACTGAGATGTAGACATACCAAAATGCACGAAGCAGGTAAACATCTTATGATTGATGCAAATGAGTCGGAAGCAACTTTAAATGATGCGATGGAAATAATCAAAGAATATGCAAAAGAGCGAATTGAATCGTATGGAGCACAAATGGAGTTTAGTACTAAATACACTCTCTTTGATTGTCAGGAGCAACTAAAAATGTCTGGTGTACAATTACGTGGTGTACAAGACGATGAGCTAAATAAAAAGGTATCTATGAGACCGGACGGAGGAATTATTTGGGCAGTTCTCAAGTCGGGTAAAAAATATCCTGTCTTCATTGGTGAAGATAAAGTACAAGGGACAAATGATTCTCGTAGACAAGAAGGCCTGTCTAGACAGGCTACTGGTAATGCGATAGAGAGAGCTGCTAAGAATATTCGTGGAAGTGAAATGCTTTGTCAAGATATGACTACATTTCCATATGTGATCTTTGCATCTGGTTGTGATTTCCATCATACTGAAACAATCAGTAAACGACTTGAAATGATGAATATGAGTGTTCCAAATCATTATTTGGAAGTGACGACTAGCACTACAAACGAAACACTTGAACCACATATTATGTCAATCTGTGAAAACATCGATGTCCAAAAAATGTGCGGAATAGGAATCGCGTCTATATTTGTAAAGGCGCATAAATGGAATGAACTAAATCATGGAGCGTCTAGATGGCGTAAAAAGGAAATAATCGCCTTCTCGTGCGAAGTAATTGATCAAACAATGTCATCAATAGATTGGGAGTTATCTAATGCCGTATCTCAACCAAAAGAGTTGTTAGATCTAGAAAAAGCAGAGGAAAAGTAAGGAATTAAAACAAAAAGAAATAAAGGAAAATCATGTAAATAACATATTTTTTACCTTCATAGCTTGCCTACATTAAAAATAAATACTATATGATTTCATTACTTACTTGGCTAAAGAAATCATTTTTTTATAACTTTTCCAAAGACCCTCAGATATTTTATAGAATCTACTGATAATACCCCAAATATTTTTGAGAATTGAAAACAGGGTAAAAAACATGATTTATTTAGAGAGCCTAGAGAAGAAAAACAAGATTTTAAAAAGTTTATGAAGGAAAGTTATGTAGGACTGAAAAAAAGGCACTACAGACCAATAAGTTTAAAGCTTTAGCAACTTTTCTATGTACCATATAATGATACATAATGATACACAAAAAGTTGCAAAAAGTTGCAAAAAAAACACACCAACATTTTATTGTAAGAATTGTGACTATACTACGTCACGAAAATCTTCGTGGTTAAAACATCTTGAGACGAAGAAACACAGCAATTCGGAAATGATACATAATGATACATCAGATGTTGCAAAAAGTTGCAATAATGAAAGATTTACATGTCAATGTGGAAAATCATACAAGTTTCATAGCGGGTATTATCGTCACAAATCAAAATGTACATGGGATTTAAACGAAAACACCGAGTGTTTAACGAAAAAACAAACAGATAATGGAGATGGAACAGTAACGATTGATAAAAGTGTATTAACTGAGCTGTTTACAGAGAGTTTTAAAGCATTGATACCAGTTATAGCTGATAGTATTGGAGGGAAAAGCTCAATTTCAGGAAGTGGTTCTAATAATACGATAAATAATCAAAAAATATTCAATGTCAATTTATTTTTAAACGAACAATGTGCTAATGCTATGTCTATTCAAGACTTTGCAAAGCAATTACAGTTAACAATGAATGACTTAGATAGATGTAAGCCCGAATATTTAACAAATGTAGTATTAAAGAATCTACGTCCATTAGCAGTAACAGATAGACCATTTCATTGTACTGATGAAGATTCATCAAAATGGTTTGTTAAAGATAGAGAAAATGGATGGGAAGAAGATAGTGGAGATAAAATCATAACATCAACAGAGCATGGTATAAGAAGACAATGGCCAAGTGAGTTTGAAAAACAACATCCACAATGGAATATTAATGAGAAACTACAAGAAAAATATGTTAAAATCGCAGGTAATACAAACGCAGAGCTAAATAAAAAGGACAAGGGTAAGGTATTGGAGGATGTGAAGGATACAGTGCTATTAAATAATGAAGTGATTGGACAAATGACCCCAGATTATAAGTTTAATCAAAAAAATATGTAAACAGACGTAGTTTAGTGTTGTATACAAGATTATGTCTGCAGTAAAACCACATTTCAAGGATTTCAACACATGGAATGAGATAGACAGTGAAGAAATAGAGAGATTACAATCAACATTAGCTCCTCATTTGAAAAAAATAGATATAATTATGTCAAAACCCAAAAGGATTGAGTTTGTGAAACAATTATTAGAGAAACAAAACGGTACATGTATCTGGGGAAAAGAGATTATGGGGAAATATTGTTGGAATGAACCAAAATACAATTGGAAAACAGATGAAAATGGAGAGAAATACGAATCTATATGTAATATATTGAAATTACAATGGGGTCATTTGATCCCTAGATGTAGAGGAGAGAAGTTTGATGAACATACATTATGTTTAATGTGTGGAAGATGTAATAATCATATACAATCTTCTAGAAAATTGGAACAATTAGTGCCAGAATTGCTATCAAAGGTATCCGAAATCATTGAAAAAGACGTATGTGTGGTTCCTACAGAGGAAGAAAGAAAAGCATTGGTTAAATTGAATGAATATTATGGTTATAAATAGGTATTTATGGAGAAACATGGTTATTCTGTATTTTCGATATCGGTTTTAATAGCTTTTTTGAGTTCTGGCATGTAATACATAGCCCACGAAGAGTATGACCCTTCCATTTCTTTGTTTGAAACATGATGTGTAACGATATTTCGAATTAACACATCATCTTTATTGGGATATAGTTCCACAAAGGCACATGATAGAATTGAGACAGTCTCGATGATATTAGGGCAAGGTCGGTCACTATAAGAATCGAGCATATTTTGTATATTGATATAGTTAGTTATTTTTAACTTTATCAATTTTTCAAGTAATATATACGTTGAAACCACAACATGTATATATTAGTATTAATATATATATATATGGACAAACCAATGATACCTATAATGATGTGTGGATTATCTAGAACATTTCCATTTGGTTGGGGAAAACGATCAGACGAATTATTGAGCAGTTATGCGACGTTTTTTGATCGTTTGTCTGAAAAATACACCCTATTTTTCTACATTTCAACAGATGATCTTCATTTAAAAGACACATTTACTTTCCTAAGTAAGTATGGAGAAATAAGAAACATACATTTGAGCAATACAGGTTACAAGTATATTAAAATAAAAGATACTGCTCCATTACAAAAGTATATAGATATCTACAGATCAGCAACCCCATCTGACATCGAATGGAAGGCCCAAGGAGAAAGGGCGATACATCAATTTCATAGAAATCTTGATGTATGTAATTTATGTATATCTGATTATGATGTATATTCGAATGCGAAAGTGCTTGTTAGAATGCGGCTCGATACGGTATTCGGTGACGAATTGACTTCTAAAATAATTAAATACATTGATGAAGCATGTATTAGTAAACAAGAAAGCAGTTTTTTTTCATCAGATTTAATTTATTGTGGTACGAAAGATTTACTAAGTTATGTACTGAAAGGACTGGAAAATGGTTTAGGTATATTAGACTGGGAGAAACCATACGATAGTAAAGCGTATAGTGCCATGTTTTGTCATATTTCTCCTTTAAAAATGCCACATGGATCAAATGACTACAAAAGATGGATAATGAGTCCAGAAGGCCAGATTATAGCGTTATTACACAAGTATTTGATGAAGATAGGTGAAGAAAATTATAATGCAACCAGGTGTGATAATTATCCTGTGATAATTAGATAGCTATAATGATCTCTTCTCCAAATCATTGAAGAACTGATCATCAATATATACCCTGTAATAGTTCAATAACTTTTTGAGAAACCTTATAGGGAAGACCTTATCTATAAGTTGATCTGGTGGAACAGTGTTAAACCATATCAGTACAAAGAAAGGGAAAATGCAGAGTGAGAGTTTAAAGTCGAAAAGAATATCATCAAATGTCTGATTAGGACATTTCGTTTTCATCAAGAGGTAATAATAGTTTAATGCGCATATAGAGAGATGTTCATCATAATCTGCGCTTTCTACTAAGAGAAATGCAATATCAGATATACCTTTATTTAAATGTATGTACTGCCAGTCTAAGAGTATAGGTTCACTATTTGTGGGATAATATATATTAGGACTTTTGAGATCACCGTGACAGAAGCTGAGAGGAAACATCGAAGATAAATTAATTATGTTATCAAAATTATTGTATATGTTTGTTAGGATTTTAGAGTCACTGTCAGATAATATAGGTCTGCGTGTAGTAATGAAGGTATTGAAGTTATTATTAACTAGTGTCGAATAGTGTGTGATGTCCTTGACGGTTTTGAGACATTTGAACTGTTCTGGTATGTCTTGTGGTTTATCGAATAGATAGCAACTATGCATACTAGATGCAATATCTATAACCTTCATAAGAATGTTCGGATATTTATTTAGATTAACATCGAACATTCCTGGAATATTAGTAACATCTTCCATTACAATAACCTCCCTATTTTTGAAGTTGAATGTACTGTAACATTTCGGAACATTCGGAGAGCGTAAGTATGGAGAGATTTCTTTATAGAAGTATACTTCGTTAGCATACATACCAAGATTAAGTGCAGTATCAGAAAGAATATTATCCAAGTTAGCGATTTTAAGAATGATGTGAGCATTATCCTTATTTTTGTATTCAATCATTAACCTAGATATATCACATATATATCCTGTTTTCAGATTGCTATTGTCTGATGATGTTATTTTGTTAAGCGGTAGATATGAAAGCGATTTGATAGTAGCTTGTTGAAGTTGAGTTAACGTTTCATCATTCGAATTAGAGATAAGATTTTCTGGAGCAAGATCTAACCATGAATCTATGATGATGGCATTTTTAGAAGTTTTTATAGTACTAGCGTTGGTTCCATTATTATATATAACAATGGTTTCTGGAAAGAAGCGATCTGCAGAAAGATATCCACTACTTGAATCTTCGAATACGATACACTTCGATGGGTGTGATTTCAGTAGTTTACATGCTACTATATATGGCTCTGGATGTGGTTTATGCTTTACAACATCTTGTGCGGTAACTAACACATTTATATAGTCATCTAGACCATATAGAGAAAGTATAGTCTTTGCGGCAGAAAGATTAGAACTTGTAACAATTGCTAGGCGACTATTTTGTATCCTCTGGAAGAACTCGATTACACCTTCAAAGAGACTAAGTTTATTCTCGTCTTTCAATATGGTAAGATATTTGATGAATAATTCGTCCTTATTTTTGGAGATACTTTTTAGAGAATCTTCATCAATATTATCGACAAGGTATTTCATGACACCTGCATCCGCATTGCCGCGAATGAAAGCAGAAAAGAAGTTTACATCACAGGTAATAGAATATGGTTTTAACAGCTCATCCCATACCTTGGTGTAAACAGAGTCTGTAGAAATGAGTGTACCGTCAAGATCAAATAAGTATGCCCTAGAATATTCTTCGACTTGTTCTGGTGTTCCAAGAGAGAAGTAATGTTTATTGGGTACTCTTATATTTGTGAATTGTTCTTCATTAGATATCATATTAGCTATAATAACGGATACATACATCTCTCCATTATAGTCTTGTTCAAGATTTACTTTATTAAAATATTCCAAGAATGTGTTTGTACTCCTAAACCCATATGCACCACATGAAGCATGATTGCTAATTTTATTTTTCTCTACAATTCTGGTGATGTTATTATCAGTATGCTCAATATATGAGAATCTTGGAATCTTAGTAGTTGAATTGAATGTAAATACTGAGTTATTGAGTTTCCATAGATTAATGATATCAATTGTGTAGAAGTTGTCAGCGTCAATAGTTATAAAGGGTTCATTAATAGCAGATGCATCATTCAAGAGATAATTTTGTAGACCCAATGCGACAGTATGTGCAGCACCTAAAGTGTCATAATCGATCATATGAAAAAAAAAGTGCAGATCAGGATACTTATCAGTGAGAAACTCCTCTATAAGATTACGGTATGATCGATGATAAGGAATTATAATGGGTGTGGTCGGAGGAACATTGAGATTATCAAGTATATAGGTAATTATAGCTTTATCTTCTACATTTATCAAAGCTTTCGGACGTTTAAAGCCTTTATCAGAAAATCGTTTTCCAACTCCGCCTAGAGGTATTACTATGATCATTTATATAATTACAAACGTAATTATATAATACATTTTCCCGCACGACTAATAATATCATTCTAATTATTTGGATTGAATACGGATGAGACGCAACCTTGAGTTAAAATATCCATAATTATCTATATAGATTGATAATTGTGGTAGTACATGTATTACTTAGATTTTTTTGTCATCTTTCCAATGAGGTAATAAATTGCACCAAGACCAGCCCATATAGACATGGCAACAGCGACAGATTTGTATTTAGACACCTTCATCTGTGTAATAAGAAACCAGTTAGCAAATGTAGCTAGAAATAGAACAGACATCATAACAAGAAGTTTCCATGAGTATTCGGCGAGCTGTGAATCTTTTACAAATACACTTGATGGCATACCAATTGGTACGCTTGCTATAATTCCGGCTAAAGCGGGATTATTGAGATGATTGGAGAATCCAGTGATTCCAGAAACAGTAAGTCCACCAATTATAAATTGACCAGGGAGAGAGTTAACAAATGATTGTAACGCAGACATGTTATAATCTACGTTGAGTTTTTTTATTTCGGGATCGTCGTCTGCGTGTTTTTTTACCTTTACATGTTTTAATATGAAGTTTTGGATTAAGTTTATTAGCAAGGATAGTTCCAGCTTGAATACCTCTTACACTATTCCCAATTTTATCTAAGGGTGGAGATACAATTCCAATACCGCCTACACCTTTAATAATAATAAATATACCTCCGCCTACACCGCTCTTGGCAGAAACGGACCCAACATCAGTATCCCATTTGGCAGAATATTCATATAATCCTTCTCCTCTAAGAGCTCTGTAGGTATATAATGCTGCTTCTTTTGACAGAACCCTCTTACTATTATGAGGGTGTATCCCTTCATTTGCAAAGACACATGCCATTGTGGCAAGATCTTTGGATGAAACATTAACCGAACATTGTGAAGTATAGACATCTACAGTATCATCAACATCTCCATAAAAGCGATCATACCCTTTTAGGAGGTAAGCGAGAGCCATATTAGTTGAATTGGTAGCACCTTCAGATTTGTAGACAGGGTTATTTACAGTAAGTTTTCTTCCAGCATATTTATCCATATTTGAAAGTATTTTCTTTCTAAATGCTTTTTTGTTCTTTTGATAGAAGAGACTAGTAGTAGCGATGGCACCTTGATTAACGAAGGGATTAATAGTATGCGTAGGCGTTAATACAGCACCAATGACACTATTAAATGGAAGTGAACTACCCATATTACCAATTTTTTTATTGATTACATCAATACCAAGTTCATCGGCAGCCATGGCAGCGCTAAAGACTTTGCTGATAGATTCAATAGGAATAGTTTTACTAGATTGTCCTGCATTATAAACAGTACCATCACATGTAACAAAGGAGATAGCAAATAGTTTAGGATCGGCTTTAGCTAATTGAGGTATGTAAGTTGCTACATGTCCAGAGTTATTAGATTTAACTTTTTTGAAAACCTTATTAATAAGGTTTTGTATGTCACTGTTTGAAGTAGTCATATACATATAATTGTGATTTTCTCTCTAGGAAATATTTAAACACAGAGAGAAAGAGAAGAATGATAGTTAGTTCAAAAGCATAGAACATATAAAAGAGAACTGAGAAAAAAGAACTATAAAAACATTGTGGATAACATGAGAACTATATTTGTGTTGTGAAAGGAAAGTGATTGAGTGTAGATAAGTATTTTATGATGAAGTATTAGTGTGATAAAAACAATATATAATACTATATTTTTGCCTAGTAGTTAGTAGTATATAATAATATGATAAGTTTGCAAATGTGATCACTAATATATTAATAGTGAATATAAAAACATTTGTTACCTATTATGCTAACAAATGTGATATAATACTAGAGAGAATGTTATAAAATGAGGCGAAAGTGTGTTTTCACCAAGCATTTTTGCAAACTGTTGCAGTTTGTGAGCATAACTGGTAACAAATTGTACTGATATTGTGTAAAATATGTCGTTATTTTTCACCTACTACATAAACTGTAAAAACTTCTTAAGATTATCTAAGATTCCCTAGAAGAATGTAAGCAAAATAACAAGAAAACTACCCAAAAACACCAAAAAACACTAGAAAAGTAATTAA